AAAATCGAACGTTAAATAAAAATAACATTGTAACCTACAAAGATTCGTAACACAATCTTTTTAGATTAGAGTGCTATTTACTCTTGTGTTAAAAAAGAGAGACCCTTGACGAGTCTCCCCTTTTGAGAATATTTGCTTCTTCCATAAATATTTTGTTGTTATGGTGATAGTAATTGAACAAAATTCAAATAGAAATAGTAATTTTTTTGTTAATAGTTTGTTCATCGTTGTTGTCAGTTAACGGTGGATTTTGAGCAACAGAAATAATTGGACTTTTTTTGTTGTTATTAAAAGGACGTTTAATTGCAACGCTGTCACAAAATCTTTTCATGGTTGAACGATTAACGTGAAACAAGCGAGCAACTTCGGCATAAGTATTGTCTTGTTCAATAAGAGTTCTGATGACGTCCTGATGCGGAAGAAGTTTGTTGTTACTATTTTTACTACCTTTGGGTCTTCCAAGGACTACGCCTTGAGCTTTTCTTTCTTCGAGAGCTGCTTTTGTTCTTGCCGATATAAGAGATTTTTCAATTTCTGCGGAAAGACCAAAAGCAAAAGCGAGGACTTTGGATTGCAAATCATCTCCTAAAGTGAAGTTATCTTTAATTGAACGTACTATAACACCTTTTTCCATACAGAGAGAAAGTATGTTCATAATCATAAATAAACTGCGTCCAAGACGACTAAGTTCGGAGCAGATAATCCAATCGCCTTTTTTGACTTCTTTTAGGAGTAATCCCAATTTGCGCTTGTCAGGCGTTTTTCCGCCAGATACGGTTTCTTCAATCCAACCGTCAATCTCAAGTCCCTCATGTTGACAGAATTGAAGAATTTCAAAGCGCTGATTTTCGACAGTTTGTTTGTCAGTGGAAACTCTGATGTAACCATAATTCATAAGTTAGTGTCCTTTCAAAAGTAAAAAATAATGGGTAGCTAACTACTATTATAGTGCAAACTCTACAAAATTTCAAGGAGTTTAGCGTAAAGATTTAAATTTATTCAATAAATGAAAAGGAGATAAGTATAATTATGTATATTATTTCTGCAACTGCTAACGGTAGTGGTGGCTATCCCCCCCTTCAGGAGTGGCATTCTCAGACTTGCCCCACTGGTTATTATTTCTATCCAAATGAATATTTTGGTGTTTTCTATCCTCAAGGGAAGCGCGTCGCTGGCTTTGTAAAATATGAGGCTGATGAGGATACTAAGACTGTTACTTCCGTCACTTGGAACGACGAGGCTTATGACGCTTATGTTGCAACACTTCCTGACCCTGTTCTTGCCGCTCGTGAGAATAAGATTGCTGAAATGAGCAAGGCTTGCAATCAGACTATTGAAGCGGGAGTTGATTGTGAGATTGGTGGCTCTGTGAAACATTACAGTTTAACATCTAACGACCAAGCTAATATTACTAATATGTTTAACGCTATTCTTCTTGGTGCTGATGGCTATCCTTATCATGCCGATGGCGAACAGTGCTCTGAAATGCCAAAGGCTGATATTATTAAGCTTTACACTACTGCTCAGGCTTTCATTACTTCTCAAGTGACTTACAACAATATGCTTAAGGGTATGATTAATGAAATTCCTACTGAAGAGGAAGTTAATAATATTCATTACGGTGATAAGCTTAATGAGACTTGGAAAGCAAGGTATGACGCTGAGATGGGCAAAGCTGAGGCTCAGATGCAGAAGATTCTTGCTAATCTTCAGAAGCAGAGCGCTACTGATTCTACGGGGACTGAGGCTTAATTATGAATAACAAGTTGAGTAATTGGGTTCTATCCCTTTTGCTCTGGACTTGGGGTGGAACATTTTATTTCTTTTGCGAAGTTGTGTATAAAACATTAACTCACCATCCTGAAAGAATAAGCTGGACGATGCTTGTCCTTGCTTTGATTCTTTGTATTCCTTTAGAGAGATGTGGTGCTGAGTTAGTTTGGGAAATGCCTATATGGTTATAGTCTATTTGTTGTACTTTAGTTATTACTGTTACTGAATTTGTAGCTGGATTAATTTTAAATGTATGGCTTGAACTTGGCATATGGGACTATAGCGACCTCCCTTTTAATTTAATGGGGTAGATTTGCTTAGAATTTTCTGCTATTTGGCTTATTTTATCTGTTTTTGGTATTATTATCTTTGACTGGATAAGATATGTTATTCAAGGCGGAGAAAAACCTCATTATCATATTGGGATTAATAAATATTGTCAAGTATGCAAAACTCGCTTGGCTAAAATGAAAAGCGAGGGTTGATTATTTTGCAGAAAAATGTTAAGGGGAAGGTGTATTTTCTATCTGATGGAGAATACATCAAAATCGGGTTTACAACAAAAACAGTTGAAAAACGCATTAAACAATTATCCACAGGGTCCGCAAAGAAAATATTTTGTTTGGGATATTTTCAAGGAACAATGGAAGATGAATCTAAACTCCATAGGAGATTTGGCAAGTTACGCTTAAGAAGCGGAGGAGAATGGTTTGCCTCAGAATGGGAGTTAATAGATTATATTAATTAGGTTAATGAAGAAAAAAATGTTTTTGTTGGAAAAGATGAAAACAGGGTAATGAAATATAAAACATTGCCACTCTGAATAAAGGGAGTGCATTTTTTATGGATTATATGAGAAAAAGAGTTGCGGCTTTGCTTTCTGTAAAAAGCATTGTCACAATTCTAACTACAATTGTTTTTTGTTATTTGGCGATTGTTTAGATTATTTCTGGTGAACAGTTTATCGCCATATTTACCACTATTGTTGCTTTCTATTTTGGTACTCAGACACAAAAGATTTCTGATGCTGTAGAAAGAAATAGCGGAGGAGAGGAGTGATTCCATTGGCTACATTAGATAAAAAGACCGAAGATAATACTACTGAAATTACAGTTAAGGTAAAAACGCCCACAATGAAAAAGTGGGGTTATGCAAGTTGGACCGTAACTATTGTTGTGACTCTTGTTACAATTTATTGCTGTGTAATGGGCCTTGGTGATACTTCAACTCTTGGTACTCTTTGCGCTTTATGCTGGGGCGAAACTGGCGTTTATACGGGTTGCTATGCTTATAAGTCTAAAGCGGAAAATAAACTTAAGATTACACAAGGTTTCATTGCTGAAACTGCCGATAAATATGGCATCGAGGCCATCACCCCCATTATTCAAACAATTTTGGGAGACTGACGCTTTCTCTATGTTATAAGAGAGAGTGAGATAAGAACGTTCGTATCTTGTTAGCGGCCTTGAAGCCTATCTCCTGCTTCGAGGTCGTTATAGAGGATATGAAATGGATTCCTCAAAAATAAAAAGATAAAGGTTAAAAGGGCAAATTAATGCTGGTTTATAAAATCATAGGAAATTTTAATCAAGATGAACGTCTTGTAAAAATATTTGATAAATTAAAAGAATATTTTTATTTTGTTTATGCCGATGGGGTGCTTTATATTGCTGTAGCCAACTATGTAAATAGAGAGCAAGCTTTAGAAGTGTTAAAGAAAACTTTAAAACCTGCCAAAGATTATTTTACTATTGAAATCACAGAAGATAATCTGGGAAAAGAAACTCCTTTTTATTAGGATTGGTGTAAAGAAAATCTTGTTCGTATTGATAGACAACGCTATGAAATTGAGAATCAAAAAAAATTAAAGATGGCTATGAAAGCTATTGATATTTTTGAAGAAAAGATGCAAGAATCTTTGAAAGAAAATGATAGAAAGGAGGAATGATTTTTTCGAATGGACGAAAAGAAAAAAAGGGGTCGCCCCAAGAAAAAAGAGCCAGAAGTTAGTTCTGTTGAAAATGAGCAATCTAAAACTATAAATATGTCTTCTGAACAAGTTAGAGAAGAAAAAATTACTTTATCTCAAGTTCAGGAAAGATGGCAAAGAGTTTTTAGTGCCTACGCAAATTCTGATTTTAAGACGATTGCTGCAAATTGGAATGGCGCTTGGAGCCAACTCAATAATCCATTTTTGCAAAATGCGAGGATTAAGCAAATCAATTCTCCTGCTAAGAAATTAGACCAAGAAGTTGTTCAAGATGCTTTATCTAATCCTGAAAATAGTGAAAAGCCACTTATGCAACTTAGTATGTGGCTCTATTATACGAATTATGTATACAACCTATTAATTAAATTGAACCGTGATACAGCAAAGTATAATTGGTATTATCTCCCTTAGTATGTTAAAGAAGCTGATTTAAAAAAAGATGATTTTAAAAAAGAAGCTGAAATGGTTGATAAGGCTATTAAGTCTTTTGAGCCTAATTTAACATGGAAAACTGTTACCACTCAAGTAAGTCTTGAGGGTAAAAGTAGCTATCTTACAAGATTAAGTTATGATAAAGATTCTGTTGATTTTTGGAGTTTGCAGAAATTAAATACAGACATGATTAAAATGACTGGATTTGGTAGTAGATAGAAATTTATTGCAAGCTTTAATATGATGATTTTCCTGCAACCTGCTTATAGTGTTGACCAATATCCTCAGTTTATTAGAGATACTTGGGCAGAAATGCTTGAGGGTGGAATTATCATTGAGGACAAAAAAGGTAACAAGAAGGTAAATCCAAGAGCTAAATTGCCTCGTGGTGGTATTCTTGAGAGTAAGGGAGATGCTTATTTCTATTGGGTGCAACTTCCTCAAGATTTGTGTTACACTTTCTATAGTGATGGTGCTCATCCTAATATGTTACCTGATGCTATCGGTTTGTTTAATGACTTAAATGAACTTGACGATTATCGTTGGTTACAGGCTAATTTGTTAAGTAAGGGTGTTACGAGTATTCTTACTGCTGAAGTTCCTTTGGTTTAGAAAAAATAGACCACGTTCATAGTAATATGTTCGAAAAATTATCTATCGAAATGCTGGAAAATCCTAAAGCTTAGTCAACCTTAAAGGGTTCTGAAAAGAGAAATAATGACTAAGATTCTTCTATGGTTAAAACCTACGGAAGAGAGTTACTAAATAAAAAATAAAACAAAAAATAAATAAGAGGGGAGGAATATTATGACTTATGCAATGTATATAGAACCTAACGAAAATGAGTCGTATTAGGATTATATTAACAGGTTGAAAACAATTAGAAATTTAGGAAAGAAAAACAGACCTGAAAATATTTATACTGAAGGCCATCATATTCTTCCAAAATGCATGGGAGGAAAAGATAATAAAGATAATATTATTATTCTTTTCCCTGAAGAACATTATTATTGTCATAAACTTTTGGCAATAGAAAATCCAGACGTAAAATCTTTATAGTTTGCGTGGTGGTTAATGTGTCACAAAACGGACGGGGATACAAAACGATATTACAAAGTAAGTGTTAAAGATTATGCTGAAGCGCAGTCTCGTGCGGCTTTATTGAGTTAGCAGATGAATGGGAAACCTGTCGTAGAATTAATTGCTGGCACTATCTATCCAAGTGCGGAAGAGGCCGCTCGCCTATTAAAAATTATTCAGGCATCTAATATTACTGCTTGTTGCAAAGGAAGAGCTAAATCTGCAAACGGTTATCAATTTTGTTATTTAGAAGATTATTTAACGGGGGATTATGAAATTAAAACCAGAGGTAAGAATAAAAGAATAATAGATATTGATACGGGAGAAGTGTATGAATCTGCCAAAGAAGCGTCTGAAAAATTAGGGATTAATATGATAAAAATAAGAGACGTATGTAGAGGTATCCGAATTACTACAGGGGGACATCGTTTTGCATATCAAGAGGATTATTTATCTGGCAATTATAGTCCTAAATTGAAAAGTCGTCCTTATCGTCTAATATAGGAAGTCGAATCTGGCAAGATTTACGACAACGCAGGTGATGCGGGTAGAGATTTAAATATTGACTCGTCTGGTATTTTGAAAGTTTGCAAAGGGAAATTAAATGCTATAAAAGGGCATAAATTTATTTTTTATTTAGAAAATGTAACTGAAATGGACAATCAGCAGCCAAGCTCTTAAATGAGAAGGCTCAACGACTATCCCTTTAGGGGAGTAGGTTTGACTTCATCAATCAAACCGAAGTGGTAGACATCTATTTAAATAGATGAAGATATAGTCTGCACACAATAGAAATATTGTGGTTACGAAAGTAACGGTATTGAGATTGATAATCTCAGGAATTTAAATATTCTAATACTAAAAAAATAATAATGGAAAGACCCGAGTGCGGGTAAGGATTCTACAGCAATTAGCGCAGATACAGTAATGGGCTATAGTGACCTATTTAATTCCAGCGTATCTTCTAATATTATGAGCTTTTTTGCTCCCTTTAAAGAATTTGAATTACATACACTTGAAAATCAACCTGAGAATATGGACATTATTTATGACCGTACTCGTGATTTGATTGCAACATCTGGCAATTCTGCTCTTATGAGTATTACTGATAAGCCCAGTATTGCATCTGTTAAGGCTGCTCAATATATTCAAGAGTCTCGTATTGATTATATGGTTCGTCAATATGAAAGCTATATGAATTATATAATTAATAATACTCTTGGTTTAAAATATAAATGGAGAATTTATCTTTGGGGTGGTATTTTCACTCATAATGAGGAAACTAAACAACTTAAAGAATTGGTGTTCTCTGGTGTTGAGGGGATGTTCCCGAAACTGCTTTCTGCTATGGGAATGAGTGTCCTTGATTATTCTACTTCAACTTCTTGGATGAAAGAACTTAATATTAAAGTTGAAAAGGTTCTCGCTCAAGAAAATGTTGAAGAGTCGAATAGGCTCGCGTTAAAGACCGCAACAAACAAAATTTCTGCTAAAACTACAACTACAACTTCTGAGGAAAAGGTAACTTCTAAAGATAATGTTGGCAGACCTAAACTTGATGAAGATGAAATCACAAACGATTCTACTGCTACTTCTGCGGACAATGGGACTAATGTTTCTGACATCAAGGAATTTAGCGTAGCTAAATGTGCTATTTGTGGCAAAGAGCTGGATTATGGTGAAGAAGGTATTTGTGACGAATGTTTGGAAGAAAAATATGATGAGCGTATTCGAGAAGTTATGGGCATAAAAGGTGAACAAGACAAAGAGGATGAATAAAAATGAAACAGATTAAAAAAATGGTGGTAGAAAATAAAGATGTGTGTGTTCACGACTTAAATTGTGAAAATAATACTCTTAGAATTCTGCCTAAAAGGGTTATGACTGTTCCTCCGACATTAATTTGCGTGTGTAAACTTTGCAATCAAGGTTTTAAGTTTGTGCAAAATAGTGACGGTTCATATAGTGAAGAGTAAGTAAAAATGTAGGAAAGGAGTTAAGTATGGTTAAAAATAATTTTACCCCAGAAATAAAAAAACTGTGCAATGACTTATTAACTTCATTTTTTCAGATGAATCAAGACTGCGATAATATTGCATATGCTTTGGATAGCTATCTCGAATGCCCTAAAGCTTCGAGTATTTATCATCTAAAGTTTGCTCATATTTGGCCTTCAGATACTTTCGCTGACCATTGGAGCGAAATTCTTGTAAATGAAGGCATCGTTCCTCACAGGGGTTCTCAAGCTGGAAACGATGAGGAATATACAAATATAGTAGATGCTTTTGAGGATAATTATCGCAATGTTACAACCCTAAAAGATTCTGTTCTTAATGCTATTGAGATTTTAGATTATGAAAAAGGTTGTAAGGTTTTGGTGCTGGAACTTGAAGAGTTTGCTCGTATTATGAGCGGACTTGTTCATCAAAGTGATATTTGGCGTGGAAAAGCAAAAAAATATCTAAATGATGGCAAGGTCTATAAATTCGACATTGATTTTGAAGATTTCACTGTGATTTAATAGTTGGGACGATTATTAAGGGAAGGAGGAGATTAGCTTGGATTTACTTCAATTGAAGGATTTACTTTCCAACTCTGGTTGGGGTTTAATCATACTTCTCACTTTAATTCAAATCGCTCCCATTAAAATCAATCCTTGGAATTCTGTGCTTAAGTTTTTAGGCAGGTTGATGAATGCTGAATTAAATGAGAAAATGGATGGTTTTAAAAGGGACTTAAGTGGCGTAAAGGAAGACATTGGAGGCATGAAAAGAGATGTCGCCACGTTGCACAGCGACGTTGCTTTGGTTAAAACAGACGTTAATACTATGAAAAATGATATAAACGGTATAGGCGGAAAAGTAGATAAATTAAGAAATATTGTTGATGAAAATGAAGCCAAACAAGCCAGAGCCAGAATTTTGCGCTTTAGTGATGAACTTTTAAATAATATTCCTCATGGTGAAGAACATTATGTTGAAATTTTAGGATGCTGTGATAACTATGAAGAATATTGTTCCGCTCATCCAAATTTTAAAAATAGTGTGGCAGTAAATAGTATTAACGAAATAAAGAAATCTTATGAAGAACATAGACAAAAGCAATTAAACAAACTAAAAGAAAATTAAATATGTTTTATATAAATATAAGTAAGCCTTACTCCAAAATTATTCCTGAGATGGATGTTTATTACGAAAGGTGGATGAACGTAATAAAAGGTGAGTTTTATTTTTGAGGAAAGGAGGGAAAAGTTATTGAACGAAAGTAAAAAGAAATTAACTTTTGAACTTTCTCCTGAACAACTCCGCATTAAAACGCTTTTAAATAAGGAGTTTTTAGCAGTTGATATAATGGCCATTTCAAATGTTTATCCAAATCGCAATAAGAGTTATTTTACAGAAGATTCTATGAGGAATGCTATTCCTACGTTCTATGAGAAGCCTATTCTTGGTGCTTTTGATACGTTAAAAGAAGATTATTTAGGACATAATACTTCTTTAATTCATGACGAATATGGAGTGCATGAAGATACAACTGGTGGCCGCAATGAAGTTCCGCTTGGTCTTGTGCGTTCTAAAGACCGTGTTGAATTGATTGAAAAAGATGGACTTAAGTGGATTTCTCTCTCTGCTGCACTTTGGGTTAATTATTCTTATCGTCAAGTTAAAAAGCTTCTGAAATCAAAAGGTAAAAAAGTATCTGTTGAGGTAGAAGTTACTAAGTCGCATATTGATAATGATGGTATTGAAGTTATTGATGAATTTAGCCTAATGGGTATTACCATTCTTGGCTCTGATTATACAGAGGCTATTCCTAATGCGAATATTTCTATTCCTGAACTTGAGGGAACTGAATCTTATCAGATGCGTAAGAAGAGCTTAACTTTTGCTTATCAAGAACTCGATAAGTCTCTTGGTATTACTCCTGAATCAAATGATAATTCAAATATAAATAAATCAAATTTCTCCGATTCTCCTATTAATAACGAAGATACGGAAGAAATTAAAATGGATAATGACGAGAGAGGAGGAGAAACAGTTCCAATGTATACGCTTAATGAAAAAAGACAGATGTTACAGGATTTCTTAGCCAATGATAATCGCTATGTCTGGGTTGTGGATATAAGCGAAACCGAAGTTTATTATGAAATTGAAGGCGAAGGCACTTTTTCCGCGCCTTATTCTATTGAGGTTGGTGAAGACGGTAAAGCTGTTGTTTCTGTCGATGAAAGCGCAAAACAGCCTGTTGTTCATTCTTGGAAAAAGTATACAGAGAATGAAACCGAGGCAGAAAAAGAAAACTTTGAGGAAAAGACTAATGAGCCTGAAAAGGAAAAAGAGTCTTGTGAAAATAAAGAAGTTGAAGCCGAAGATAAGAAGGAAGAAGAGTCTACTGACGAAAAGAAAGAAGACGAATCTGCTGAGGAAAAGAAGTGTGAATCTTGCGAGCCTGAAGAGGAATGTAAAATGTCTGAGGATGAGTGCAAGATGAGTGAAGATGGCTGTGAGTGTGAATCTAAGGAAGAGTGTGCTGAAAATTCCGACGAGGAAAACAAAGAATGCGAATCTGCTTCTGAAGACGAATGCAAGATGTCTGAAAATGATGAGTGCAAGATGTCTGAGGATGAATGTAAGATGAGCGAAGACGATAAAGATGATAAGGATGAAGATGATAAGGGCGATGATTCCGATGAAGATAAGAAAGAGGAAGATTCTGCCGAGTCTGTTGGCGCTATTGAAAAGTGCTCCGAGGAAATTCCTAATGAGCCCGAAAAAGAGCAAGTTGTCTTTACCGTTGGAGATAAAACTTATACGGAGGATGAATTCAAAGCTGAGTTCGTCAAGATGAGTGAGATTATTGCTGATTATGAGGCAAAATTTGCCGCTACTAAGAATGCAGAAATCTACTCTTTTGTTTGTTCTGTTATCGACAGTGAGGAAGACCTTACTGCTGAAAATAAAGATATTATTAAAAATGCTATGAAAGAGAATTGCGATAAGAGCTCCTATAGTGCAAATGAGACTGCTCAGGAAGCCGCTGAACATCTTATTGCTGATGCTCTTTATCAGCAAAAAAAGATGGCTAAAAGCTCTAAAGTTGGAAAAGACTTTAGCGTAAGCATAATCAAAGAGACTTCTACTGTTGTGGCTAATACTGCTAAGAATAGTATGGAGGATTTGAAGAATGCTATTGCAAATCTCAATAAAATTTAACTATAATAGGAGGAAATAATATTATGAAATTCATCGAGAAAATCCTGATGGCTTCCGAAGATGTTCAGAGCTATCTCGTGACTGGTCGTTGCGAAAACGAGCTTGCCGATGGTTCTATCGTTACTATTGGCGACCTCTGCGACCATGCTGTTTATAAGAATGTTAAGGATATGAATGCCCGTAAGCTTACCGCTGGTTATACCAAGGGCAAGCGCTATGGTATTGTTGACTATGTTGGTGTTTCTCAGGGTACTATTGTTGGCGTAGTTTATCGTATTGGTAGCAAGATTTGCGGTCTTCCCGTTCCTGCTAATGAGAACACTCGCGTTCGTATTCCTCAAGTCGGTGATGAGTTCTACCTCGCAGATGACAACTTCTCTGTTGCTCCCGTTGCTGGTACTGTCTACACTGGTTCCGCTGATGGTTCTTATGTTGCTGGTACTGAGGGTGAGGGCTTTACCTTTAAGGTTGAGTATGTGACCGATAAAATTATGGGTCAAGTCAATGCTGGTAAGAAGGCTTACTGCACCGTTCTGTCCGTCTAATCCTCGCGGATAGATGAGATGGTTTTGAATATATACTTAAAAAGATTAGATTAAGGAGGATTATGTTGTTATGAAACACATTTTTAGCTACAATAAGTTCAACGATGAAGCTCTTGACGGCATTGTTGAATCTGGTTATGCTCTGACTCAGGCTTTCCTTGAGGGCAAGGGCAATACTCATGAGTATTCTGAAGCTAACAAGCAGTTCAATGAATCTCTCATGAAGTTCTGCGCCGAGGGCAATGTTATGAATTACAATGGTCTTGAGGATATTAAGAATCCTATGGTTCACAAGAATAGCTCCTTCCTTGAGAAGTTCGATGTCGTTCTTGCTCAGATTCTTACTCCCGTTATTCCTACTGTTGTCGCTTCTGGCTATGACCAGCTCTATGATGTAACTCAGGTTGGTTTCGGTGACTCCGCAGCTTTCCAAGTCGAGAGCAATGAGCTCTTCATTGTTAATGACCTTGCTGAAGGTATCCGCAATGGTGCGCAGCAGACTGCAAGCAACACTGAATACACCATTCAGGCTCAACGTCAGACCATTAGCCTCTATTGTGACTGGTATCATGTTGCTGCTGGTAAGCAGAATTGGGGTTCTCTTCTTGCCAAGGTTGGCGCTTCCTTTGCCGCTTATGTCATGGGTCGTGTCGCTAAGGTTATGTCCGATGTTATCACCACTGCTGGTGAGCACGGCATTGCTGGTTATATCGCTAATGGTATGACTGATGCTAACTGGTTAAATGCGTAACGTAAATAGCTGGGGTATATGGAAACATATACAAAAATAATACTCTTTTAAATGCTGGAATTTCTTAAAGCTAATTTAACTACAACATGATTCTGAAAAGAATGGGTGTGAATGTGGCGAAAGCTATAAAAATAAATTAGATGATATATGGATAAAACCTAAGTGTCGAAATAATAGATAACCAGCAGCCAAATTTTCAAAAGAAATTGGTTCAACGACTATCTTCGCAAAGAAGAGTAGGGTAAAATTAATCAACTTATCCGAAATGGAGAGCATCTGAAAAGATGAAGATATAGTCTAAACTTATAAGAAATTATAAGGAGTTTTAACTCGGAACAGAGATTGATAATCTCAAATTTAACAATCTTTAATTTTGAAAATGCTAAAAGAAAATCAATTAATAGAAGTCTCTTTTTGCCCATCTGTTATTGAATGGTATCGTTCTTTAGGGTATGATAAAAAATTGAATGAAAAATTCTTTGTTAAGCCAGACGAATTAACGCCACGGAGTAATAAAAAGGTTATTGCTGTGTGTGACAGATGTGGAAAAGAATATAATAAAAAATATAGAGATTATTTAGATAATTTGGATAAAAATGGTGAGTTTGTTTGTGTTCATTGTCTCAATAAAGATGAAAGTTTTATTCAAGAAAAACAAGAAAAGATATAGTAGACTAATTTGGTTCGATATGGTGTAAAAAATATTGGAGAATCGAAAGCGGTAAGAGAAAAAATAAAGAAAACTTGTCTTGAGAAATATGGCACAGAATATACAACTCAATCTGAACAAATGAAAGAAAAATCAAAAAGTACCTGTTTAAGTAAGTATGGGGTTGAAAAGCCTTTACAAAACGAAACAATTTTTGCTAAATCCGTTGCCACATTAATGAGTAATTATGGAGTAGATTCTCCTCAGCGAAGCGATATTATTCGTAAGAAAACTGAGGAAACGTGTGTTTAGCTTTATGGCGAAAAAACACCGCTTCTTAATTAGGACGTACAAGAAAAATGTCGTAATACTTGTTTAGAAAATTGGGGCGTGGAATATTCTCTTTAGAATGAAGAAGTAAGAGAAAAAGGCAAGCAAACCATGCTTCAACTTTATGGTGTCGAAAATGCGCGGCAATCTAAAGAGGTTTAGGCAAAAATACGTCGAACTCTTTTTAAATTGGGTAAAACTCGTACATCGAAACAGTAGGAAAAGTTATATAATATTTTATCTAATTATTATGGACATTGCGAATTAAATTTTCCTTTTGCACAATATAGTCTTGATTGTGTAATAGAGATAAATGGGATTAGAGTTGATGTAGAGTATGATGGGTGGTATTGGCATAATCTTAATAACCAGCCAGAAAAAGATAAAATAAGAGATAACGAACTGCTAAAAAATGGGTACAAAATATTAAGGATTAAAGCGGGTAGAAATATGCCCGATACCGAAATACTTTTAAAAACTTTAGAAAATCTCATTAATAGTAAAAGTTCATATATTGAAATTGTTTTACCTGAATGGGTAGAAAATGTAGTAGACGACCTTAAAGAAAGGGAAAAAGATTGTTAAATTGTTTTAAATATTTATTGTGACTACGGCGCGTAACGTCTCTCTTGCAAATGGTGGTGCTCAGGTTTATGCTCTTGGTACTAACATTGCTCTTGCTGACGTTCTTCCTGCTGATGCTCAGTCCTTCCGTTATGGTGAGGCTGGTTCTATCGTTCGTGATGGTTATCTTCCTGAGTACAAGAAGATTCCTCTAATCGAGCTTGGTAATTGCCTCGTTCCTAACACCATCAACGGCACTCCTGAAGTTGTCCTTGATGATGATATTATTTATATGCTTCCTCTTGGCTTTAACAAGCCTGTCCACGTTGTCATGGAAGGCAATAGTGTTAGCGTTCAGCGTGACCCAATGTATGCCGCTGACCACACTTATGGCTTTACCGTTGATATGCGTCTTGGTGTTGGCATTGTAATTCGGAGCAAAATCGGTTGCATCCAGCTTCAGTAATTTTAAGCTAATAGCTTAAAGTAAAGAAGAAACTCCGAAAGGAGAAATAAAAGATGATTTTTATTCATTAAGATAAAATCATAAATTTATACAGATTTAAAAGGTTTAAAAGGAGGATACTTGAAAATGGCAGTATCTAAGAAAAACAGTACAACTACTAAAACTGAAAAGGTTGAAGTTCAAATTAATGAGCCCGCTGTTGCGGAGGTTTCGGCTTCCGCAATAGCAGAGGCAGAAAAAACCTCCGCAAAGCAGGAACAGCCTTCTATGGCTGACCTTATGGCAATGTTTGCATCTATGAAAGAATCTATTGATTCTCTTAAGACAGATTTGACAAATGCTAAAAAGGAAAATGAAGAGCTTAAAGCTCAGATTGAAGAAGCAAACACAAAGGTTGAGGAGGCTGAAAAGAAAGCCAGTATGATTCCTGAGCCAAAAGATTCCACTGCTGAAAGCACTACTAATCGTCTTCTTGACATTATTGCAAATCGTAAATCTGAGAAAGAAGTTGTTCTAATCCATAATCGTGAGATTATTGGTGGCGGCTCAACTGCTCTGCGTTTGACTGGTCTTTCAATTGATTTCCATACTTTTGGCGAGCAACGTCTTCTTAGTTGGCAACAATTCGAAGAGTGTGTTTCTAAGTATCGTCGTTGGTTTGACAAAGAAATCATTGTTCTTGGCCCTGAATCTGCGGATATTGCGGAGCGTTATAATGTGCCTTGCTTGAATCGCGATGGTAAGCGTATTATTACCAAGGAAGACCTTCGCACACTTTATCGGAAGCCTGAACGTGAGCTTGAAGACTTTTATCAAGACCTCACTGATGAAGATAAGGACTTTATTTGTTCTTATTGGCTGGGTAAGTGTTATAGTGGAGACCAGAACTATATTAATCGCGGAAAGATTGAGATTCTAAATCGTCTCAACCCTAAGCACCCCTTTACAAATTATATTGTAGAGATGAACTTTAAATCTATTCAGTAAAATTAAAAGGAAGGAGGATTAAAATATCTGTGGGTATTTTATTTAGCGATATTTATAAAAAGGCAATCGCCCTCTTTGATGACCCGAAGATAACTCGTGCTTACGAGACGAATCAACTTCAATTTTATAAATTGATGTATACTTACTTGCAGAATGCGATTGCTATGTTTGACAATCCTCTTTCAGTATCGTTGCGTTTATCTAATTATAAAGAACCAAATGGCACAATGGAAGTTTTTAATGGGGATGGTGTAAATAAAGTATTTACACTTGACCCCGATTTTGAGATACTTGATAATAGTGTTTACTACTATATTGAAGGAGAAGCTGTTGTCCAAGCTAAATTAGATAAGGAAAATCGCACTGTTGAATTTCCTGATATTATTCCAGAAGGACAGCAATATTCCATTGAACAGTATTATATTGGTGAATTTACAGATGAATTTAAAGACTTTAATAATAATGTGCAAGGCAGTAATGCAGTTGCGATAGGATATATTAAAGACATCCTCGCTCGTTTGCTTGTAAAAGCATGGGCTGAGGAAGAAAGAAATATGCTGTTAGATATACGCAATATTATGCAAGATAGCGACTTCAAAATTATGTCAAATGACCGTATTTTAAAAGCTAAAAATGAATGGATAGCTCAAATGAATGAAGAAATTGCAACATATCAAGGAAGGTTGGCTTGGATGATTCGCTTTATGCGGGGTTCAAGTTATTTGGGAAGGGGATAAAACGAATGGAAGAAATGGAAAAGATAGAAAATAATTTTAAAATTGTTTTGTCCTTAGATGAAAAGATTAAATGTTTAGAAGAACTTGTAGTTCGTTTAAAGAAGATTCTTTATGTCTATGACCGTTCTTTAGAACCTGACTCAAAATATAATTATCGCATTTATTGCGGTGGCGTTGCCATGTATATTTCTTCAAGCAATTATTTATTCAATGGCGAATTAGTTAGTGTTGTTGTTAATATGACTTCAATTTTAAATAATAAATTGGAGAAAACGCAAATTAAAAAGCTTGTTTTTGACTCTGTAAATTATGTTGAGTTCTTACTTTCTTCTTACAAGGATAAAAAAGAGTCTGATAAGGAGTGAGTTATGGCTGTAATTAATACAACGAATGTAATAGATAGCTCCATGTATTTGAAAGCAAAACTCCCAAAAAACATGGTTGGAGAAAACTATTATATTGAAAATTTACAGGATAAGAGAAACAAAGATTGGGCATATAGATATAATGTGGTTGGGATTGAAGAAGAAATAGCTAAACCCTTGAAGTATACTTGCGAACTTCCCGCTTATACACCTGTGGATGTGGTAATACGTTCTGTAAAAGGTGAAAGAGGAGAAGACCTTAGTACAGATTGGGAGGAGCTTAGTTTCCGAGATTTAAATTATCCAATTGGTGTAGGCAAAAGGTATAGATTTTCTCTTGATTTTCCAGACATGACAAAAATGACAGAGGATGAAAAGCATTATGATACAAGTGTTTGGCTTGCGATTAATGAAAATCCTGTTGCTCCACGGAGGAACTGCGTAGTTCGTAGGTGCAATGGAAATATTGCATTGGTAGGTTCTCCTGACAGGTCTTACCAAAATATTACCGAAGCAAGATATGAACCATGCATTCAAGTAACCGAACTTAGATATATGAACAAATATTACAATCAGACCCTTGTAGTTCCACAGGCAGAATGGTATGTATATTTGCAGTTAAATTATTTTACTAACTTTATTAAAATCAATGATAGATTAATTCTGGGTTTAAGTGATGTAGAAGACAGAGAAAATAATTCTGTATATCAAGTGAAGGCTGTGGTGAAAGCTAATTCTCAAAAAACTTTTGCTCGAAATAATCAGACGAGTATAGAAGATATACCGTTGATTATTTTAGCACTTGATAAAGATGAGGCAGCAGATGGAGACGATTTAATAAATCGCATTCCCAATCAAGCTCCTCTTTATAAAGTTGAGCAAGAGAATCCTGTCTATGAATATTATATCGAAATGGAAAATGCTGAAACCGAAGAAACAGTATAGCCCGATGTAACAACTGACCTCATGTTAGGAGAAATGGCGGAGTTTAGAGTTTATCTTGCTTTTAACGGCGAAAAAGTTGATGGCAAACATAAGTTTGTTTTTGAGGCTAAATTGGGAGGAATTAAGCAAGAAAATTGGAATAAATATTTCAAATGTAACTTCGATGAAGAAACTTGCGTATTTACAATTAAGAATCTCAAACAATGCAATAGAGGGGTTGTTAATGTGGAGTTAAGATGCGTCGATGAAGATTTGACTGCTCAAGCATAGCCCGTTATTCAAAATTATACTTTTAAATTGGGAGGATTTTATTAATTATGTTAGATAATACTTTTGCTCCTAATGCTCGAAACCGTTTTGTTACGCTTGATGGAATTGAGGATAGGATTATTTATTATTTACTGTCTCCCAATAATAAGACGGAAGAAGAGTTAAAAGCTACTCACACGATATGGAAACTTTTAACTTATAATACGGGAGATGCTTTAAACAAGAAATTGCCCACTTATAAAAAAGTTGTGGGTTTGATTGCGAATGATGATATAACACAAACGGATAAGAGGATTTTTAGAAGTCCTCATTTTGAAGACGCTTTTTTGACAGAGGCAACTTTGCTTAAGGTCTATATAGATGGTATTATTCCTAAAGACCCATATAAAGCAGTTGTTAATGTCGGTATAGATATTATCACTCATAATAAGTGTATTAATATAGCTGCTAATGAAGAAGACAAAGGTTTGCCCATTGATATTGTTGATGGTGTTGAATACTATGTCGAGACTAAAAGTAGAATATCTGTTTTAACACAAGCTATAATTTCTTTGCTTAATGGTGCTAATGTTCAAGGTGTTGGATTGATGGAATTTTCTGGAACGATGAGTCGTTTTCAGCAAGCTCAATATGGCATTTGGAATAATAGAAACTTTGAAGGAATTAAAGTTGTAATGGGTTGTTGGATGAGTGGGGTGTCTTAATAAGACATGATAATCTCAAAAGAACTCGAACAAAAGATAACTGTTTACGAGCAAGCCTACTTTTAGACAGACGACCCAGTACCTTTTAAGGGAGGGTTAAAAGTTTATCCTGTTATGGCACGAGATTATTATAAATTTTATAGCACTCTTGGTTGTTTAACATAGGATAAAACTGTTAAAAAAGTTAAATATGTTGACGAAAATGGAATTGAAAAGGAAAAAGAAGTTGCGAATCCAGAAGGAATTGCAATGAGCTATATGAATTATTTAATTAAACAAATGGAAGATGAAAAGATTGGTGGATTTGTAACCAGTCAAGTGATTCGGATATTTGAACTTTGTTTACATGAAAAGAATCGGCTATATTGTCCTAAATGTGGGAAGAAGATAGAAGACGAAGAGATTGCAAAAAAGTTAATAGAATTAGATAAAGAAATAGCTAATCTTGGAGAAGACATTTCCGATGAAGATAGATAGCTTAAAAGACTGTAGATGTTACAATCGCTTAGTGTTTGTGAATGTGGTGGATAGATGCGTGAAGTTTATAGTATTAAGAACGAGAACGGGTAGAAGAATTTGATGATAAAGAATGTAGTTTTAACTAATAAGGATTTAGAAGAACTTACCGCAATTATCACACATTATAATATTTTAGGGTATGATGGAGATAAATATGTAGACCCTAACTTGAAAAAAGATTTAGAGTTAAAAAAGGAATTGGAAAACAAGAACTATACTGCTCCAAGTCTTGAAAAACAAATGACGGGAATTTGTATTAGTGCTCCATATACTTTTGATAAATTAATGAATGAAGTAACACTAAGAAAATTAGCTTTAATGTTAAAAATGATAGACTCTCAAAAGATGTATTATGCTCAAGTCCAAGCTTAGATGACAGGATTAGTTGATTTTAAAGGGAAACAACCTACTCATTGGCTTTGGGGAGATGATAAGAAAGATATGTCTAAAGAGATTATGACTTTGAATGATATTCAAAAGAAATTTGCTGCTGTAACGTAAGAAGTTATAGTAATTATAAAATAAGGAGGATATACTATGGTTTTTATTGCTGGTGTTGGCCACGCAGTCATCATGGATGGCGAACGTCTTGTGGCTACTGCTAATACTTTGGTCGATAGTTCCATTACCATTGGCCTGACTATGGAAGATGTCAAGGGCGGTATGGGCAATAAGCTCTATGGCCGTTACGCTCACGATGCTACCTTTGGTCTTAAACTTACTGATGCTATGTTCAATCTTGAGTATCTTGCCATGAATACTGGTTCTGACATTGAGCTTGGTGGCGATGTTTTTGCTACTGGTAAGATTAAGTCTGACGCTCAGAAGAAGATTGTTCTTCCTCAGACCGCAGTTCCTGTTTTCGGTGGTGAGAATGCTAAGGTTGTTGCTTATGCTTTCGAGTCTGGTACTAATGCCACTTATGTTGCTTATGAAGTTGCAAAGGCTGATAATAGCATTACTGTTGAAAAGGCTTCTACTGAATATTGCCTTCGTTACATGATTCACAATGACTATGCTTCCAAGATGGTCATTAGCTCCAACTTCATTCCTAAGACTCTTAGCATTATTTTGACTGCCAACCTCTATTCAGGCGGTTCTTGTGATTTGGAGACCTCTACTCTTGCTGGTTCTATCCAGATTAAGATTTATCGTTTCATGCTTAACGGTAATCAGGACTTCTCCATGACCGCTACTGGCGTGGCTCAGACCTCTTTGGAGGGTACCGCTCTCGCGTATGGTTGCCAAGGTTGTGACGGTGATGGCGCTTATGCTGAGATTACTCAGGTTTTCACCAATGTTTCTGCTGACAGCTTCTCTGCTCTTATTGTTGAGGATGCTGAACGCACTGCTGCAAAGGGTGACAAGCTTCCTATCGCTGTTTATGCTTGTCCCGTTGATGGCGCTCCTATAAAGCTTGCTAATAGTGACATTACTGTTGCAACTGGTGAGGGTTATACTTATGCTGATGGTGTTATTACGATTAGCAATAGTGCTACTGGCGCTCTTAATATCGCTATCACTGCTGCTAAGTTCCCTGCACTCTCTGCTTCTCTTAAGGTTACGGTTGCGTAATTAAGAAGGAAAGTAAAAGAATAGGAGAATTAAACTATGCTCTGTAATTTTGCGGAGTATAACAAATTCAGACGCTTAATATGCACATTGGGGGAGGGTGAAACTCCTCCAATGTGTCCATATTAGAAATATTGTCATTTATCTAATGCATGGGAAAACTCTCCTGCAATGAATAAATGCACTAAAAGGAGTAATCAATATATGGACGAAAAGAAAAATAAGAATTATTACAAAAAGCCTGAAAAGGTTGCTCTTGAGTCTAAGGCTGAGGAAGTCCTTGAAGTGAAGAATGAAGTTGATGAAGAGATTCCTGTTGCAAAGGAAGAAGTCTTCGAGGAAAAGGAAGCCATTGTTGAAAAGAAAAAGAATACCATTAAAGGTAAGGTTCGTTGTGTATTTGACAATGGTGATATTGCCGTAAATCTTGACAACGGTGAATTTGTTATGAAGTACGGTTATCCTAATGCAAAAATAGGCGATATTCTTGACTTCGAGATTTAAGAGAAGGTATTAAGTTTTACAAAGAGAGAGGATGCACATAGTAAAAACTGTTAACATTCTCTCTTTTTTTAAAGTTTAATACCAATAAAAGTTTGGTTTTATTTTCCGTTTAAAATGGATATATTTTTAAGGAAAAATTTTCTTGACAAACACAAGATATTGTGTTATAATTCACCTAAACTCAAGAAAGAGACAATAAATCTATCGGATTGGGAAGTGTAAATTTGACTGAATGAACTATCTGGATTTTCCAGAAAGTTGAAAAGTTGATTTGTAATTCAAAAGGTTATGGCTATTGTATTGGTCGCACGGCCCGAATTGGTAGTAATCTCTTCTTTGTGTTTGATATAATTTTATTTTATATTTTTCATTTTTTATTATTTTTTAATTCTATTTTTTAATTTTTGGAGGATTTTTATTATGTATGATTTGATGAACGCTGTAAATTCCATTTTTGATGATAGTCTCTTTTTCCCTTCTATGAGAAATATTCGCTTTAATACGGATGGTGTACTTGATATGCGTCCTGCAAAGTGGTATATTTGGAAGGAAGATGAGGGAGATAAAGATTCTAAGATTCCTGTAACTAAGGGTGTATATGCTGTAGTTAAGTGTCTTGGTATTGCTGAAGAAGATGTTTCTGTTAGTCTTAAGGACGATTGCGTAATTGTTCAGGGTAAGACAGAGGTTAAGGGAATTACTTATTCTCAGTATGTTGAGCTTCCTATTTCCAAGGAAATTCTTAATAATGTTGAGAAGATTCAGTATGAAGCCAAGGATGGATTGGTGTTTGTTTATTTTACGACTAAGATGCCTGAGAAGAAGCCACAGATTCTTATTGAGAAGATGTGAGGATGATTTAAAGGTAAAAGGTTAAAAAGTAAAATTTAATTAAAATCTACGACTAAGAATCGAAAAAAGATTTTAGTTGTATTTACTGCGATAGGGGTGGAATATCCCCTATTGCGGTCCTACCTGAGAGTTAAAGGAGGAATCTGTTTTGGGTAAGTCAAAAGACAAGATTCGTATTAGCTTTATAGGCAATAATGCAACAAGTGTTGCAGGTTCAATGACTTTGATTACTTGGGGAAAGCCCCAGCGTTCTATTTTAGTAGAAGCGGGGTTGGTTCAAGGTGAAAAAAGTCTGCTTGGTGAATATCAAGCAAATAATGCAAATTTTAAATTTAAGGCTAAAAATCTTGACTATGTGTTTATGTCAGACAATCATGGAGACCATAGTTTATTATTTCCCTTAGTAGTAAAAAGAGGATTTACGGGGAATGCTTATGTGCCACAGGGGTTCGTAGATATTTTTAAGCCTATGGCATTAGATAGTGCTAATATTATGGAAAGAAATGCACTTGACTTAACCAAAAAAATGAAAAGAAATTATCCTCCTATTTACGAAAGTCAAGATGTATATAATGCTCTTGATAAATTACATGAATGTAATTTTAATGAAAAGATTAAATTAGATGATGAAGTAACAGTAGAATTTATTCCTGCTGGACATACTATTCATAGTTCATCTATTATTCTTTATATTAAAAATGGGAATACAACTCGTAAAATTGCTTTTACGGGAGATATGGGTAATATCGCAATGCCCAGAATGTATACAAATACATTTCAACCTATCCAAAGTGCTAATCTTTTGGTAAGCGAAACAACTTATGCGGACGCTAAAAGAAGTGCCAATGGGAAAGATAGAGAAAAAGATGTTGAAAAAATTAAGTCTATAGTTTATGATTATGCTATAGATAGAAAAGGTGGACAAATTCTTTTTCCCACTTTTAGTTTTATGCGAACTCAAATTATTTTAAGTTTGTTATACGATTTGTTTTATGATGATGAAAAATTCACTTGTCCGATTTATGTAGCATCTCCATTGGCGTGTAAAATTTGTGATATTTTTGACACTCATTTGAGTGGAGAAGATGCTGAAAAATGGAAAATGGTTCGTGGTTGGAGTTCTGTTCAATATATAAAAGATTTTGATACTCTCGAAGCAATTGTTAATAAGCATCAAAAAGAAGGAACAAGTGCGATATACTTGGCGGCAAGTGGCTTCATGGTTGGAGGGTACTCGGTGTATCTGGCTGAAAAATTTTTGCCAAGTGCTAAAAATATTTTAGCTTTCTGTGGATATGCTACTCCTACAAGTCTTGCTGGGAAAATAAAGCAAAAGAAAACAAAAACTGTTACTATTAATGGAAAGAGTATTCCAAGTCGAGCAAACGTAATTAATTTACAGAGTTTTTCCAGTCATATCCAACATGATGAACTGCTGAAGCTATTAAGTGGAGGATATGGTCAAGCAACTTATGAAAAGATTGCGCTTGTTCATGGTGACTTTGATGGAAAAGTGAAATTTGCAGAGCAGTTAAAATTAGAAATTGAAAAACGCAATAGAACAGATAAGGTTGTTATTGTAAATAAATCAACAGAAATTTTGCTTTGATAGGTTTTTACATCTTTTAGATGTGGAAATATATAGTTAGCTTAAAAACTAACCGACCAACATACTTTCATGCGTGGTTTCAAACGGAAGCGAAAGGCGTTTCAAGATGTCGGCATAAATCTTGAAAAGTGGTGTCCATGAGCACGGGGTGAGGATTTAAAGAAGACCAAATTTACGGAGGCGTAAAGCGAGTCTGAGCCACTTATAGGCTTGAAAGAGCACACTTGATGGCTTTTTGAACAAACTTTAGATAGTGGAAGTTAGAAGAGCGGAGTACCTGTACTTGGCATTGATTTACAAGCTGTCAGCGCTAAACTTTAAATCCAACAGAGATTACCGTTACTTAGCTTATATAGAAATATATGACGGTATATAAAAGGTTAAGCTCTTAATAGTGAAGTTGCAATCACTTCTAAAACATTGTGTCGCTACTAATCAAAAGCGGTTGGAAACTTAAAAGCGAGATTTTAACTTACAAGCTATTGTAAGTTTTAATATAATTTTTAATTGTTTAAAAGGATTAAAAGATATTATGGAAAAAATTAAAAATGATGTACTGGACCTTCTCGTGCCGATGGATGAAATTGAGCCAGAGGGGAATCTTTAGCTCCCGACTCCCTCTTTGCTTCAATACTATCTCGACCGAAAAGCGAGGGTAGTATGGATTGATAAAGACATTGATTCAGATTTGTTTAATGAAATTCGTCAGATTATTCAGTATAATCGAGAAGACGAAAAAAATAAGATTCCAGTTGAGGAAAGAACTCCCATCCGTCTCTTTATACAGAGTTACGGAGGAACCCTTGACAGTTGTTTCTCTTTGCTTGATGTAATGAAAATTAGCACTACACCACTATACACATACAATTTTGGCACGGCCATGAGTGCCGCTGCGCTAATTTACATTAATGGTCATAAGCGTTTTGCTATGCCAAAGTCTACAGTTCTTTTGCATAGTCGGTCTGGTGGTAGTTCAGGTGGTTATGAACAAGTTGTAGCTCAGACTGAAAACTATAAGCGTTTGATGGATATGCTTAAGGAGAATATTCTTGAACATTCTACTATTGATAAGGCATATTTGACAAAGCAAATGAAGAAAGAGTGGTACATCTATATTGACCAACAGATTCAATATGGTCTTACAGATACAGTAATTGATAATATTGCTCAGTTGGTTGGCTAATAAAAATATTTAAAAGGAAGAAATAAAAAACAATGGCTATAAAAGACATTCAATATCCTGTAGAATATTTACAGGAAATGCTTTAGCTTCGCAAAGATATAAATGAGGGAAAACGTTGTTGGGCTGATGCTGTAGGTATTCGTGCTAAATATAACCTTCCTCAAGTAGCAATGAAGACCATTAAAGGTGGAGCTTTTTTGCTTGATGAATATTTAACTATGGGATGGATTAATCCCCCAGTAGGGACAAAGATTCCTCAGTCTACAACTTCTCTTAATGCAGATGGTAGTAGGGGTTCTGAGAAAGTAATTGAGCTTTCAGAAGATGAACTTAATTCAAAGGAAGCTTTGCTTAAGGCTCATGGATTTAATCCTATTAATTGGGAGCTTATTTCTGCACGAAATTCTAAGTGGCAGATGGGTGATGGTAGTGGTGGTTTAAAGAATCTTTATTCTTCTAAGATTACTGTTAAGCCCACCGAAACTGGAATTGATGTAGATGAGCTTATGAAGAAGTTTGAAAAATTCAAGCCAAGTCATAAGAGAGTAGCTTTTCGTCCAGAGCCAAAGAATCCAAAGTATTTGATTATTAATCTTTTTGATTTGCATATTGGTCGCGCTTCTTATGAAGCTCAGACAGGTTTGAAGTACAATCTTGAAATCGCAGAGAAAGAGATTATGCAAAATGTAGAAAAGTATATTGACCATTATACAGGAAAGTCTATTAAGAAAATTGTGTTCTGTGTAGGACAGGATTTGATGAATAGCGCCGCTAATGGATATACTTCTTCAGGTAAGCATCAGCAAGATAATTGTGCGGCATTTATGGAGATTTTTGATAAGACTACAGAGATTATCATTGATGCTATTGATAGGCTTACTTCTCTTGCTCCTGTTGATGTGATTATTGTCCAGCGGAACCATTCTCGCTTTGAGGAGCTTGTATTTGGGCGTTTGCTTGAATCTTACTTCAGAAATGATACTCTGGTAACAGTTGATGCTACACCGAGGTATCGCAAGTATGTGAAGCTTGGTAATACACTTGTAGGTTTCACTCATGGTTCTGATGAAAAGGAACGACTTGGTTCTTTAATGCAGACTGAGGCTAAGATGGGCTGGGGACTTACAGAGAATCATATTTGGATTACTGGACATTTGCATCATTTGGCGGTAAAAGAAGCAAATGGAATTGAGACATGGACTATTCCATCTTTAACAGCGGCAGATGCATGGACAGCGAAAACTGGTTTTACATCAGCAAAGCGTAGAAGTTGTTCGTTTTTAATTGATGATATAGATGGCATGGAAGAAGTATTCTTTGCCAATCTTGATTAATATAAAATAAGAAAATAAAAAGAGAATTTTATTAGGTAGTTTGAAAAATGGGTAAAAAGAATAAAAACTGTAACTTTTCTTAGTTTGATGAGCCTGAAATTGTTAGAAAAAAGAAGTTTTCCAAACCCGTAAAGGAAGAAAAGTCTTTTGAAGAAGAGTTCTTTTCTGAGCAAGAGATTAAGAAAAGTAAAGCTAAGAACAAATGGGAGCAAAAGAAGGCTTTTAAGAAAAAAGACAGGTATGATGATTATTACGATGAGTTTAATTAACATTTAATTGAATTGACAAGAAAGGAAGTGTAAAGTGGTAAGGTTGTCCTTACTGCTTGCGCTTCCTTTTTTTAACCTCAGTAGATTGGGGGATAAAAGGGTATAAAAGGTTTAAAAGGAGATACAGGAGAAAATATATTATGAATCAAGGCAAGAAATTTGAGCATAATTTTAAATAGGCGTGTGAAAATGATGGAATATTTTGTTTGAGATTGACTGATAGTGACCTCAGTTTTAATCCAAACAAGGATTTGAGGTCGAGATTTACAATTAAACAACCTGCGGATTTAATTGTATATTACAATGGTTATCTTTTCACGCTTGAGTTGAAGAATACGAAAGGTAAGAACTTTTCGTTTTAGAGAGACCCTAAGTTACCAGATGGTATGATTCATTATCACCAGATTAATAGTTTGGTAAATATGGGTTTGTATGATGGAATTATTTCGCGGTTTGTGCTTAATTTTCGTCAAGAGATGGACGAAAAGCATGATTTAGAAGAACGAACTTTCTTTTTAAGTATTGATGATTTTAGCAGATTCATGGTTGAAAGTGATAAGAGAAGCATCAACATGAAAGAAGTAATTGAATATGGCGGAATTGAAATAGAAAGCAGCCGAAAAAGGACGCAATTTACATACGCAACCAAAAACGGTTTTGAGGAGATTATAAAGCAGAAGGGAGACTTGTGATAGAAATGGGTAAGTAGGTATATAATAAAACCTTCTCTCCTGAAAAATGGGATAACGTTAATCAAGAAAATAAAGATTTAATAGATGATTTTATTACAGAATGTAAAGCTAAACGTAGGTCTGAGGGGACTTAGAAATAGTATTTTGCGGATTTACGACGTGTTGCAATTTGGATTTTAGAAAATTGTAATAACGAGTCTTTTTTAAAATTAACAAAAAGAGATTATCGTAAATTTATGATTTATTGTCAAGATGAGTGGAATATGAGTGCGGCACGTTGTAATAGAATTTTGAGTGCTGTTCATATGATGTTGGATATGGCAACTGAAGATGAAGACTTATATGAAGATTATGAGCGTAACGCCAGTGAAAAAATAAAAGGTGTTCCTAAAGATAGTGTTAGAGAAATTACTTTTATTCCAGATGATGAAATTAAAATGCTTTATGATAAATTAATGAATGAAGAGAGATATAAAGAAGCAACTTTATTAGCTATTTTATATGATTCTGGTGTAAGGCGCAATGAGATTCTACAAGTAAAGAGAACTGATATTGCAGATGATAAAAACTCTACTGATACTGTAGTAGTAGGAAAGCGCGGTAAAAAATTTAAAGTCCTTTATTTTTCTCGCACTAAAGAAGCGTTTAAAAAGTATGACGCAACAAGAACGGATAACAATGAGATGTTATTTGTAAATAGTGAAAATAGACCAGCTACAGCGGGAAATATTTATGAATGGATAAAGAAGTGGGGAGAAGAGCTTACAGAGCTTACGGGAAAAGATTATACTCGGCTCAGTCCACACTCATGGAGACATTGCTATGTGAACAATATGCTTGATGGTAGTCATTATTTATGCAAAGAAATGAATCTTCGGGCTGTTCCATTGGAGAAAATTAAAACATTAGTTCACCACTCAAGTTCTCAAACCACGTTATCCTATGCCCAGAATAACGAAGATAAAGATATTGAAGATTTGTTTGGAATTACTTTGTGATGCATAAAATTGGATAAATACACAAATAAAAGGTTTAAAAGGAGAAATATAAATGGAAGATAAAAAAACTTTGGGAAATGAAGTTTCTGTGCAAGAAGAGGCTGTCACAGAAAAACTTCCTTTGAGTAAAACCTCTGATATTTCAGATACAACTAAAATTGAATTGGCTGAAGACAAAAAAGAAGATAAAAAGTCTGAACAATTAAAATTAGAAGAACTAATTAATATTGCAGGTAATTTTGTTCGCGGCAAAATTACAATGGAAGAATTGGATGCTTTTGGGAATAAGATGACAATTCGTTCTTATATCCCTATGATTGAAAAAGTCCGTTCTTTAATGACATTAATTTATAAATTAGACAACGACCCGCTTGAAACACATGAGGTTCGTATTGCAAATATTTATAAAACATTGTTTTTTGATGTGTTACTGGGTTTGTATGCAATGGTAGATGTTTCTAATGAAGAATTAAAAACTTATGCTGCATATGATTTGCTTTATCCCATATTTAGTCCTTTTCTTCTTCAGTATTGTACTTATGATTATACCGAGTTCAAAAAAATGTTTGAAGATAGTTTGAATCTTAATCATCTTAAAGAGCTTAGTGAACTTATGTCTAATATTGATTATCAAAAGTTAGCTAAAAACTCTAAAGAAATCGAAATTCTTCTTGAGGGGCTTAAGAAGGATAAAAAGACAATTCAGAATTTAGCTGATATTATAAATACTACAAATCCTGAAATTAAGAAAACTTTGGATACAGTACAAAAAGAATTGGCAGATGAAATTTATTCTGCTTCAAAAGGTAAAAGTGAATTGAAAGTCCCAAAAGAAAAGAAAAAAGTTAAAACAAATAAAAAATAAAATAGGCTAAACCCGTATTTACGGTGTTATAATACCTCTTAATAGAAAGAGGGTATATCCTCTAATGAAGATGAGACTAATTTTAAGTTAGTCTCATTTTCATTTTCATTATAGGAAAGGACAGAACGAAATGGAGACTTTTATTGACATGACTCAACTGGAAACAATTATAAAAGCAAAAATAGAAAAAGAATTTAAAGCAGTTGAGGTAGAAGCAAAGCAAAAATCTGTAATTAATTTATCTTAGATTAAATCAGATATTTTAGGGCAATTTGTGGCAATTGTTAATTCAACTTTTATTGAAGTGTTTGATTAGTATTATGGAAATAATTATGATGTAAATGCGCTAATTTCATCCATTTAGTATTATCAAAGGAATAATTTCCGTCCTGATTTTTCCTATGATGAAAGAAAATTCTTGTTTACTTAGGGAATATTGGATAAAATAGATGGAATAGATAATAATAATTTGAATTCTAAAAGTCAAGCAAATTTTTAGGGATATAGAGACCCCGAAGAATATGTGACGGGATACATAGAAAACTTTTGGCAAGATGACCCAAAATATTGGGAAGATAGTGAAAAAGATGAGGATGATTAGGAATATAGTTTGGTACAAGATGCATTAGATGATTTAAAAAAACAAGAAAAAATTCCAGCAAGCTCATTACAATTTGTTCCTGTTAATACAATGAAAAGGATAACGGGTGCAGTAAGTGTTGCAGAAGTTTATAAAATGGCACGTTATAAAGCGTTGACACGATTTAATACTGAATTTACTACTCAAATCAAGCCGAAGATATAGAAAAAGTATCGGTTGAAATTATGATTGGAGGTTTAATATATAATGGCAGATGAAAAAAAGACTGTTAAAGTAACGGCTGATGTTGATATTCAAATGAAAACCGATGCTATAAAAAAAGCGGAGGCGGAATTAGAAAAAGCTAAAACAACTATACAGCAACTACAGGAAAGAGAAGCTGTTTTAGTAAAGATAGATAATAAAACAATAGACCAATTAAAAGAATATAGGTCCATTTTAAGTGAGATTGTAAATCTGCAAAGAAATATGGGGACTTTAAATAAAGCGGTAGAAGAAGCCAAGAAAAAAGTTCCTACGACAATTACGCCAGCAACTACTAAAGTTGCATCTCGACCTTCTTCAAAGGATTATGTAGAAGAATATTATGATAAAGAATATCAGAGAGATTTAGAGGCATATCACAAAAAGAACAAAGAATTAATGGCAGAGCGTGACGCTCAAGCAAAAAGAGCAATGGAAGCTCAACTTGCTGGAGATAAAGCTCAAAAAGCAGTAGCAGAGTTAAAACAAAAGCAAGCAGAAGAAGAATTAAAATCTTTACAACGTCCTATGCATGAAAGTGAACGAAAGAAAAGGGTTGAAGCTAATGCTTAGATTTTACGTTCTTCTAAAGATATTACAGATAAGTCCATATTAAGAGAGTGGAGACAAGCAAAATCTTAGGATATAGAAGCCTTAAGAGGAGAAACAAAAACTTTTGTTCCACGGATTAAACGTAAAGCTTATTTATATAGAGAAGGTACAGCAAAAGATTCTACTTAGCCTATAATTACATCTCGTGCATTTGGTAGTTTTGTAACGACTGATAAAAATGGAGTGCAAACTGTAATTCCTCGGAGTTATAGAGATGAAACTGGTGCGGCTCGTCCAAATTTAACTGCGGCAATTAGAAGTGAAAGCGGAATGCAAGTTTCTTCCGCTTTAGCTAAAGAAGTTGGAATTGTCGATTATAATCGGAAGCCTATTACGAATTTTAACAATCAATCTCTTTTCCAATTGAATAATTTTGTTGAAAAACTTGCTTCTGTTCCTGAAACTTCTCTTTTTTATAAAGCGGCACAAGAAGCTATTAATGATATTTTAACAACTATTGAACAAGCATTTAATAATACTCTTGAGCCTAATTTGCGTAAGTTGCTCACAGGTAAAATTGCAGTTGCGGAAAATGCTTTCATGGATGAAAATGGCAATTATATTAAAAAAGTTGATGCTGGCGGACTTTTTGATAGAGAGCAAGCAAATATTGAAGCAGGATTAAGCGGAGCTAATTAGTTTGATTAGACAAGAGGCTTATCTACTTTGCGTGATATGCTTTTAAGTCGAAAAGGGGCAGTCGCTCAAACTTTAAGTGATATTCGAGTGCGGTGGGATAATGGAGACCAATTAGGAGAAACAGATAATCAATCTGCGGGAGAACATCAATCTCAATATAGTGACCAACAAAAAAGGTCTCAAGAAAGCACAAAGTTAAATAAATTAATTGAAGAAAAATTAGCTTCTATGCCAATTCAAAAAGAAGTTTTGGATATGGTTCGCAATTGGAGCGAAAAAGATAATGAGGGGCGTACTGCTGAAGCAGTAGAAGAAATTTTAGGATATGCTTTGCAACAAGCTTATGAAGAAGGATATAAAGGAGCCGCCATTACAGCGCAAGATATTGTTGAACGGTTGAATCCTGAACTTGCTCAAAATTTAGGAATAACTGGCAGAGATGTTTATACTGGGGTAAGCGAAGAAAATCTTGCTTTGTAGAATCAAGCTTCTGCGAATAGTCTTGACGCTCCAAAAAAATATAGCAATGGTGACATGGGAACGTCAAAAGTTAATAATTTAAGTGATGAAACTGCGGATTTTCAACAATAGTTAGACGAAGTAGATGAGCAATAGGTAGCAGAAATAAAATCTAATTTGAATGAAGTAAAATTAATTTATGATGCTATTGTTATATGGATTAAAAATTTTCAAGAAAAAGTCGAAGCAGGAGAAGCTAATCCACAAGGAATTAAAGCCGCTTTTGATTCTTTAATGGATGGTTATATTGACGTTGTTAATTCAACTTCTGACCTTAAACCAGAAGATGCACAGAATCTTTTAAAGATGTTTGAAAACGCCAAATCTTTAATGCAAAAGTTTTATTCTACTGCGTCTTCTCCTGAAGAGGGATTGTCAAATGCGGCTAATAAATTTGGCTACAAGAAAAATCGCCAATTTGTTATGGGTAACTTATATGGGACAGATAATGATTTTGGATATTCTTCTTGGACAACTAATAAAGAAGCTTTTTATTCAAAAGCTTATGGCGCAGATTTTGAATATGGGAAATCAAAAGATGATGGAGAAGTTGAGGCTACTTTTTCCGAGTCAGCAATTCAAGCTTTAGACCGTACAATAACCAAAAATGAAGGAAAAGGCAATGATGATACTTCTTCAAAAGTTGTTGCGGCAGCGGAAAAAGTGGCGGCTATGATAGACAAAGCTGGTGGTAATGGATACGCATTTGCTAATTTAGGAAATAAACGCACCAATTCCAGCACAGCGTATAATCAATTAGCAAATCTTCTTTATTATCCTGAAATGGTTGAACTTTCTGCTCAAAAGAAAGCCAGTTCAATTAATGAACAAACTGGAAAAGAAGTCGTTTCTGCCGATAAATTAATTGAACAATGGAAAGCAAATAATCCCCGTTTAGGGAAAAAATATGATTTGCTTAAAGAAGGCCGTAGCAAGTTTGATAAGGAAATGGAAGATGGAGATATTGATAAAGCTCTTGAAAAATTCTTTGAAACTGGCTATACTCCTGTTCAAAAGTTAAAAAACTTATACGAATCTTTAACAACTAAAATTACCACTATTGGTAAAGGCATAGATGAATATACAGGAGAAGAAATAGATATTCCTGTTCAACGTTCTGAACAAGACATTTTTAAGCAGAATTTATTGGGACGTTTATCTACGGATGCTGATGAGAATCCAAATAAATATAGTGTTTCTTATTATCAAAAAAATGGCATAAAAGGAGAAGGAACTCATAATACTCCATTAGAAGATGTAGAATTGAGTAATGTCGCAAAAACGCAGCTTCTTTATCATGCGGGATATACAGGAACAATTTATGGTGGAAGCACAATTGAAGACCAATTAACTAATGCTCAAAAAGAAAGAGAACAAATAGAACAAGACCTTTTAACGGCAAGCGAAGACGAGTTAGAAGTTAAAAGAGCTTATTATAAAGCTGTTTGTGCAGATATATTAACTTTAAAGGGAGCGTTAGAAGAAAGACAGAGCAAGGGAACAGTTAAAGCTTTAAGTATGGAAGAAAAAATGGCTTTAGCTGAGAAAAAATATTAGGAAGCTATTACCGCCCGAATGAATCAAGAAGGTAATTTTAAAGGGCTATCTGATGGTCGTGTTACAACTGAAGTAAAAAAAGAAGACCCTTTAACTGGGTTAATGAATCGTTATCAATCTTTGGTAGATAGTGGAAAATATTACGTTCCAGATGAACCAAAAAATACTGCTCCTACTACAGTTTCAGGTGCGAATGGATTGTCTATCGAAACTGCTTCTATAAAAGATTCTACTGAAGCTTTTAACTCTCATGCTGAAGCTGTGCAAAAAGCTGTTCAAGCTGAAAAAGATAAATTAGAAGTCGCGGGAAAATTGTCTGATGCCTTAAAGGTAGAAGGAGAAGCCGCAAAAGAAAGTGAATTGCCTTTTACTTTTGGCGGAGAAACTGTTTCTGTTGCAACTGGAAATGACAATTCTGAATTGCGTAGAGATATTCAGGTTCTTCAAGAACAAGTAAAGGAATACGAACAAAGAATAGATGAACTTGAAGAAGGTGGAAATCGTTCTCCTAATGTTGAGGCTCCCAGAGATTAGTCTAACTTACCTTATAATGGTAGAAGATTTAGAAATGATTCTGTAGACCCAGCACTAAGAGCCCCTCGTAATTTAGACAACTTGTTCAATGAGCAAGAAAATAATACTGCTGTTCATGAAGGTCAATATAATCTTATTGGACAAATGAAAGATTTTGAATCTAATCTTCGTTCAGCCTTAAAAACTTACGGGAAATTTGCCGAGGTAACTCTTAAAATTAAAACTTTAGAGGAAGAGCGTAGCAATCTTATCGGAAGCGATAATGAAGAAAATCAAGTCCGTTTAGCAACTTTAGAAAGAGAGCTACAAGTTTTAAATTCTCAAAAGGATAGTTTAGAAGAGACTTATCAGGCTTAGGTGGACGCTGCGGATAGAACTGGGATACAAGATAAATTACACAATCTTGAACTTCCTACTCCTTTTAATCAGCAAGCAGCGCAACTAATTCAAAATTTCTTAAGTGGACTTCAGACAGCTTACGATACAGCTCAAGCAAAGCAACAATAGGAAGTTGCTCAACTTAAGCAAGCTGATGCGTTAAAGAAAAATTATTTAAAATCTCTTAAGGAACAACAAAAAATTGAGAGAGATATGCTCACTCTCCAAAATTCTATGGATGACCAAGTTGGACCCCGTAGCAAAGAGCAACAAAAATTAGTTGAGATGTATCAATCCAGATTGCAAGCTATCAAGAATCAAACTGTTAGCTATGATAGTAATACTGGTAAATTTAGTGATGGAACCCAATTAAGCGAACAAGAAAGACTTCAATTTAACAAATAGATAGAAAATTCTCAAGCATCCCAAGAAGAAAAACTTGCAAAAATTAATTTAAGACAAAAAGAAAGTGTTGGATTAATTCAACAAATTGCAAATGGTTTCAAAGCTTCTCTTAGAAATTTAACAGACTATAGTTTAGCTTATGTAGCAATTGGTTATATTAAAAATTCTTTACAACAAGTTTGGCAATATACAAAAGACCTTGATGCGGCTATGGTAGATTTACAAATAGCGGCTGGAATGGGTTATAGTGATGTTAAAAACATGATGTATGAATTTAACAATCTTGCTAAAGAAGTTGGAAAGAGTACACAAGAAGTCGCTGTTGCGGCAAATGATTGGCTTCGTGCAGGTTATCAAGGTAAGGAAGCAAGTGATTTAACTAAAGCTTCTATGTATTTAAGTACGCTTGGTATGATTGAAAGTGCTGATGCAACGAGCTATTTGATTAGCGTGTTGAAGGGCTGGAAAATCGAAGCCAGTGAAGTCATGGGAGTTGTCGATAAATTAACTGTAACAATATGCAGCGTATGTCGAGTAATCGGCATAGGACACAAACTTAAAAGCAGGTAAATCCTAAAGCCTTACACCACAACGTAATCAGTAATGATAAGCGTGATGGGACGAAAGTAGAAAAAACGTAAGGATGAATATAAGGTTAAATCCTAAGTATTCGTAATAATGGATGTTCATGCAAGTGGACAAATTGTTATGCATAATGATTTGTTGCTTTCAACGACTATCTTTTGAGAGAAAGGTAGGGTAACAAGGCTTAAAAGTTATCCGAAATAGTTTGCCCCTTTAATTAAAGGGTGAAGAAATAGTCTGGTCACGTTCCGAAAGGAAGTGGATTTAATTTTATATTTAAATCGCATTTAGAATAGCCGACTAAATGTAAACATAACGCAGTAGACATGGCGGCGGCTTAAAATAAATAGGTCGCAAATATGGTAACATATAAGGAAAATACATTGAAATGCTGAAAACACCTTAGAGCTTTATAAACCACAACAGGAGAATGAAATAAGTCTGAATGTGACGGTTTAAAAATTATAAAGATTGGTCAATCAGCAGGAAAGCTTTTAATGAGAAGCGTCCTCATCGACTAAACGTAGATAACAAATCGAAGTAGTGTACCCCAGCAATGGGTGAAGATATAGTCAGTGCTTATATGAAAATATAAGGTAACACAACAGGCAAGCGCGGGTGGCATTGCAGAAGCAATGAGCCGTGCAAACAATTCGGCGTAGCTTGCAGGAACGGAGATGAATAGATTTATTGGTTATGTTACTACAATGATTGACGTAACACAAAAGAGCGAGGCCAGTATTGGCGAATCTATGAAAAGTCTTTATGCAAGGTATCAAAATGTGGCCGCAGGAAAATTTGTAGCGGCTCAGGAAGATATTGAGTCTGAAAACTATAATGCGGAAGATTGGGCGCGGTTAAACGACGTTGAAACTTCTCTTGGAGCAGTGGGTATTCAACTTCGTGATACCGTTAGTTCATTTAGAAGTTTTGATGATGTTTTGGATGAAATAGCCTCTAAATGGGACACTTATTCTACAGTACAACAGGCTGGTATTGCAGCTTCTCTTGCAGGAACAAGACAAAGAGAAAATTTGGTTGCCATGCTTTCAAACTGGGATTCTGTTCTTAAATATCAAGAAATTGCTTCCAATTCTTATGGCACAGCAGTAGAAAAAATGGAAGCTTATACTAATTCTATTGAAGCGGCTCAAAAGAGAATTCAAGTTGCAGCTGAAAAATTAACTCTTAACGTTAATCTACAAGGTGTTCAAAAGAAATTATATAACACTATTGCTGAAGTAATTTACAATTTAGATAAATTTGGATTGGCTATAATAGCTATCGCAGCAATAATGAATAGTAATTCTTTAATTAACGTGGCAAGTAATTGGTATGGAAAAATTTCGGATATTATTTCTTCTGCGGGTCAATTAACGTATGGAATTGGACGTATAAATACTTCCGAGGGGAGAGAATATCTTGGCAAACAACTTGATGAATATAAAGAATATGCAGAAGAGAGCTTTATTATTTCTCAGCAAAAACGTTATGGTGCGGCTTTAAGTCAAGCAACTAAGGGAGCGCAAGAAGTAACTTAGTCTTATCTCTTAAGCGCACAGTCAGCATTATTAAACGAGTCACAAGATAAGCAAGCAGCCGTTGCCAAAGAGCTTTTAACGGGAACAATAACCGAGGAAACAGTTGCTTCACTTAGTAGAGAAAGTTTAAATGCTTTAACAATGAATGTTTCTGAGCAAAGATTGTCTTCGATGCAACATTAGATTGCTGTTGAATAGGGAATGATTACACAAGACCAGACTTTAACAGCAGAGTAGGCAAAACTTGTTGAAACCAGAGCAAGACAAAGACTTGCGGCAGAAGAACTTACTCAACAAGAACAAAAATATAAAACTGCATTAGGTAAAAACTTGAGTAAATCTTCTACTCAGTCTTATAGTCAATCACTTGTGGCAGGAGCGGGTACAATAGTAGGTGGGCTTTTAGGTACAACCACTGGTGGAAATATAGGTAAGAATTTTGGTGAAGGCGGACAATTAGTAGGCTCTATGCTTGGCGCTATGTTAATAGGACAAGTAGGAGGGAAATTTGGTACAAGGTTATCAGATTCTATTGGTAAAGGAATATCTAATTATAAAGCTTCGGCAACTATTAACCAAAATGCTTGGTATGAATCCACTATTGGAAAGCTTAACAGTGGTATGTCTATGTCAGAAGCATTAGGATGGGATTATGCAAAAGAAGGATTAACAGCATCAGAAGCTTTTAATCGAGAATTTGCTAATTCAGCTAAACATAGTTCTAAAGCTTTTTGGAGTGCATTGGCAAGTCCTCAATTAGTAACTGATGCAGCGGTACTTTTTGCGGCGATTGTATATAATGCTTATGTAAGTTCCTTGAAAGCAGCGACGGAAAAAGCTCAAGAGGAATTTAAAAAAGCTACTGAACTTTATGATTCGGCTCAAAGTGCTTCGGCAAATGCAATTAAATTTGATGAGCTCGCAAATGGAGTAGATTATCTTGGACGCAATGTTTCTTTAACTTCTGAGGAGTATGACAAATTTCTTGAATTAAGTAATGATATTGCTGAAGTTTTTCCTGAATTAGTTGTTAGAACGGATGAATTTGGAAACAAATTGGTTGGTCCAGAAGGCATTGAGGGACGAGTTAGCAAAGTAACAGAAGCTATAAACGATTTAACTGATAGCGCCGAGAAAGCAGCAAATGTTGCTCTCTTTAAAAATCCAGATGGAATTAGTGCGGCGTTGCATAAAATATTTACTGGTTTTAGTGTTTCTCCTTTTGGAGTGGATTTGGAATCTACTATTGAGGAATACAAGAAAGCAAGAACAAATGAGATAAAGTTACAAGGTCAAATTTTCGGGGCTGAACAAACATTAAGCACGATGTCTCCTGAAGAAGCTGGCTATGAGGAACAAAGAAAAAATATAAATGCTTGGAAAGACGAGTTTGAAACTCAGTAGAAACAAATAAAGCGGTTGAATTAGCAATTAAGTGATTATAATTCACAACTTGTTTCTTCTGCGGATTATATTGCAGAATATGCTCAATATACTGGTCTTTCTGATAGGATGAGTTCTCTTGCGACTGATGAAAACAATATGGTTAGCGCTTTGGTTCAATCTTCTCAGGCAACAATTAATAGAAGGTTGTCTTAGGGGACAATTAATGAAGAAGGATATAAAGAACAAGTTTTAAAAGTCACAGATGCTATGACTAAGTTGCTTGAAGAACACCCTGTAATTGCAGATGTTTACTATGGAACTGATGATGCAACTTTAGCTTCAGAAGCCGTAGCACTGAAAGATAGTTTTAAAGATGCATTAATAGAAGCATTCATGTCTGACGGTATGATTTCAGTCGAAGAAAATGAACTGTTATTATCGTTAGGATTAAAGTATGATGCCCAATCTGGTAAAGCCGTTGTTTTAACTCTTCAAGAACAAATACAAGAAGCTGTAAAAGGAGCTTTGGGAGAAGATGTAACTGTTTCATCAAGTGTAAATAACTTGTTAAATCAACTTTCATCCGAAGATTTTGGAAAAGTTACAAAAATGGCAAATTCTGGATGGATAGGCAGGACAACAGAAGATGTAGATATTATCCGCATGATTAATGCTGATAGAACTTATGATTCTGAAGTTGGTTATTTTAATCGAGCCCAGCAAAAACAAAATTCTTATGATTCTTTACAAGACAGACTTAAATCTTATTACAGTGACGTGATTCGCGGTAAAAAAGAAGGCTCTAATGAAGAAATAGGGAAAGAATTTTCTGATTTGCCTGAAAATGTCAGAAATGCAGTAGTTGCAAGTTCTGAGGAACTTAAAAAGTTTGAGGGCTCGGTAAAAGAAATGCAAGAAGCTGTTCAGGATGCGGTTTATGATACTGCGTGGCAACAACTTGCTTCTATTCAAGAAGATTTATCTAAGGTTGCTGAGTTTAAGCTTTCAGATGCTTTTGGAGATATTGATGGCGTAGAGGGAGTTGCTGCAACATGGGCTGAATTAAAAACTGTCGTAGATGCTGTTAAAGATAGTTATGACACTTTAAGCGCAGCTTAGAAAGAACAAGATGCTTATGGTAAGTTAAGCACTCAAACTGTTATCAGTATGTTAGCTGAAAATGAAAATTATATTGAACTTCTTGACACCTCAACAGGCTCTTTGAAGTTAAAAGCAAATGCGACACAAGAAATGACTCGTATTCAACTTGAGGCATTAAAAGCTAATATGGAAGCTGCTAATGCTGAAGATGAAATGACTAAGGCTCAACTTGAAAGAGAATGGCAAGAACTTGAACTTTCTAAAACAAGTGGTACAGCAACCAATGAAAAGATTGAAGCTAATAATAATGAAATTGTTTCTACGAATGATTTAACTAAGGCATATACTGAATTATATGCTTCAATCCAAGCTGTTAATATGGCTAAAGCGGGAGATACTAAAGGCGCTGAACAAATGATGAAGAGTAAGGATGCTTTAGTTGAAGCCGCAGGTAAGGTAGAACAAACTGATTCCAGCTATAAAGTTGATACTACTTATATTCAGGCCAGACAAAAATATATTCAAGACCAATTAGGAGAATGGGACCCTGATGAGGGATTTGTTAATCAAGATAAAGGACGTTTACAATAGAGAATAAATGCTCGTAAAATTATTATGAATGACCTTCAAGAAATGATAGACAAGGGTATAGATATAGGAACTGCTGGCGCTGGTTTCTTTACTCCTGATACGAAAGATTTAAAAGATGCGACAGAAACTCTTGAGAAATTTTTAAGCGCACTTGAAGGTATTTACAACAAAGAGTATTATTTAATGCAAGCTTTTAAATCTATTAAAGAAAATATTAGCGCAACTTCTCAAGATATGTATATGGGCGCAAATTATTATGGACTTAACAACGAAAAAGAATATGATAAACTTGCGAAAGTATACGAACGTCAAATGAAACTATACGCTCCTTTGGCAAATGAGGAAACAGAAAAAGGGCTTGGGTATCTTCAAAAATATCAGGAAGCTTATGTAAAATTAAAGAATCTTGATGACGAGCGAGTAGAAGATAAAATCAACATTTTATAGCTTCAAGATGTGTCTTATGACCAGCTTATTGCTGCTCAAAGAGAGCTTCTTGCTACTTCTGATACTCTTGAAGAGGAAATTTCTCGTAGAAAAGAAATAAATAATCTTATTAAGCAACAAATTGAACTCCAAATGGATGTTCAAAAATGGCAACGTGAGATTGCCGATGTTGCTCTTGAATATGAGAAAGGCACTCCTGATACAAGCGCATACGAGTCTCTTATCGCTGCTAAGAGAACATCTCTCCAAACTGACCTCGATACCATTGAAGCAAGACTTAATTGGATTCGTTATGACCAATCTGATGAAGCTAAACAATATCGCGGTTCTAAGGAAGTTGAACAAGAAATCCGTGATAAGACTAAGCAGTGGCTTGAAACATATCAAGAGTTGGCTTCTATTCCTCTTGATGTCCTTAATGATAAGCTTGATATTCTTGAAAAGAAGCTTGACCTTCTTGAAAAGAGTAAGCCTAATGAATGGGGAGCTTATGACCAAATTGAGAATTATTATAGCTCTAACATAAATTATCTTGAACAAAAAGCTACTTTAATTAGAGAGCAATTAGAAGATGTTTCTATGTTGACTGATGAACAAGTTCAAGATTTGGTTGACCAACTTAATGATGTTACTGTGGCATTGAGAGAAGCCCAAATCAATTTGTTACAAGACCAAAAAGATTATAAAGATTCTCAATATGATGCAATTGTTTCTAAGGTTAATGAATATAAGGATGAAATTCAAGATGCGATAGATGCTATTGAAAAAGCTTATGAAGAAGAAGTAAAACCAATTCAAGATGTAAACGATGAATTAGAGAGACAAGCTAAATTGGAAGATTTGCTTGCCGCGAAAAAATCCTTAGCGAGAGAGAAGGAGAGAGTTTACAGAAGTGGTATTGGGTGGACCTATGAAACTCCAAGAGATAAACGCAAAGAAAATGCCAAGGAAATTGATGACTTCTATAGACAAGATAGGCTGGATGATTTAGAGAAGACCAAAGATGCCGAAATTGCAAATCTTAATGAACGTATAGAACAATGGGACCTCTATCTTAAAGCGTTAGATTGGCGTTATAATGAAGCTCAACGTATAGAACGTGACCGTTTATTAGCAGAATTGTTTGGACTTGACCAATCAATGTCTAATGCTGACCTTCAAAAAGAGATTTACGATAGAATCTTTAATGATATGACGAAATTTAACGCTAATTGTGAGGGAAGCTATAAAGAATATATCGGGATTTTCTCTAATTTCTTACAAGAATATACAGCATTAGTTCTTTAGCTTGCTGAACTTCAGCGTCAAGCTTTAGCTCTTATGGATAGCGCTCAATATCTTGGACTTAATAATCATGGAGATATTCCTATTCCACGGGGTTGGACTACAACTCTTGGAGGAGGAGCGGGTGGTTCTTTAGGTTCTTATAGTTACGCATCTGACTACCAATCTATAATTAATGATATTCTTGGGGACAAGAGCAATTATGGGTCTGATGGAAAACTTCTACCTGACGCTAAAGCAAGAATAGATAGTCTTGAGGGTCTTCGCAATGAAAAGATTGACAATGAGGGACTTTCTTATAATAAGACCTATGGGCAGAGCAACGCTACTTGGGGTGGTGGAAGCTCTTCTGGCGGGGGAAGCAAAAAGTCCTCTTCCAGCAGTCCTTACAACTCCAAAACAGATTATAATAATGAGTCTAAATACCTTGACAATCTTATCAAAAATGGCTCTGCTGGTCAAAAAGCTTGGGCTCAAAATCAGAAGAAGGAACTCGATAAGGCTCAAAAAGGTTATGCAGACGGCATTGAAAATGGTCCTGTTACATATACAGGTCTTTCCATGCTTCATGGAACACCTTCTAAACATGAATATGTTCTTAATTCTGACCAAGCTTATAATCTCTTACGCAATTTGGCAACAACCAAATTACCTGAATACACTTCCACTTTAAGTCAAGACATGGGAGTTTCCTATATAATTCAGGGTGATGTAGTGCTCGAAAATTGTGACGACCCAGCGCAATTCTGGAATCAGGTAATGGCCGCAACTCATAATCGTTACAATGTAACAAAGAATAAGCGCTAATAAACATTAAATAAGAAAGTAAACATTTGTGCATACTTTGTAAATAATAGCAAAACCTAACAATAAAGGAAGAGGTTGAGGATTCAACTCGCCTCTTCCTCTTCCTATTAATTTTTGTAAAGGAGTTGATTAAAAGAAATGCTCTATAAATCGAGTAATTTGAATCCGAACCTAACTGAGATAGACGTTACAGAAAATAATGTTTTATCAGCTTAGGTTAATACTACGGGGACAACAGTAAAAGCTTGTAGAGTAAAAATAATTACTGGTGATGGAAATGATGTTCTTTATGATTCAGACAACGGATATTCTTCAACGAATCTTCCTCCGAACTTAAAGAAGCCAGTTGTTAATAAAGGCATAGTTAATTTTGATTTAACAAGCGAAATCTGTACTTTAAATAATGTTGTAAATGGTAAAGACTATCAATGGAATATTAGAACTTATGAAGCCAAACGTGGTTCTACTGCACAACCTCAAACAACGGTTTGTCAAGGTTTTCTTGTGGGTTCTACTAAATCTGTAATTTGGACTTCTTATGTTGAAAATTCTGCTATTAATAATGCCTTGATATATGACAAGTATATTGAAATTAAGGGTTATGATAGTTCTGGTAATAGTAATTTTATGCCTTTACCAGACCCAAATACAGAACAACTTGTTATTCCTACTGACAAAACTTTTAAGGAAAGAAAGAAAATTTATTGGGTCGAAAATGAACTTGGCTGGAATAAAAATTATACTAAGATTGAATTTGATGACCTGTTTACATACAGTTATAAAGATGGAACAACTTTTGATGTATATCAATGTGATGACCAACATACTTTAACCTCTTTTTATGTGAATCCAAATGATGACCTTGAAAGAGCAAGATGGGTTGAAATTTATAAATCAGACGGAACTTCAATTAATGGAGCAACGGCTGTAAAATATAAAATTATTGGTTATGGCGAAGAAACAGGGGAAATTAGACTTCAAGAAGCTCTTCCCGAAGTTCCTCAAAATGGTTGGACTTATAAATTATTTAAGAAAGACACTGTAAAAGATACTTATGAAGAAGTTGTTGTGCCTTCTCCTAACAATATTTTGGGTGGTAGTCCTCTTGCAAGTGGCAAATTAATTTCGAATCGTAATGCGTCAGAAGGGGTGACGGCACAATATTTTATTCAGCCCAACATTAATATTGGGTCTGACAAGTTTAATCCTGCTGAAATTGTTTTTGATAAAACAGGTGCAAGGATTGATTTATATGAAAAAACTTCCGATACAGTTGTTCCTCGGAGAACTACTGATATTACATTTGACAAGTTGGATAATACCCAATGGCTTATTGAAGTAAAAGATGGTATTATTGAACAAGGTACAATTCCTATTGCTCCTAAGACGCCATATACTGTTTATACAGATTTTATGGATTCTATGCCAAATGCAATTTTTTACGCAAGAACGAAGCCTAATCTAACTATTTTCTATAATAATTTGAACAATCAAGCAAATGACGTTTTGTATATTACGCCCGATGCGCAAATTGATACTTTGATTAAACAACATAAAAATGTTTATATTGAATTGTTTAATACTGAGGGACAATCAGTTGCAGAAAAGAATAAGATTATTTCTTATGACAACGCGATTGGTTATGTAAAATGTGCAAATTCTTTTGATTTGTTCTATGAAGACGAAGTAGAATTTTACACTTATAAACTTTATACTTATAATGCTGATACGCAAGTTTATACTGAATTAACAGGAGTTGAGAATGCTCAAGCTTCAAATTATGCTTCAACTACTTCAGGCACTCAACCTTGGAGAGATGTACATTTTAAGACAGATTGGGATTCTCCTGAAAATGTTCAGGTAAAATATTATAAGTATACTTTATATGATTCTCTGGGTAATGTTGTTGCTCAAAGTGAAGATATTTATGACAGCTTGTTAGAATGGTCTTTTAGAGGATTGCAAACTTCAGATGATGTAGAATTGCCTAATAAGTATACAATTCAGATTGATATTACCGACCAATATGGAGATGAATTTATTCAAACAGCAAATTTTACAATTTGGTATCAAATAGACCAAAATGTAACTCCATTAGCAACGACTTTTGATTGTAAAGAAGGTGCAATTACTCTTTATGTAAACGCGCCTGTTTACACTGCACCTGTTGAAAAGAATGGATTAAAAGCTGTTGATGAAAGCAATATTTATATTTTTGGTGATGATTTACCTTCCAAAGCTATTTTGAAAATTGGGGATGGAGAGTGCCTGTGTTATGACAGGTTGGTAAGTAATGGAAATCCTCTTGTTTTTCCGCCGAGTTTTGTTTTCTTAACAAGATTACAACTTACGCCAAGATTTAACGAGCTTACACCTACTCCACGGAATCAAATTGTATTTTAGATTGCGCATACAGCACAATATGGTCAAGAGGCGATTGGTGACACTCCTGCTACAGAAGAGATTATTGATACCTATACTTTAAAATGTGGTAGCACAGAATCTTTCTATATGGATAGCACAGGAAAGATTGTCCCGAATCCAGACCAGTATTTAATTAAAGTATATAAGAATGATGAAACCGAACCCTTAATGTGCTTTAAAAATGGTACGGCAAATTCGTTTAATATTTAGACTGAGGATAAACGTTTTGATGGTACTACGGGTTATTTCTTTAGTCCTACAGCGATTAAGAACGCTTTGCAAAGTCAGACAAATATTCAAATTGTTTCAGCATTACCTCCCAGTATTACTCCTGAAATTGCTGCGAAGAAATATTTGCTTACTGCAACTACAGGTAAATATTTAAGTGGAGGTATTTATAAATACAATACTATTACTGAGGAGTGGGAACTTCAAGCCGAAGATTATTATTTCCTTGAAAATATTTCTCAAGTTGATGGCGCAACTTATGAAAGTTTGGATGTTCCTACTGTTGCACAAGGAGAAAATGGGGAAATTCTTTGGTATGATGAAACGGAAAATCCTAATAGTGATTTGTTATATATTGATTCTCATTTGATAAATGAACTAAACACAAAGGCTTTTAATGACCGTTGGTTTTTGATTGTTTTAAAAGTGATTCGTGAAAACAACAACAGTACAGTAACGTGCGATATTAGAATTGAGACCAGAAAGGAGGTCGTAAGTCATGGCGAATGATACTGAATATAAAAATTATTTGTTTATAAATAGCAATATTAATGTTGACGTTCTTCGTCTTGACCGCGATACAACTATTAGTCTTGATGGAACGAATAAAGACGGAAAAAATATTTATGCTTTAACTCAAGAAAAGAGTATTACCGCAGATACAATTCTGTTTAATACTTTTGTATCAAATGGAGAGTATCAGATTGATGGACAATATTTTGACCCTGAACCTGAAGAATCAGGTGCTACTTTCTATATTTATAGAAAAACACCTTATCAAAAATATTATGATTATATTTGTTCTCTTGAAAATGGAGCAACCACATTAAGAGATTATAATATTGCTAATAATGAGTATTATCATTATTTAGCCGCGACAGAAGTAAAAACAAGTTCTGGTATTAAATATAAAATTTATCAGAACGAAGAAGAAACTCCTGAGAATCCTAAATATGTTCAGGATAGTGAAGGCTTATATTATCTTCCTGTAAAATGGGATAGTTGGCAGATTTGTGACATTGAAGAATCTGATGAGGAAAACACTTTCATAAAAACTGGTAACACTTGGAATTTAGGCTTGAACATGGAAGATGCTGCGGTAACTCAAAATACAAGTGTTGCTATGTGGGAGACTCTTGGCAGATTTGATAAATATTCCGTAGGTCAGCGTAATTATGATAGTTCTGCTGTAACGTGCTTACTCGGTGATATGAAAGAAGTTCTTCATGTTGAGGGGCCTGTTAACACTATTGTAAACAAGTATGAATATACTGAGGATGCGTATGCTATTTCAAAATGTGATTATGATGAAGAACTTTCAAAAGCTACTTTGCAAAGTCAAAACAGAATAAAAGCAATAACTCGAAAAAATCTTATTGACAATAAGTACCAAAGGTAGTATACTAAGACTGAGGCTTGGAAAGAGTTTTGTAGCAATGGAAAATTGAAATTGCTAAAAGACATAAAAGGCAATAAATGGATTTGTCAAATTCAGTCTGCTCCTACAAGAACAGTAAACGGTATTAGTAATTATCTTTTGACTACTATTACTTTTGAATGGAGAGAAGCTGTAGATGCTTCAACTTCTGTAGTTGTATAGGTTGAGTAATAAAGAAAGGGGGATGCCGAATAAATGAAATTGTTTGGAGAAGTATTATTTTCAAACGGTGAAGACGAAGACATTCCCTTTTCTAAACTAAAAAGACTTTTGGAAATGCCTTATCTTAAGCCGAGATATAGATTAAGTGTTTTAACGCAAGATGAGCAAGTTGCATATATTATTCCAGAAGGAGATATTGTAACTGATAGTATTAACTATACTGAATCATATCAAAGTGGACAAAGACGTAATATTTCCCTTGAATTAGTTAACGTAGATGGGCGTTATACTCCAAATGTAAATGGACTTTGGGTAAATAGTCGTTTTAGTTTTGAAATAGGAATTGAATATTCAGGACGTATTATCTGGTTTCCTAAAGGAATCTATATTATGGGTAATGTAGACCTTACAAGAGGGAATTCAGAAAAAACAGTTTCTTTACAATTACTTGATAAGTATGCCATTTTTGAAGGAAAGACTGGTACTCTTGAAGTCGCTTATGAGGTTGAGCTTGGAAGTGACATAAGAGATGCGGTTAGAGGAATTTTAAATTTTTCTCTTGAAAATGGTTATATTTTAGATTACAAAGATGTTATCTTTGACCCTTCTTTGGTTGGAATGGTAACACAACAAACCATTCGAGCCGAGCAAGGGGAGAATTATGGAACAGTCATTGATGCTTTAGCAACACAATTATCTGCTGAATATTATTATAATAATGTTGGTAATCTATGTTTCTATCCCATCAATGAAACTGTAGATGATAGTGTTAAACCTATTATTTGGACTTATCCTTCTTTTGGAAGAGATTTGCATAATATGAGTTTAAGCTATCAAAATGAAGATATTGTAAATTGTGTTAAAGTTGTGGGAGATAATGTTGACGATGGCATTTATAGCGCTGTTGTTACTAATGAGAATCCCAGTTCTCCTATTTGTATTCAACAGGTAGGAAGACGTACTGCTCCTCCTTATAGTGAAGCTAATGTGTGGAGTGATGACCTTGCGCATAACCTTGCAATGTATTATTTAAGAAAATCAAGCTTTGTTGCAGTACAATTTTCTTGTTCTGTAAGTTTTAATCCTGTACTTACTGTAAATAATATTTGTGAAATTGAAGATGATTATTTGAATTTGAAGAGGAATAAATTACTTATAACTTCAATTTCTTTCACTTCTGAAAGTGGACAAATGAGTGTTGCTTTTTGTAACACGGAAGATTTACCAAGTAATACTAAGAGGACTTAATGAAAGGAGGCTGCTATGAGCAGACGTAAAAATAATATTCAAAGTGATTATACTATGGACGATTTAGCAGACTCCCTATTAAGTCGCATATTAGCGTGTGTAGACCAAAAAGCATAGTCTAATGATATTACAAAAGGGGCTATTGTTACCAGAGTAAACGAAGATGGGACAGTAAATGTTAAACTTCCTGCTGATGAAGAAGGTCACGAATTTACAAAAATTTCCAATCAAAGTATCTATGAATTATCTGTTGGAGATTCTGTTGAGCTCTATTTAAAAGGTGGTCGTTATTCTAATTGTTGGATTATAGCCAAACATGGAATGGGACGGAAAAGAGTTGCTTTAGAAACTCAAAAAGGTAATACTGTAGTAGTAGGTGGAGGAAGTTCAACGGGTGGAGATTCTGGAACTATTCCTGAAAGTATACTAAAGCACTTAGTTGATTATAATAATCCTCATAGAGTTACAAAAGAACAACTTGGCTTAAGTAAAGTGGTTACATCTATTAATGGTGAAAGTGGAGATGTTACTATCCCAACAGTTATTAATGATGCCAAATTAACCATTCAATAGAATGGGACAGAAGTTGGCAATTTTACGGCAAATAGTGCTGTAGATAAAACTGTCAATATTACTGTTCCCACTAAACTTAGTGAGCTTGAAGATGATTCTTCTTTTGCTAAGACGAGTGAATTGCCAACAAAAACAAGTGAGTTGGAAAATGATAGTGGATATATTACTTCAAGTGATATACCATCTATTCCTGTTACAACTGTTAATGGAAAAACTGGGGCTGTTGTTTTAAATGCAACAGATGTTCGGGCTTTGCCTAATACTACAGTAATTCCAACTACTACGAGTCAACTCATAAATAACAGCGGCTATATTACTTCAGCGGGAGCACCTGTTCAAACGGTTAATGGAAAAACTGGTGCAGTTCAATTAACTGCAACAGATGTGGGTGCTATATCGGCAGCCGATATATCTCAAACATTAGGCAATTCAAACACAAAAGTTCCAAGTGAAAAAGCTGTTGTAGACGCTATGTCTGCGGCAGGATACGGCGATATGCTTAAAGCAAAATATGCTAACAATAGCACGGATGATACTGTTGACAAAGCGTTTTCTGATGCCAACGGTAAAAACATTGCTGATACATACGTTCCAAAAGACGGAGGAGCGTTAAATAATGTGGACGCAAATACTTTAATTACCACGGGAAATTATTTAATCGGAGAAGGTTGTACTAATTTCCCTGATGGTAGTTAGGGTAGTGTGGTTTAGGTTGTTGGAGCGGGTGGCTCTGCTTACCAAACAACAGTAATATACGCAACAAACACTTATGCTCATAGAGCATATAATGGAACCACTTGGACTGCGTGGAAAGATGCGAATGGTGCGGTTGTCTCTGCAACACAGCCTCAGTATCAAAATGTTGGTAGTCTATGGTTCAAAGAAATTACCTGATTTCATTCGTTGGGTAATAAATAACAAAAACATTTTTAGCAATCCTTTATTTCGAAAATATTTATTTTTTAGGGTGAAACCTTTAAATTTAATAAGACAAAAAAATAATTTTAAAAAACATAAAAAATTTTTCTTGACAAACGGTGAAAGGTGTGTTATACTTCAATCACAGTGAGAGATGAATTGAGATTTTTGGTATGGCACACCTTTTTTCACCGCTCACATTTTCCCAGCAAATATAGACGAAAGGGGTAGACAAATATATGGTAACGAATCTTATTTGCGATGCTTGCAAGTTCCAGCCTAAGTGTGTTGGCTATAATAAGCTCAAGCCTTTTACAGACGAAGCACGAACCGACCTTGGCATTGAGCTTGAGATGCAGAAGTGCAACGATTTTGTTGACATGAATGATAATGATGAAGATGCGGGTTGATTTCTTCTGAGGTAGAGATTCATTGACTCTAAGCACAAAAATGCTTAGCCAAGTGAAGCCATTTTTGGTGGATTTGTACAAAAAAATAAGTCAATAAACAGGCTTAAAAGGCAAATAAAAAGACAATTTTATTTGACGAACAAATTTTAGACATTTAAGGAGATATTTTTTAACATGAATAATAATTCTGACCAGATTCGTAAACTTTAGAACGTTGTAATCCTTGAGGGTGCTCTTGCTGAACTTGAGGAGCCTCGTACTGGCACAGGTAAAGATGGTATTAATTACATCTCCCTCCGTGGTGCTGTACAGTGTGGCGATACTGGCGTTTACACTCGTAGTTTCCGCGCCTTTATTAAGGAGAAGAAGATTGACGGTCAAGATAGCAAGGTTTATAAGGATGTAGTTGAGTGGCTTAAGACCGCAACTCCTATGACGAAGAACGCTGAGAATCCTACTATGGTTCGTCTTCAGGGTAGCCTTTCCGATAACGTTTATGTTAATCGTGAGGGTGTTCTTGTTGAGGGTACTGAGGTTTCTGTCCAGTTCTTTAATGAGTTTAAGTCTTTCAATGCTTCTCTACAGCTTGAGGGTTATATTAAAGATATTAAGCCCGAAGTTCGTGGCAAGGATGACGATGCTCACGAGACTGGTCGTTATAAGATGCACTTTATTACTCGTGACTTCTATGGTAATACTCTTGACCTTAAGAATATTATCGTTCCCGCTGAGACCTATGACGATATTCAGTCCATTGGTTATGATGAGGGTGCTACGGTTTCCATTAATATTGACTGGATTCCCTCTCAGACTGAGGAAGCTCCTAAGAAGAAGTCTGGTGGTTTCGGTAAGCAGGTAGACCTCGGTTCTACCAGTGGTAATTCCTATCTTGAGATGATTCTTGTTGGTGGTTCTGACCCCTATGATGAGGATTCCAAAGATGCTCTTAGTCCCAAGATTGTTCGCGCAATGATGGCCGAGCGTACTGCTCACATTAAGGAAGTTGAAGCGAATGGTTATCTTGGTAACAAGGGTAACGGTTCTACTACAACTGCAAAATCTGGTGGCTTTGGTACTGCTAAGGCTAAGACTGGTTCTTTTACACCTATTGACGATGATGAAGACCTGCCCTTCTAAGTCATAAGAGAGGAGTAAAAGAATATGGCTATTGATTTAATGAACCTTGCTCCCACCACAATCAGTAGAGACCTTAAGGGAAAGTATGTTTGCCTTTATGGTGACGCAGGTAGCGGTAAAACCTCTCTTGCGGTTTCTTTCCCTAAGAATTTGCTTTTAGGCTTTGAGCATGGTTGGAACGCACAGTCTAACATTTACGCAGTTGATGTTCCTACTTGGGCTGATTTCAAGGCTTATGTTAAGCAGTTGAAGAAGCCTGAGATGAAAGAGAAATTTGACACAATTTCTTTAGACACGGTCGGCCTTGCTTGGGACCGTTGTATCGAGTACATTTGTGATAAGAACGATGTAGAGAAGATTAATGACATCCCTTATGGTGGCGGTTATTCCGAAGCTCGTAAGGAGTTTGAGAAGATGATTATTACCATCACTCAGCTTGGTTATGGTCTTGTTATTATTGCTCACGCAGATGTTCATCTTGAAGCTGACCCTGATAATGCGAATGCAGAAGTTCGTGTTCTTGGTCCTGCTGTTCCTAAAAAGGTTGCTGATATTGTTAACCGTCTTGTTGATATTACTGCTTACATTAATATTGATAAGAATGGTGAACGTTGGCTTTATCTTCGTAGCACTCCTACCATTACGGCAAAGAGTCGTTTCCGTTACACTCCTGACCGTATTCCTATGGGTTATGATAGCCTTGTCAATGCTATTGCGGACGCTATTGAAGAGGAAGCAAAGAATGGCGGTACAGTAGTTGATACTCCTGTCGAAGCTGCTCCTGAGAAGAAGCAGGTCAATTTCGATGACCTTGTAGCTGAGATTAAGGCGTATGCTATTGCCATGAATAAGATGGAGAAGATGTCCGAGTATTCCAAGATTGTTGTAGAGTATCTTGGTAAGGGTAAGGCAGTTAAGGACTGCAATGAGTCTCAGGCAGATATTCTTATGCTTATTCTTTCTGACCTCCGTGATTGGGGTGCAGAAAATGACCTCGACATTGCTCGTAAGGTCTAATAATTAACTAACACAAAGGAGATTGGAGAAAGTAAACAAGCTGAATCCTTTCTCCTTTGTTTTTCTAAGTATAATTTTACAGAAATGGGGTGTTATTATCGGTAGAAAGCCAAATAGAGTTTTTACTTGTGCTCAATGCGGTCTTTAGTATCCATCTGAGCTAAAGATAGTTGTTTCGCAAAAGAACTATTGTCCAAGTTGCGGAACAATTCGCCGTCAAAGAGCGGAAGATTATAAAAATCTCTTTAATTATATCTTTTTTACAATGGGCTACGATGGTGTCTTAGACCCCAAAAAAATGTCTGTTCCTGTAAGTATTCTTAAAAAAGGCTATCATATGGATGCCTCTAAGGTTCTTTGGACTCTTAAATATATTAATGAGTACGAGAAAAATAAACCTCGGAGAATGCAAACAGAAATGGATTTAATTAAACTGGTAACTTCTTACTATCTTCAAGCTAAATTCTTTTGGGCAAGTTGTGAAGAATTAGACCAGAGTTCTACACAAGAAAAGATAGATGAAAGTTTAGATTTCCCAGTTCATCAAGTTGTTATCAATCGTTCTGACCTTGAAAAAGCTCGTATTGCAGATGAAGAGAAAAGAGCTCTTCGTGAACATCGAGTGATTCCAGAAGATTATGATGGCGATATTGATGAGTTGGATTTTGATGCTTTTATTTGGGACGCTGATTATGATAAAGAATTTTTGAAGCAACGCAAAGAACTTTGGGAAGCTGAAAGAGCAAAAGAAGAGGAAGAGTCTTATTTTACAGATGAGATTTTACCAGAAGACCTCAATGAAGAGGATTTATTACTTTATAAAGGGGAGACAGATTCGTGGCAAGTAAAATAAATTTCGACCAAGACGATTATAATTCTCGTATTGCTGCCCTTGAAGTTATTGGCTGTATTATTTAGAAGCCAGATTTACTTGCGGGGCATAGGCTTGAGAAAACGGATTTTACGAATCTTGTAGCTCAAGCTGTTTTAACTGCGGTTAAATATCTCTGGGCAAAAAGAGTAGAGTTCATTGATATTAACATTATCAACGAATGTCTCTCCAAAAACTATCCTACATTTTATCGAATTTATCAAAGAAGTCAGCGGGATAACTTTGTGGGTCAGGCAGTTACAAAATGTCATCCTATGAACTTTGAAGCTAACTATAACGAGCTTAGAAAATTTTCTTTGCTTCGTTCTCTTATGAATCAGGGTATTGATGTAACTGATATTTATGACCCAAATGAGTTTGACGATGATGAGGGAGAAAACAAGAAGAAAGAATTTGTTAAAATGACAACAGATGATATTCTTCTTAAAATCCGCCAGAAACTTATGAGCACCACACTTGATTATACAACTAAAGCTGGTCGTGATAGTGTTAAAGCTGGTGGAGCCGAGCTTCAAAAGTTTGTTGAAGACCGTAAAAATGGGGGTAGTTATGGCTTAAGTTATTCCAGTAATTTTTATACAACTATTACTGGCGGTATGAAACCAAGACATTTTAATATGATGTCTGCTGGCACGGGAACAGGTAAAATTTAATTTCATTAAAAATTTTAATTTCAAAAGAAAGGAGAAAAATGATTTAGAAATATGAAGAAGCTTATCAATATTTATTGAACAATAATATTTCTTTAGTTAAACTTTGTGAAATGTTTCATATAGGGCGTGGACATTTTACAAAACAAATTAAAGATTTGGGATTTGAAGTCCATAATTATCAAAATGAAAGTTGCATAGACGAAAGTGTTTTTGAGAAAATCGACACGGAAGAAAAAGCGTATTGGCTGGGTTTTTTGTATGCTGATGGATATGTAGCAAAAGATAGATTTACTGTATCTATTAGTTTAAAAGAAGAAGATAGAAACCATTTATATAAATTTAAAAAGTTTTTAAATGCTCCTAATAAAATAGGCTTTAAGAAAGTTTGTTTATATAATAAAAATATAGATGAAGTAAAAGAATATCCTACAGCAACTTTTTCAATCAATAGAAAAAAGATACATGAAGATTTAATTGATAAAGGTTGTATTCCGCAAAAAACTTTTAAATTAAAATTTCCATCCGAAGAAACTTTACCTCAAAATTTAATACGTCATTTTGTTCGTGGTTTTGTTGATGGAGATGGATATATAGGAATAGATATACAATCAGAAAAAGCTTGTTATCCACGATTAAATATTACTTGTGCATCCGCAGATTTTTTACTTAATTTGGTAAAAGCAATGAGTTGGGAATGTAAAGCATTACGTTCAAAACAAAACAATAAAGCTTTTCAAATGGAATGGCATTCTTACAAAACCTTTGAAATGTTAGAAACTCTTTATGAAAATGCAACTATTTATTTAGACCGAAAATATCAAAGATATTTAGAATTAAAAGAAATAATGAAATTAAAAAATGCCGTATTAAATCAAACCGAATAAGAAGATTTAATATTATTAGTGCGGAATTAAGCTGGAAAACCGTAAAGTGTTTTTACACAGGCAACCAGAACCGAAGGCTAAATATAATTTAGTCAGGGGCAACGCATAGGAAGTGAAAAGATATAATCTTCCCACGAGGCCGCACCACGCATCGGTAAAGCGTGAAAAGATATGCTGGACTACAATGTAATGTTGTAGAAGTAAGGATAAAAAGCCTTACGATAACATAATCGAAAACCCGTCAGTCAATTTCAAACATTTGTCATACTTTTGCAGTAGAATATTATGATAATAAGCTAAAGAAATTTGTTCCAAATCCTCACGGGACTCAAAATGCAGTCCTTTATATTGGAACTGAGATGGAACTTATAGATGAAGTTGAGCCTATTATGTTGGCTTATATTGCAGATGTTCCACAGGACCACATTATGGATTACACTTATGCGGATGGTGAATATGAACGAGTTCTTTATGCTATTGATGTTTTGGATAGAAGTCAAATTTATCTTGAATATGTCCCTGATTACGATATTTCTACTCTTGAACAAACTATAGAAAAATATGTTCTTCAAAAGAATGTAAGACACGTTTATTTTGATTATATTCATATTACAACAGACCTTATTGCAGAATTTCAAGGAGAAGCTAAAGCCAAGATGCAACTCCGTGAAGACCAAGTTCTTGCCAATGTTGGTACAAAATTAAAAGAACTTACTCGCAAATATGATATAAGTCTTGATACTTGGACTCAGGTTTCAGGTGATTGGAAAAATGAAAATAATCGAGACCAGACTATTATTCGTGGTTCTAAAGCTCTTGCAGATAAGGCAGATATTGCAGGACTTATGATGCGTCCTACTGTTGCAGAACTTAAGAAGATTGACCCAATTCTAAAGAATCGTTTTGGCGGACAAAAACCAAATGTTTATTATGCGATTTATAAGAATCGTGGTGGCAAATATGTAAATGTCAAAGTTTGGCTGTATGTAGATTATTCTACTATGCGTGTATCTGACCTATTTTGTACAGATTATGATAATAAACTTATTGATAAGGCATTTTTGCCTGAAACATTTGTTTCAGTAAATGAAGATGGCATTGTCAATTATAGTAGACATAAAGAAGATGTCCCTGTTGTAGCAACAGGCATTTCTGCAAAAGAGACTTCTAATGGAGATACCACAAAATTAACAAAGCCTACTAAATATGAAGCTATTTATTCTGATGAAACTGGTGGAGATGACCCAGCCGAAAAAGCTATAAAAGAAGCTATGGTGTCTGGTGAGGTAACTTCTGTTGTGAGTAAAAAACTCCAAACAAGGCTTGACCTTGAAAAAGAAAATGAAGAAAATATGTATTCTACTAAAGTAACCAGAGAAGATTTTGATAATGATGGTTGGCCGGTAGATAAATTTAGTGAAATTGAGGAAGAGGAGTAAAATCCTCTCCTTTGGTTAACATTATGATAGATAAAGACGAATTATTAAAACGTGTTACACCTGAGATTGTGATTGAAATAATGGATGAAAACGGCGCTCCTTTAAATCATACAAGCAGAGATGGTTCAACTGGACAGCAGCTTTTGTGGTTTAAAACTATTTGTCATGGAGGTTCTAAACCTAAACTCTGTTATTTCACTCAGTCAAAAAACTTTTTCTGCTATACTTCATGTGGAGCAATGAGCTTTTTTGAGGGGATTAAAAGAATTAGAAATGTAAGAGATAAAGACTTTTATAAGGGTGTTATTCTTTATATCGCCGATAAAGTTGGGTTAAAATCAACTCAAGAAAAGGGTTTTGGTACTTATCGTAAAGATGATAGAGACGATATGAGAACCCTTGAAGATAGTATGAGTATTTCTGGTTGGGGAGATTGGCGCGAAAAAATTAAAAATCAAAACGAAAATATCAATAACAAAATTATTCAAGACGAAACAATTTTAAACTATTTTGAAAATAAGATTTATGATGGATGGCTCAAAGAGGGCATTTCAGAAAAATCCATGAAAAAGTATGGAATTAAATGGTATGAATATCAAAAGCATATTATTATTCCACATCGAAATGAAGATGGACAGTTAATTGGTATTCGTCGCAGAAGTCTCAAACCAGAAGATAAAAATAATAAATATATGCCTGAATTTATTGAGGGTAAAGATTATGGGCATTCTTTAGGTCTGAATCTATATGGCCTTTATGAAAATAAAGCCGCAATAGAAGAACGTGGCAAAGCTATTATTGTTGAGGGAGAAAAAAGTGTTTTGCTTTCAGATACTTATTTCGGTAAGAATAGTATTGCTGTAGCTACTTGTGGCTTCTCTGTTTCTAATAAGCAAGCTAATCTTTTAGGAGACCTTGGCGTAAGACAGGTTTACCTTGGATTTGATAAAGACTTTGACGAGTTTGACTCTAAAGCAGTTAAGGAGTACAATAGCAATCCTGCAACTAAAAGAGACTTTGAGATGTATAAAAACAAAATTATTTCCATTGCTTCAAAATTAGCTGGAATGGGTTTTGCAGTTTATATTATCAAAGATAAAGAGGGTAAACTTAAAATCAAAGATTCTCCTTTTGATGAAGGTAAAGAAACATTTCAAAAGTTATTCGCAAGTGCAGAAAAGTTTGATATGAATAAGTTGAAGTGGAATCAAGGGTGATAATTATGTAGACGAGGATAAATAATAAATGAAAAAGTTACAATGGAAGACAAGATTTAATACTTAGTTTAAGGAAGAAGTAGATTTCTTAGATACTCTTCTTGAAAGCTATGGTATTACAGACATAAAGAGTTTTGTTCATCCTGTCAGAAGTGAGTTGAATGACCCATTCTTGATGAAGAATATGGATAAAGCTGTAGAATTAGTCCATGATAAATTAAAAGAAGATTGTAAAATTCTAATTTATGTGGATGGAGATTGTGATGGTGCAATGGCAAGTTCTGCCTTAACTCAGATTCTTAAATATATTAAACCTGATGTTAAGTTAGACTATACTTACGCTTTCCAGAAAGACCACGGACTTACTATGAGTAAGTTAGCAAATTTTACAAAAGATGAATTTGGATTGATTATAATTCCAGATGCATCAATGGAAGCTAAAGATGCTATTGAAATCACAAGGAATTTTTCTGCTCCTATTTTAGTTCTCGACCACCATTTAGTTTCATCTGAGACTCAAGATACTTGGACTGGCGAATGGATGGATAGAGAAAAGGCAATTTCTATTTATAAAGAGAACCCGTCTGAATATAAGACTCGTTTTCATACGGATTGTTATGTAAATTATTGTTTGCCTGTAAATAGTACAGATGGTCAGTATCCTTGTACTGCGATTTGTGGTACAGGAGTTGTAATGAAATTTGCAGAAGCCTATTGTGAAAAATATAATGTTAATACAGAAATTCTCGACAATATTATGGAGCTTGTTTCACTTGCTGAGATAGCAGACGGAATGGACAGCATGAAGCTTGAAGCAAGATGGTATATGCTTGAGGGACTAAAAGAGTTCTATTGGCATAATGATTTCATTAAAGAGCTTTGTGACCGTTTGGCTGACGAAATGCCTTATGGTAGAACTATTAGTTCTATGGGCTGGACTATTGCTCCTAAAATTAATGGCGTATTTAGATATGGCACAGAAGAAGAAATTGTTAATATGTGTCGTGCTATTCGCGGAGAGCAAGAAACAATAATTTATAAACCTCGACGTAAGAGCAAGAATGACCCTGTACCAGAACCAAAAGAGCATACTCTTCAATGGGATATGGCAAGGACTTGTTGTAATGTAAAGAGTAGACAAGATACAGCAGTACGTTCATTCATGGAAAAAGTTGAGGAAATCATTAAAAAGACAGAAGCAAATAAAAGAAGTATTTTATTTGTTGATTGTAGTAATGTAATTGATAAGAAAACTGTAAGTGGTTTGGTTGCTGCAAAAATTGCCACAAAATATCATCGTCCAACAGTTTTAATGCGCAATTTTTCAGATGATGAATTTGGTGGTTCGATGAGAAATTATTCTCAAGGCAATGTTTCTGATTTAAAAACTTTACTTGAAAAAGCAGGAGTTATTGTTCATGGTCAAATGTGGCCTGTACACACCTTTTCCGTCTCATCAACGGGGTACTTAATAAAGTGCTAACGGGGAAGCCTTAACGTAAAGTCGATGGTAATCCCGTGGGAAAATCATTAATAAGGAAGGGAGAATAATGTATTTAATTTATCGTCATATAAATAAAATAAATGGAAAAAGTTATATTGGATAGACTTCTAATTTAAAAAAGAGAATAGGAAATTAGGGGTCTGGATATTTATCTAAAAAGAAAAATGGAGAATATGCACAACCTGCTTTTGCTTTTGCTATTTTAAAATATGGTTGGGATAATTTTGAAACTGAAATATTAAAAGAAAACTTGACTTTAGAAGAAGCCAATTTTTATGAATTTTATTATATTGAAGAATATGAATCAGAAGTCGTAACTGGAAAAGGTTATAATATTCAGAAAGGAGGACATAATTCTCCTTTGTCTGAAAAAACAAAAGAAAAAATTCGTCAATATAATTTAGAAAACGGGTCTTTTTTAACAGAACATAATCCTTTGGAGAGAGAAGTAATTTGTTTAGAGACTGGAAAAATTTTTAAAAATTGTAAAGAAGCAGAATAGAGTGTAGATGCTAATGCAAAAAATGGCAACAGAGTTGCAGAAGTGTGTCGCGGAAATTCTTCTCAAAAGAAAGTAAATGGCTTTCGCTTTCGTTATTACGAAGATATAATTTCGTATTGTATTTTTTAATAAAAAATGATTAATCCTGTAACGACTATTCCTGAAAAGGAAGTAGAATTGCTATTGATACGCAATTCGAAATGGGTGTGCTTAATTAACTAATTAAGTAAGAGATAGTCTGTGCCATTAGAAATAATGGAATAACACGCATTCGAACGCCGCTGGTATTCGTATAGAAAAAAGTAAGCTTTCTGAAATTCAAGCTAAGTGTGATGAGTTACTTCCTATTGATTCTCTTGTTACAATTCATCAGGTTGATTGGCAAGTAGACTTGGCTGATTTGAAGAAAGAATATATCTCAGAGGTCGCAGAAAATTATGCTATCTGGGGTAATACTGTTCCATCTCCTACTTTCGCCATTACTGGTATCAGGGTAAATGCAAGTCAGATTACTCGGTCTGGTCCAAATGGAGCTAAGACTTTTATTCGTTTTAAGGCTAATAATATTTCTTTTGTTAAGAAGTATTGTGCTGCTGGCGAATTTGATACCATGACTATGAAAGATAGAGTCGGATTTGGGGTTAGTAAAAAGAATCTTTTGATGAATGTTATTGGTGAGTTCCAGTATGAAAAATATGAGGATAAAAATTATCCTGTTGTAAAGATTCTTTATTATGATGTTGAAGAAGACCTTGAGGCTAATGAAGCTGATAAGCAAAAAATGGCTGGTGGAGATTGGTCTGAGATTGAAGAATCTACATCTAAAAATAAAAAGGTTGTTGCAAAAAACGCAACGCCTATTGCACAAAAGGAAGAAAAGAAAATTGATGCTGATGAGTATCGGGACGATTTCTATTTCTAAAAAGATTTTAAAGTTATGAACTTTTGAACTATATAGGGAAACTTTCTTATAGGAAGTTTCCCTTGACAGATATACTTAGACGTGATATAATATAGACAAATTTATGAGAAAGGAGAAGAATAATCGAATGTTTGTAGGTTTACATAATCATACTGATAATGGGTCAAACATTCGCGGATTCCTTGATAGCACTAATACTATTAAAGGACTTCTCGAATACACGCTTTAGGTAGGACACAAAGGGGTAGCTATTACAGACCATGATTCTGTCGCAGCTCATGTTAATGCGCTTACGCAAATGGCAGAGTTTCATGAGAAAGACCCCGAAAAATGGAAAGATTACAAATTAATTCTTGGTAATGAGATTTATCTTTGTAGTCGTAAAGTAATTGAAGAAGACAAGGATTATGTTTTCTATCATTTTATTCTTATTGCGAAAGATGAAGTTGGACATAAACAAATTCGTGAATTGAGTACAAGAGCATGGATTGATAATTCATTTACTTGGGTTAATATTCGTACTCCTACTTATTATGACGATTTATTTGAAGTTGTTGAAGCTAATAGAGGGCATTTAGTGGCTTCGACAGGTTGTTTAGGTGGATTTGCGCCCAAGTTGATTCTTCAAGCATATAAGGAAAATCCTTCGCAACCAGATTATCATAAGGTAAGAAAATGGCTGTCTCGAATGGACCAGTGTTTTGGACATGGGAATTTTTTTCTTGAATTACAACCGTCTATTCAAGAAGAACAAAAAATTGTTAATCAAGCTTATATTGAATTGTCAAAAGAACTTGATATTCCTTATGTTATCACTACTGATGCTCATTATCTTAAAAAAGAAGATAGACCTATTCACGAAGCTTTTCTCAAATCAAATGATGATAGTGGAAAAGAGCGTGAAGTGGGAGATTTTTACGCTTCAACTTATGTAATGTCAGAAGAGGAAATTCATTCTTATATGGATGAATATCTTGGAGCAAAAGTAGTACAACAGGGTATTGATAATACCATGTTAATTTATAATATGGTTCAAGAATATACTTTGTTTGCAAATCTTGAAATTCCTTATGAGCCAGATGATTTAACAGAGCCTAATCCAGTATTAGTCGAAAAATATGTTAAATATATTCCAATGTTAGATTGGTTTGTTAAATCTGATTTTAACGGAGACCGACATCTTGTTCGAGAAATTGTAAATCGTATCGAAAAAGATAGTGATGAATTAGCTAATAAAGAAACTTACGATGCAATTCAAACGTGTCTTGAATCGGTAAAAGCAAGCTCAGAAGCAAATAAAGCTCATTGGTCTGCTTATTTATTACAAACCAGAGACCTCGTAAATGCTTGTTGGGAAGTTGGTAGTTTAGTTGGTCCCTCTCGTGGCTCAGGTCTTGGTTTTATTCTTCTTTATATTTTAGGTATTACTCAAGTTAATCCTTTAAAAGAAGACGTAAAAACGTATCATTGGCGCTTTCTTAATCCAAAACGTGTTAGTCCTTTGGATGTGGATGTGGATTTTGAGAATGCCTATAGAGATGATGTTATTGCTTTACTTCAGCATAAATATTGTGGAGACAATCAAAAAGCTGGAAATCGTCGTGTAATGAAAGTTCAAACACTTTCTACGATGAAAGCCAAAAGTGCCTTGCAAACAGCTTGTCGTGGCTTAGGCTACGCTTCAGAAGAAGGACAGTTTCTTGGTTCTTTTATTAGTCAAGAACGTGGCATTCAGTATACTCTTAAACAAACTTATTATGGAGACGAAGAAAACAATCTTCCTCCCAATCAAGAATTTAAGAATCTTATGGACGGTCAATATAAAGATGTTTGGGAAGTTGCCCAAAACATTGAGGGCTTAATTAGTGGTGTTGGTAGTCATGCAGGAGGAGTTATTCTTTCAGCAACAGATGTTGTAGACCACGCTGCGCTGATGAAAACAGCAAGTGGAGATATTATTACTCAATTTGACCTTCATGCCGCAGAAAAAGTATCTCTCATCAAATGGGACCTCCTTTCGATAGACGCATTACAAAAGGAGCACGTTTGTCTAAATCTTCTTATGGAAGATGGTTATATTAAAGACCAAGGTAATATTAGAGATACTTATGAAAAATATCTTGGCGTTTATAAAATTGAGCGAAACAATCCTGAAATTTGGAATATGCTCAATGAGCATAAAGTAATGTCTTTTTTCCAAATGGAAAAGCAAACAGGCTATCAAGCTATTGCTGTGGCCAAACCTGAAAGCCTTTCTGACCTTTCTGCTTTAAATTCAGTAATGAGACTTATGGCTCCAGAACCACGGGCAGAAGCTCCCTTGGATAGATTTGGTCGATTTAAAAAAGATATTACACTTTGGTGTAAAGAAATGACTGATTATGGTTTAACAGAACATGAGCAAGAAGTAGTAAAAAAATATGCTGGAAAGAATTATGGACTGTTGCCCAATCAGGAAGATTTTATGATGGTTGTTCAAGACCCCGAAGTAGGTGGATTTGACTTACTTTGGGCTGATAAGTTAAGGAAAAGTATTGCTAAAAAGAATCCTAAAGCTTATCTTGAATTACAGCAAGAGTTCTATGATAATATTAGAGAAAAGAACCTTAGCCCCAAATTGTGTCATTATGTTTGGGATGTATTAATTTCAATGAATCGTGGCTATGGTTTTAATGCGTTGTTGTGGCGCACACAAGCTTAACCGTTTCATCAACGGGGTTAATCTCTTTTAAGGATTGGCAATCTTAGGGATTAGCTAACGAGGGTAAAATCTCGTGTCAAATCAAAACAAATTAATATTGAAAGGAGGAATAAATGTTTATATATAAAATTACAAACTTAAAAAATGGTAAAATTTATATTGGACAAACAAACAATTTTGAAGCTCGTATGAGGAATCATAAATCTTGTGCTTTTAATTCTAAAGCAAGAGAATACGGACTCCATTTGTATTATGCTATTCGTAAATATGGCTGGGAAAATTTTTCAAAAGAAATTATAGAAAATATTCCAGATGAAGAGAGTCAAGAATATGTGGATGAAAGAGAACGTTTTTATATTTCTTTTTATGATTCTACAAATCGAGATAAAGGATATAATGTAGATTTAGGTCGGCAAAATGGAGCTAAAAAACAAAAATTAACATTTGAACAAAAAGTGTCTTTAAGTAAGATTTTTACTTTAGAAGAGATAAAAGATATTCAGCAAATGTTAATTGATGGTAAACCTTTAATTGAAATTAGAGAAAAGTATTATCCTCGTTTAACGGATAGTCTATTGACCAATATAAATACGGGTTTAAATTTTAAAAGAGAAGATTTAATTTATCCTTTACATGATTATATGCATGATGGGCATTCGGATATGTTTACTCGACAAGAACAAGAAGAAATACAAAAAGAATTACAAGAGGGTAAATTAACTTATGCTGAATTGGCTAAAAAATGGGATATAAAATCTGTTCGGATGTTATCTATGATTAATAACGGAAAAATTTGGAAAAATGATAAATTACAATATCCATTATCAATTCGTGGGAATTCTCGTTTACATAATTTTAATTCATGGGTTAAACTTGTTCAAAAAGATTTAATGGAAAGTAGCCTAAATCAAACTGAAATTGCAAAGAAATACCAAAAAAGTTATTCAACAATAAAAAAAATCAACAGCGGAAGTTCTTATTATAATGAGAATTATCAATACCCATTAACTTCTAATAGGAAAAAAGAATTTTAATTTGTTTTGAAAATGATGTATCGACTATCTTGGGTTAGACCGAGAGTACGGGAGCTATTGATACGCTCTTGGAAACAGCTTGCGACTGCTAAGAATGCCAAAACTTAGACACAGAAAAGTCGTAAAAAATAGTCAGTTTTAACAAAAAGCACATACGTTAGCCTATTCAATCGTAGGACTTCAAGAAGCAAATCTTGCTTATCATTATCCTGTCCTTTATTGGAACTCAGCAAATTTGATTTCTGATTCAGGCGGAGAAGATGGTAATGTAAACTATGGTAAAATTGCAAAAGCAATTAGTAATATTCAAAAAGAGCGGACAAAAGTAGCTCTCCCTGATATTAACAGAGTAAAATTTGGTTTCCGTCCGAACGTAGAACTTAACGAAATTATTTATGGGCTTAAGCCTATTCAGGGAATTGGAGCAAAAGTAGCAAATGGAATCATTAGTCATCAACCTTATGCATCCATGCAAGATTTTTATAATAAGATGCAATCTTTTAAAGAAGAAGCTCTTGAAAACAAGTTTGGTGATGCGGCAATGATTCAACTTATAAAAGCAGGTTGTTTTGACGACCTTGAAAAGAAACCAAGAACTGAAATTATGGCAGATTTTATCCGCCAAATTTCAAGTCCTATTACAAGTCTTAAAATGGCAAACATTGAGGACCTTAATCGTCTTGGCTTACTTACTGAAGGTCAGAAAAAATTTGAACTTCGCTTGTATCGTTTTTGTAAATATGTTTGTCAAAAACAATTTTTTTACAAGCAAGAAAAGAAATCTCCAAATACAGCCTATTATTATTTAGAGAGAAAATTTGCTGAACCTTATTTTGAAGAAAATTTTATGTCTGAAATGCAAATTACTAAAGATTACGAGCTAACAGACAATGGCTTATATGCAGTAAAGAAAGGCAGTTTAGACAGAGAATTTAATAAATTAACTAAAGACTTTAGAGAAAATGTTCTAACAAGTCAAGAAATGCTTGATGCTGTTAATAAAGACCGTTTTGATAATCTTTGGAAAGAAAAAGCCACGGGAACAGTTTCTAAATGGGAAATGGATTCTATGTGCTTTTATTATGGACCTCATGAACTTGAAAATGTTAATCGTAAAGAATACGACATTGTTAAGTTTAACGATATGCCAGAAGAGCCAGTAATTGCAGATGTATATTATTATCGCAATCAACAAAAGCCTCGATTTGTTTTAAATCGTATTTGCGGTACAGTTCTTGACAAAGACAGAACAAAACATACTGTAACATTGTTAACACCTGACGGAGTTTGTGATGTTAAATTCTATGCAGGAGCGTTTTCTTATTGGGACAAACAAATTTCTCAAATTGAAGCTGATGGGACAAAGAAAACACTTGAAAAATCTTGGTTCTCTCGCGGTAATAAAATTATGGTAACAGGTTTCCGTAGAGGTGAACAGTGGGTAGCCAAAAAATATAAAGATAGTGTTTACAATCATTCTGTCCAGTTAATTGTTGATATTGACGAAAAAGGCAACTTAGACCTTAAAACAGATAGAATCGAGGTGGACTCAGCTAATGATGTAGCAGTCTAAAATAACAGAGCAAGACAAAATTATCAAGATTCATGCTACATTAAACAATGTAATTTTCCCTAAAGGTGGGTTTTAGAGTATAACTGAGCCCACCTTCGGGATAGTATCTTGGATTATAGTGTCTGTAGATGATGGAGAACCTACAAATGATAATTTTGGTACAATTACAGTAAAGGGGACATATCCTTGTAATATATCTCCCAGAGCAAATTATATTATCATTGCAAAAGAGGTTGAACATCCTCAGTATGGAACACAATATGATTTGATTTATTTTAATGAAGAGTTTGATATGACAAAAGCTACTAATCAAAGAGCTTTTCTTAAAACTTTTTTGACAGATAATCAAATTGAAGAGTTCTTTAAAATTTTCCCTAATCCAATTCAAACATTGGAAAAAGGTAATCCAAAAGAGCTCACAAAAATTCATGGTGTTGGAGACTATATTGCCAACTGTATTCTTGAGCGTTATGAGCAAAAGAAAGATGTGGGTCAAGTTTATCTCGAGTTAGATGGAATAGGACTTTCTTCTAATTTTATTACTAAATTAGTTCAAAAGTACAAAAATCCATCAGTTATAGTTTCCAAAGTAAAAGAAAATCCTTATTCATTAATTAAAGATATTGACGGAGTAGGATTTTTAACTGCTGATGCAGTAGCTCAAAAAGCAGGATTTAATAAAACAGATGTTCGAAGAATTAAGTCTTTTATTACTTGGTTTTTAAATAAAGAGGGTGATGAAGGACATTCGTATATTTCTGCGCAGGAATTAAATGCAAATATTTTTGAAACATTAGGTTCTCCACAAGAGATTGTAGAAAATTATGATGTTCCAGAAGATGCAGATAGTTCTATTCCACGAAACAATATTGCCAAAGCTATAAAAGAGCTTCAAGATGAAGGGATAATAGTTCTTGAAAATAGTGAGAGAAAAGCAGACCGTAGGGTTTATTTGACTAAATTCTATAATCTTGAAAGAGATATTGCTTATCATTTAAAGAGACTTCTCAATGCTCATAGTGATTTTGTCATTGAAAACTTTGATGAAAAAATCAAAAAAGCAGAGGAAGACCAAGGATTTGAATTTACTCAAGAGCAAATTGATGGTATAAAATTAGGTTGTGAAAAACAAGTCTGTATGATAACTGGTCTTGCAGGTAGTGGTAAATCAAGCCTTGTAAATGGTATACTTACTGTTTTAAACAATTATACTTTTGCTCAATGTGCTCTTTCAGGAAAAGCTGCTGCGAGACTGCAAGAAGTTACAGGAGTTTCAGGAAAAACAATTCATCGTTTACTCGAATACAGTGGAGATGGATTTGTTAGAAATGAAGAAAATCCACTTGAAGAGAACATCATTGTTCTTGATGAAATTTCTCTTGTTGGCGGTGAAATCTTCTTAGATTTGCTTAAAGCAATTCCTAATGGCTCTAAGTTAATTATGTTAGGTGACTTTGGGCAGTTAAGCTCTGTGGGTCTTTTAAATCTTGCTTATGATATGATGAATAGTAATCTTATTCCAGTAGTAAAATTACAACAAGTTCATCGTCAAGCAAAGTCTTCTGGTATATTAACGATAGCTTATCAAGTGCGTAATGGTTATCAACTTTATGAAAACTATGCACAAGAAAGTATTGAAACTGTCGGAGAAAAGAAAGACATGATAATAGATGTCAGTCCTGATAGTGATGATGATAGAGATAAGATATTGCAATACTTTGAAGAATATTATAACTCTCCTTTAGTGGGAAGAGATATTGAAAAAATTCAGGTAATTTCTCCTGTTAAAGAGAGAGGAGATACTTGTGTATTTAATTTGAATCAAGACATACAAGAACTTGTTAATCCGATAGACCCGTTTAAAAGAAATTATGTTGTAAAGAAACAGCATAAAAAGGTTGACAAAGATTTTAGTTATGTGATTCAAGAGAATGATAAAGTTATGTGTATTAAAAATAATTATCGTGTTTTTAATACAAGTGGGGCTCAATCTGCAATGTTTAATGGTTGGACAGGAATTGTAAAGAAAATTGATGATGATAACATGATTGTCGATTTTACTTTGGGAGATTGTCCGATTATTATTCCATTAAAAGAAGTTGGCAACTATATTATTTTGGGATATGCAAGTACAGTCCATAGACTCCAAGGAAGTTCCGCAGATGTGGTAATTGGAGTGTTAAATTGGGGTTGTCCTCCAAACATGGCTTCAAAAGAGCTTGTATATACTTTAATTACTCGTGCTAAGAAAAAATGTATTTTGGTTGCAAATACGGGAACTTTAAGAAGTGCGATAGGAACTGATTCAGTAGCCTATAAGAGAACATTTTTGCCAGAGATGCTTCAGAAAGATTTTTATTGGCTTCGAGCAGAATACAATAAAGAGAAGAAAGCAAAAGATGAAGCAATTAGGGCAAGGATGAAAGAGATTATGGCAAATGCTGTAAATGTTTCTGAAGAATCTGAAGAAGCAGAAAGTTCAGAAGAAAATTCTTAATAAAAACGCAAAAAGCTCTTGACAATCAAGAGCTTTTGTGTTAGAATACAGACACTAAGATAAAAAGTAAGATAGGATAAAAGGTGGCTTTTATATGTCTTCTAATTCTAATAAATATTTTTATTCTAACTGTTTCATTGAAATGGTTAAGGCTAAAATTAAAAATCCTAAAGTCAAAGTAATGTATCTTCCTATTTTCCTAAATGAAGTTCCTTGCCCTCATTGGATGTGGCTTGATGAAGATGGAGAGCATGATTTTCATTGTAAAGGAAAACTACCTTGGTGGAAATGGATTTGGCATAAAGGCTATATAAGAACATTCCATCGAGGATGTTATAAAGGCTGTATTATGCAGATGATTGAAAAGAAATATTATGAGGGAAAGTATGAATAAGTCGAATATCCCAGCTACTTTTAAAGAAGTTGGTTTCAATGAAAGTTTTCATATGGGAAAATCTGAGAAATTTTCCTATTATATAGATAAAAACCTTGACTTTTGGTGTGAGCTTGAGGGAGGAGAAATTATTAAATGTCCTTCGGCTTATCGTATTGATGCATTTACTTTTACTTGGTCTGGCTGTCGTTATTGGTATGATGAAGAGACTAAGCGCCATTATTATGTAAATCCATTTTATGATGGAGAAACATTTTATCTCTATGCAGATAGTTTCGGAGAACTGCTTGAGCTTATTAGAAAATTTGTAGAGCCAAGTGATGAAATAGGAGATGTACTTGATTCTTCTACCGAAATGAAAACATATAGGAATACAATAACAGAAATTTTTAAAAATTAAGGAATAATTATTATGAATCGTGAACAACGTAGACAAACTGTAAAGAATCTTCAAAAGAAAGGTCTCAAGAGAGAATCCGCTGAGACTATTGTTGAACGCATGGATTTTACCGAACATCATTTTAGCAGAGATGTTTGGGAAGGTGAAAAGGTTAAGTTGAACTATAACCGAATCACTCATTATAAGGATTGGAAAATTCTTCGTCAGGAATATAGAGATTTTGTAGAAGCTAATAAAGATACTGTTTTTACAGTAGAATTTGATGATATTCGCAAAAAGGAAGCTGAGAAGAATGATGGGTTGAGTGGTCTTTGCCAGTTTGTAGAGGATACCACTCCTGTGAAGTGGTTGTTCTATGCTATTGACCTCATTCCTGAACCCAACCAGACTCGTCCTAAGACTGAGACTGAACTTCAGAATGAAGCATTTTTGGCTCATGTCAATGAAGTTTTAAAAGGTATTGAGTAATGGAAAAAACTGTTGTTGGGGATAAATATGTTTTTGTCCCCTCAGAAGAACAAAAATTAGCAGATGATTGTCTGCAACTTTTAAGCGAAGAAGTAAAAAGGCTAAATCCTGATTGCGAAAAAGTTGCGACATTATCTTTTGATGATAAAATTTATGTTGTGCCTGTAGATGGTAATAAACCTTTAATGGTGATGTTTGATACTGATGAAGTTTGGAAAGTATCGGTAGACCCAGAAAATGAAAAGGAATTAATTGCTGAACGTTTTGCTACAAGAGAAGAGCGAGAGGAAATTCTTAAGGCTTTAGCTATGGGTGGAATTAATGCGTTTAGAGTGGAGGATTAACAATGACTAATCTTGTAATTATGGTTGGACCTGTCGCAAGTGGTAAATCCACTTTTGCAAACAACATTAAAAATGTATACGAACGAAATGGACAGAAAACTATTATTGTTTCCTCTGACCAGATTCGCGTTGATTTGTATGGTGATATTAATGACCAGACTCATAATGATGAAGTCTTTAAGGAAGTTCGTCGTAGAATTAACAACTGTATTGGGAAAATGAATGTCATTGTAGATGCTACCAGTATTAATGTAAAGTCTCGTATTCCTCTACTTGACCTTGTTCGTAAAAATTCAGATGTGCGTAAAATTGCTATGGTTATGACTACTCCTGAACCTGTATGCAAGATGCTTAATCGTAAGCGTGAGCGAAAAGTCCCTGAGTATGTTATTGATAAGCAGATTGGAAAATTTGAGATTCCTTTTTATGAAGAAGGGTTTGATGAAATTAATTTAATTGATTGGAATAGCGGATATTTTAGTTATGCTAAAGATGAATTAATAAGAACAATAGTTGATAAAGATGTTATTCAAGATTTTATGAGAGGATTTGACCAGTGCAATTCTCATCATAAGTATACTCTTGATGTGCATTGTCAAAAGTGTGCAGAAGAAGTCGCAAAACGAACCGATAATGAAATCCTTATTCGCGCAGCAGAAATCCATGATTATGGGAAGATGTTGACGCAGGAAGAAAAACCTGATGGTAGTGGTGAATGTCGCTATTATAGCCACCATAATAAGGGTTGTTATGAGTTAATGCATCTTCTTGCATGGGTTGGTTTCGAAGATTATGATAAGTGTCTTGAGTGCTTATTCTATGTAAACTTTCATATGTTGCCCTTCTTTATTGAGACCGAAAAGGCTCAGAAAAAGTGGGAGAAAATTATGGGAAAGGAAAAGCTTGATAATCTTTTCTTATTTAATAAATGTGATAGGATTGCAAGTGGTACACAGTAATGTGGAAGCATCCTCTGCTTGGATATATTAAAGAAGTAAAAGCTCTATATGCTTATAATCACAATCCTATTCAAGATTGGAATTTTAAGCATTGGCTTGAATACCTTTCTGAACAATCAGAAAAAGCTTATATTGTAAGTCTTTTGGATTTGCTTGATGTATTTGAGCCTCTTGATATGACCATTGATAATGAATATGTGCTTTTCCATTACAAGGGTTTTATTGACCTTAGTGATATGGGATATTCTGAGGAAACCTTTTTCTATCTATATGATGGACTTTATCGAGAGTGTCGTTCTTGTGTCTTTGATGTAAAGAAAGAAGAACTTGTACTTTGTTCTCTAAATAAATTCAAGAATATGGGGGAAGATGCTTTTGATTGGTCTGAAAAGGCTATTCGAGAAAAGTATACTTCTGCTCAAAAAATTTGGATTACCAATAAAATGGACGGTAGTTATCAGCAATTCCGATATATTACTAATTCTGATGGTTCTGGAACAATTTTTGGGTCGGGTTCTCAGGCTATTAGTCTGAATGAATCTTGGAGACTAAAAGAGGGATTTGGTCTTTTGACTGATTCTCAAAAGCAAATGATTAAGGATTATCCTGATTATACTTTTATTTTTGAGTTCATTTCTACTAAAAATGCTATTGTTGTTCATTATACTAAGGAACAAGAGGGAATGTATCTAATTTCTGCTCGTTCTTGTGTTGATGGAACTGAGATGGATTTTGATACTGTTCGTAGTATTGCTACTCTTTATGATAGTAAGATGGTAGAGTATTACGATTCTGAAAATCTGGATTCGCTTCTTGCTCAGGTTGATAACTTTTCTTCTAATGAAAAAGAGGGCTGGGTTATCCGTATGCGAGATGAGAACGATAATGATTTTCGCGTGAAAGTGAAAGTAAACGATTACGTTTTAATGCATCGTGTGATTAGTAAGCAAGTGTCTCCTAATGCAGTAATTGAAGCGCTGGCTTATGACAAGTATGATGATTTCTATTCTAAAGTCCCCGATGCTTTCAAAGATATTGTAAAGGGTTTTTATCTTGAGACTGTAAATTATATTAATACTCGTACTACTGCGGCTATGAATTGGTATTATCAGATGATGGAAGAGCTTAAAGACCAGCTTAAAAATTATCCTGAAAATTATATTAATAAGCTTAAGATGGTATGGATTAGTGAAAATGTGCCTAAGTGTATTGCAAGTGATGTAAGGAACATGGTAAATGAGAAAGAGACTCAATATCTTATTCGTCGTGGTTTTCCTTATCGTCACGCAGAGATTCTTAAACTAAAGAATCAGCATGAAAAGGCTATTAGACAAGCAAAAGAAAGACAAAACAATTTAAAGAAAGAAGAGTGATTACAATGGTTAATGTAAAGATTAAGAAGTTGACCGAGACAGCAAAGATTCCGACAAAGGCTCATGCAGAGGACGCTGCTTTTGACCTGTATGCTGACATTCCCAATGATACTTTTATTCCTTGGGGTAGCACAGAAGGGCGTAATGGTTTGAAGATTCTTCCTCATACCACTGTAAAGGTTGGAACAGGTTTAGCAATGGCAATTCCTAATGGTTATTGGGGTGCTATTTATGCTCGCAGTGGTATTGCAACGAAACAGGGATTGCGTCCTGCTAACGCCGTAGGATGTATTGATTCAAACTACCGTGGCGAAATCATTGTAGCTCTCCATAACGATTCTTCGGAGACTCAGATTATTGAGCATGGGCAGCGAATTGCACAGTTTATGCTTGCACCAGTAATCCTGACAGAGTTTGAAGAGACTGACAATCTTGATGAGACTTCTCGTGGAGCAGAGGGCTTTGGAGATTCTGGCAAATTCTAATCGTATAGACGATAATAAAATTCAGTTTTTATTTTGAGGTAAAAATAAATGACTTTTAATTTTAAGTGTGACAAGTGTGGCACTCGTGTAGGTGTTGACCTCGCTGAGAATTTGCCTGATTTTGAAACTCCTCGATATGAGGAAGATGGGACAATTTTCTTCAAGGATGCTCATATGATTTGTCCTGTTTGTAAGGGTGAGATGAGCTTCGTTTTTGAAGAGAGTGAAGATTAGAATAATAGGGAGGACCAGTAATGGCTACTCCCAATTATAATAAATTACTTTTTTATGATACGGAAACAGTAGGGATTAAACCCCCTTATATTATAAGTTTGGGCTATATCTTATGTGAAAACAATAAAATTGTTAAAAGAGATATAATCAAATGCAATCCAAAATATCACATTTCAGAGGGCGCATCTAAGGTAAATGGATTTACAGATGAGATGGTAAAAGATTGGCCAACTTTTGAGGAAGAGTGGCCTAAGATTGCACCATATTTTGAAAATGCTATACTTGTTCGGCATAACTTACCCTACGATATTGGCAGTATTAAGGCAGAATTTAAACGTTATAACCTGCCTGAACTTCATGGGTATTATGTAGATACTTTACCTATAGCAAGAAAGTATATTCCAAAGCCCGAAGTGCCGAATCATAAGTTAGGAACTCTTTGTGAATATTTTGGTATTAATCTTGAAAATGCGCATACTGCTGACGCAGATATTTATGCAACTATGAAGTTATTTAATAGATTAGTTAGAATTACAAAAGGACAAATGGACGTAAAGGAGTTTTAAAGAATATATGGTAACACTTTATTCTACAGGGTGTCCAAGATGTAAAGTTTTGGAAAAGAAATTAACTCAGAAGAATATTGAATTTGAGTTAAAAACTGATTTTGATGTTAATGCTTTTCTTGAAAAGGGATTTTCTTCTGTGCCACTTTTGGAAGTTGGCGGAGAAATTTTAACTTTTGAAAAGGCAAATCAATGGATTAATAATAATTAAAGGGGGAATTTTATATGGATATTTCACTTCGTCTAACCAAAGACTTTGAAAGATGCCTTGAAGACCTAAAAAAGAAATACGGTGAAGATTTCGAATATATTAACGGTGTTCATTCAAGTTAGCTGGATTTTTCTGAGTTCCTTGATAAATTTGTAAATCAGAGCACTATGGCAGATGCAACAATTGACCCCAATGCTAATGCTAATCATCGTGATATTCGTTCTTTTATGACAGAAAAAGGAAAGAGCGAAGATAAGCTTTTTGGGCTCAATAAAATTTTCCTTGAAATTAAAAAGAAATGGGGACTTCGTACTGCTAAAGCTTGGCTTGAATAGGAATTTAGTAAAGGATTTTATTTGAATGATTCTTCGTCTGCCAGTTATTTTCCATATTGTTGGGCGAATGATTTGAGTCGTTTAGCAAGAGAAGGGTTGTTTTTCCTTGGAGGATATAATAACCAACCCCCCAAACATTTGGATACTTATTTTGACGATGTTATTGAATTCGTTTCATTCCTCAGTAACCGTCAATCGGGCGCAGTTGGGCTCCCGAATGTAATTATTTGGGCTTATTATTTCTGGAAAATAGATGTACAAAATGGACATTATTTTAATGACCCCGATACTTATTTAAAACAATATTTTCAAAAATTTGTTTATAGACTTAATCAGCCCTTCTTAAGAATTGACCAATGTGCGTTCACAAATGTTTCTATTTTTGACCGTCCTTATCTCGAATCTTTGTTTGGCGGTCTTGAATTTCCTGACGGTTCATTTGCTATTGACCAAATAGAAGAAATTATGAAGTGTCAGCGTTTGTTTATGGATGTGGTTAGCGATATTCGAACTGAGAATATGTTTACTTTCCCCGTGTTGACTTATTCCCTTTTATATAAAAATGGAAAGTTTGAAGACGAGGAAACGGCAAGATGGGCTTGCTATCATAATATTAAATGGTCGGATTCTAATTTCTTTGTATCTGATAATGTGGGTGTTCTTTCAAATTGTTGTCGTTTGCTTTCAGATACACAAAAACTTGATGCTTTTGTCAACTCTATTGGTGGCACAGCATTGTCTGTGGGCTCTTGTCGCGTAAGCACAATAAATCTTATGCGTATTGCTTACGAAACTAAATTTAACAAGAAAAAATATATCGAGCTTCTTAAAGACCGTGTTCTTTTGGATTGTAAAGCTTTGACCAGTATGCGTCATATTCTTAAGCGAAATATTGAAAAAGGTTTGCTTCCTAATTATCAAGATGGAGCAGTTGAGCTTGATAAACAATATTGTACCATTGGTATTCTTGGTATGTATGAAGTTATTGACTCTTTTGGTTTGGTTGAAACTGATGAGTTTGGAAATAAAAGCTACACTGATGAAGGACTTGAATTTGCTTCTGAAATATTAGATACAATTAATCAGGTTAAGGATGAATTCGAGTGCGATTTTTCTTTTAATGTTGAATCTATTCCACGGGAAAATTGTGCTGGCGTAATATGTACTGCTGACAATCTTTTGTTTGAACAGGACAAATATTTTATTTATTCTAATCAATGGGTTCCGTTAACAGAGCAATGCACCATTCAAGAAAAATGTCGTCTTGGTAGTATATTAGATAAAAAATGTGGTGGCGGTTGTATTGCTCATATTGACATTGAAAATCGTTTCCCAACTAAAGAGTCTGCATGGGATATGCTTAACTATGTAGCATCTAAAGGCGTAATCTATTTTGCGTTTACTACTAAAATTAGTGTTTGTGAAGATAAACACTCTTTTATTGGTGTTCAAACCTGCCCTATTTGTGGCAAACCTGTGGCAGACCAATATGCCAGAGTGGTAGGATTTTATACTCCTGTTAGCAGCTACCAAAAAATTAGAAAGAAAGAATTTAATTTAAGACGCTGGTACAATGTGCTTGATGCCGATTCTATTATGAAAGGTTAAAATTATGGAAAATAAAATTCATCTTAAAGGTGTAATTATGGAGGACTTTGTAAATTATGCGAAGCCCTCTATCTTCCTAATCACTTGTCAATGCGATTGGAAATGTTGTCATGAGGCAAATATTCCCATTTCTGTATGTCAGAATGAACCTATTGTAAGACAACCCACGAAAGAATTTTTAATTTCTTCTGTTTACAAGGCTTATATTGAGAATGAAATTACAAAGGCAATTGTCATAGGAGGACTTGAACCCTTCATGCAATTTAATGAGATTTTATCTCTTTTAAAATATTTCAGAGAAAATAACTGTTATGATGACTTTGTAATTTATACTGGATATTATAAAGAAGAAATAGAAAAAGAAATTGAGCAATTAAAACAATATCCTAATGTAATCTTAAAGTATGGACGATATAAACCTAATACTCCATCTCGTTTTGATGAGGTTCTTCAAATTACTTTAGCTTCAGATAACCAATACGCAGAAAGGATTTCCTAATGTTAAAAATTGTTTTAAATGATGATGCTGATTTAGTAGAGGAAACTAATAGACAATTAGCTGAAATGAGAGCTAAATATGGAAAGCAATATTGTCCATGTGGCTTAACACAAACTGATGATATGGTTTGTATTTGCAAATCTTTCCGAGAACAAAATTTTGCAGGGGAATGTAACTGCGGAAAATACAAAAAAGTTGAAGTTTGATTTTAAGGAGGAACACAATAATATATTGTGTTCCTCCTTTTTTATTCTTTTTTGTTTTATAAATTTTTCTTGACAAAAGAGATAAGACATGGTATAATCTCAGTAAGAATATAAAAACGGAGGTCCTGATTTATTAATACACGAATTGAAGAAAGACTTGAAACAGATTTTAACACATTAACTGAAAAGGGTTTTGAAGTTGTTGGGGTGTTTGTGGCAGGTTCGAACAATTATGGATTAGATGATTCCAGTAGTGACCTTGACACAAAGGCAATTGTGCTTCCTCATTTTGAAGATATTGTTCGTTCTAAACAATGGGTAACAGATACAATCATTAACGCTGACGATTCGCACACGGAAGTTAAAGACATTCGTAATATGTTTGATTGTTATAAGAAACAGAACGTCAATTTTCTTGAGACTCTTTTTACAAAATATTATTATTTAAATCCTGATTATACAGGTGAGTGGCTTGGAGCAATTGTTAAGAATCGAGAAAAAATTGCTCATTATGACGAATGCAGAGCTATCAAAGCAATGTATGGTAATATGCTAACAAAGTATAAAAATATGTATAAGTCTATGCCACATAGCGCAGCCGAAATTGAACAGTATGGGTACGCTTTAAAAGATTATCATCATTTAATGAGACTGGCACAATTTATTAGGAGATATATTTCAGGCGAGAAATATGAATCTATTTTAATTGCAGAAGACCGAGAAAAGCTTATCGAATATAAGCGTATAGGTTTCCCTCTCGAAGAAGTTTCCAAGATTGCAGAAGAAACTCTTAATACGACAAAAAAGTTAGTGGATGATACTTTAGTAGAGTGGGAACAGACTAAAAAGGTAGATAAAGAAGTAGAAGATATTTTGCATCAAGTAGAATTTGATTTTATTAAACAAAGTCTTTTACATGATTTGGAGACAGAAAATGGATAAAAACGAAAAATTGTGGTTTTCGCCCAAAAAACGACCGTCATACCACAATATATTGTGGTCAGAGGATTTTAGAGACACAAGATGTTGTGGTGAACAAGCAAATAAAATCCATCTTTTATTTGGGGATGTTTCGGACGATGAATATAAAAAATTTTAGACGCAAAAGATGATTGGAGACACGCATAATGGAGAAGATTACTTTAGACAAAATCAATATTGGAAATATTGTAGTCGCAAGAAATGGTTGGACTGGTTATATTACAGAAATTGAGGAAGTCGATAACAGCTTCGTTTCGAATTTAACTAAAAAAACTGTTGAAGTCACCACGAAAGTTCTAATTGGAGTGAGGACAGACGGAGAAAAAGCGGGACTCATTTTTAGATGTCCAGCATACCTAATTGGAAGAACGTTTTCGCAAATTGGAATTTATAAAATTAATGACAATAGTGAAATTATTAGTGCAACTAAAACAGATAAAACAATCGAAAAGCTTCCAGAAAATACTCTTGCTTACTTTAAAAGAATTTGTGAATCTCCTGCTTATAATTATGAGCATTTATATAAAAAAGTTTTAAATAAAATTAATGAACTTGTTGACGCTGTTAATAAGTTGAACGGAGTACATGACAATGAGTAAAAAATATTTGAAGGATTAGCTTGAAGAAAATAAAGAAAAGATTGAATAGTTATTTAATTAGCGGGTAAATATAACAGAACTTGGGCGAAGATTTAATGTTTCTCAATCAACAATGGCTCGTTTTTTGAGTTCTCATAGATTAAATGAGCCAAAAGGAAACAATCAATATACTTTTTTATATTCTCATTTAGATGATTTTAAGCAAGATTATTTAAAAGGAATATTAACTTTAGATGAATTGGTTTTAAAATATAAAGCACCTCAAACAGCACTTCACGGTTTAGCAAGAAAATATGGGTGGGAAAGAGCAACTAATAAAGAAAAAATAAATAGAGAAGAATTAAAAGAAGATTATATCAATAAAAAATTAAATTTAATTGAAATTTGCCGTAAACACAAAACCACTCCAAATACCATGTATGAAATTTTAAAAGAAGAAAATGTAAAACTTTTTGAAGATAGGCATCGTCTTTATTCTTTTGATTTGAGCTTTTTTGATGATGTTGATACTTAGGAAAAGGCATACTTTTTAGGGTTTGTCTTTGCAGATGGCAGTATAAGTGAAGATAGAAATACTTTAACTATTACGTTAAAGCCTGAAGATGTAGAACATTTGGAAAAATTTAGACAAATTACAAAAAATGAAAAACCTTTATTTTTTATTTACCAAAAATTGACTGATAAATATTATCCTTCATTTGTAATATAGAGTGTAGCAATGACTCAAAAATTATTAGAAAAAGGTCTGTGTCAAAATAAAAGTTTTAAAATTACTTTCCCCTCTTATTTAGAAGAGAATTTAATTAAACATTTTATTCGTGGTTATTTTGATGGAGATGGAGGGTTAAGTTGTGGCAAGAGACGTTCAATAAGTTGTTATTTTACAGGTAATTATAATTTCTTAAATGCGATAAAAGATTATTTATATGATAAGTTAAAAGTAAATTTTACACTTTATCAAGAAACGCGAACTCAAATATGGGATTTAAGACTCAGCAAAATGCAAGAGTGCAAAATTTTTCTTGATTGGCTTTATGAAGATGCTACTATCTATCTTAATAGAAAATATAATCGTTATATTAAATGGAGTAATAAAATGAAATTGTCAGAAAGAATTTTAGAATTAATAGAAAAGATTAATTTTTATCGAAATTCTTATTATAATAATAACATTTCTTTAGTTGAAGATGCTGAATACGACGCACTTTTTGATGAGTTGAAAGCGTTGGAAGCTGAAACGGGATTAAAATTCAATGGTTCTCCAACTCAAAAGGTTGGAGCTACTATTCAATCTTCTTTAAAAAAAGTTAAACATAACCATCCTATGCTAAGTTTAGCTAAAAGCACAGATAATGAAGAAATAAAGAAATTTATTGGGGAACAACCTGTTGTTTTTATGCTTAAATGTGATGGTCTTACTTGTAGCCTTTTATATAAAAAAGGAAAATTAGTAAGAGCAGAAACAAGGGGAGATGGCTTTATTGGAGAAGATGTAACAGAAAATATAAAAATGGTTTCTAATGTTCCATTAACAATTTCTGAACAAGACGAAATAGTAGTAGATGGAGAAATTATTGTTAAATGGGACGCTTTTAATCAGGCTAATTGTTCAGATGATTTTTCTCATCCTCGCAACTATGCTGCTGGTGGTATTAGACAACTCGATACTCAAGTAACAAAAGACCGTAATTTAAGTTTTATTGCTTGGAAATATGTTAAAGGAGAGACCTTAACTAATTCTTTTGAAAACAATTTAAACATTTTAAGTGACTTGGGGTTTGAAGTAGTTCCACATAAATTTTATGGCAAAATTTCTTTAGATGAACTTCCGTCACTTTTTGAAAATATGTATTATAAAAAAGCTTCGGAAGCTAAGATTCCTGTTGATGGTTTAGTTGTTTCTTATGATGACGTAAGTTTTGGAGAATCTTTGGGAGCAACATCCCATCATTTGAACTCGCAATTTGCATGGAAAAGAAAAATGGAACAGATTAAAACTGTTTTAGAGGATGTACAATGGAATGTAGGGAAAACAGGAGTAGTTTTTCCAACAGCCATTTTTAAGCCTGTAGACTTAGGGGGAGCTATTACTTCACGAGCTACTTTAAACAATATTACCTTTATTAAAAACCTTAAACTCGGTATTGGAGACGAAATAGCGGTATCCAGAATGAATGAAGTTATTCCTAACATAGTAAAGAACTTTACTGAAAGTAATAATCTTATTATTCCTGAAACCTGTCCCTGTTGTGGCGGTAAATTACGCAGAGAAATTTCTTCATCAGGGGCTGAAACTATATGGTGTGACAATTTTTCTTGTGCTGCTAAACAGCTTGCTCAGTTTGTGCATTTTGTTTCCAAGCCTTGTGCAAATATTGATGGCTTGAGTGAAGCAATCCTTTCTAAGTTTATTGACCTCGGCTTTATTAAGACTTTTGCGGACATTTATCATTTGTCCGACCACAAGGATGAAATCATTAAGCTTGATGGTTTTGGTGAAAAGAGTTATAAGAAGCTTTATGAAGCTATCGAGCTATCTCGTGAGATTAAGCTGAGTAATTTTATCACTTCCCTTGGTATTCCTCTTATTGGAAAGACTGCTGGTAAGACTATTTCTAAGGCATTTAATGGTAACTATGGTTTCTTCAAAGATGCGTGGGAACATGGATTTGATTTTAGCACTCTTGATGATTTTGGTAAAGCAATGGCAGATGCTATGAATGATGCTTGGGTTAATCCTAATCCTCTTTGGGCTGGTCTTGATAAGGAGTTTAGTTTTATTGTTGAAGAAGCTCCCAAGGTTAGTGCAGATGATTTTATTTCAGGTAAGACTTTTGTTGTTACGGGCAGCTTTAATAATTATAAACGCTCAGAATTGGAGCAAATTATTACTAACCGTGGAGGAAAGCTTTCTGGTTCAGTATCGGCAAAGACTTCTTTCTTGCTTACAAATGATGGAGATAGTGGTTCAAGTAAGGCTGAAAAGGCTAAGAAGCTTAATATTCCTATTATGTCAGAAGACGAATTTATTAAGAAAGCAGGACTTTAAAATGGAATCTATCAAACAGTTTTTTGATGCTTATGCTTTTCTCTCTAATTTTTATAATGCTCCTGTAAGTTATAATGGCTTAACCTATCAAAATTCAGAAGCGGCTTTTCAAGCGCAGAAAGAAATTAGAGATGAAGACCGTAAAAAATATGTTTCCATGAATCCAGCTCAAGCAAAACTTGCTGGTAGGAATTGTAAGTTGCGCAAAGATTGGGAAGATATTAAAGAGCAAACAATGTATGAAATTGTTAGTGCAAAATTTACTCAGAACAAAAATCTCGCCAAACTTCTTCTTGATACTGGTGACGCTTATCTTGAAGAGGGAAATTGGTGGCATGATACTACATGGGGAGTTTGTAATGGGGTAGGTCAAAACAAGCTCGGAAAAATTCTTATGCGTGTTAGAGAGGAGATTGCTTCATGAATCAGTTTATGGCAGCCCCTATTGATAACACTAAAGATAGAGAATGTTCGCAATGTGGAAGATGCTGTAGTGCAATTTTGCCTGTAAATCCAAATCAGATTCTTCGCATTAAAAAGTATCTCAAGAAGCATCCAGAGATTAAACCACACAATTATACTCCTCTTTTATCTTCTAATTTTATGGATATTTGCCCATTTCTTTCTGAAGATAAAAAGTGTATGATTTATGAGGTAAGACCTGATGTTTGTAGGAGGTTTATTTGTTCAAAGTACAAAGACCCTAATTATAAGCCAATGGATTATCGTCATGTTAAGCTAATTAATATGCTTACAACATTTAGCAACGAACCTTGTCCACAAGCTCCAAATCTTGATGGACTTAATGAAATTCTGGAAGACCAGAAAGAAAAGGCTTACGGTAAAAAGAATGTACGTTAAATATTATTGTACTTATTGCGATAAAGAATTCCCCGACAAGTTAGCTTGTCTTGTTCATGAAAAAATGGAACATATTGGCTATTCAAAAGATGTGGCAGAGATAATTTCTTGTGGCTATCAGCCTTGCGATTATTGTGCTAATCAATATATGGTATATGGTTGTGAAGCTGATTGTCAGTATGAAAATGAATGTATGGCAAAGCACAAGTGGGCAAAATTCAAGTATAGTGAGGGACGAGATGAAAGAACTTGAGTATACACATCATGAAGATGTTGCTCTTCAACATTTAATTGATGAAGAAAAACCTATCTATGACAAGTATAGGAAAAAGTTTAGAGAATTAGCAGAAGAATTTTATGAAGAATTTCACGAAAAAAGGAAAGAAAATTTTTGTGGCTTTAATCATCGTCATGTTTGTTCTTTTGAACTTTCCTGCTCTAATGAAAAAGAAGCTCATAAATGTTGTCGAGAATATCTAAGGCAAATCGGAAAAGAAGATACTATTGAAACAATACGTTACGGCTTTCTTCATTTAAAAAAGTGGGTATATACAGATTATTGTGATTATTGTCCCTATTATAAATATATGGTTTCAGATTTTGATGGTAATGTTTTGTTTATTCATGGATGGGAAGATGAACTTGAGAAGGAGAAATTTGGTGAGTCACTATGAATTATTACATTTCTGATTTACACCTATCTCATACGAACGTAATTAAGTTCGACTCTCGCCCATACGATACAACAGAAGAAATGGAAGCTGACCTTATTTCTCGCTGGAACAATCAAGTTTCTAATGGAGACCATGTATACTTATTGGGGGATTTCATTTGGAAAGCTGGTTCTGATGAATGGCTTCGTATTATTCATAAATTAAATGGCAATATTCATTTAATTTTAGGCAATCATGACCCAAGGCAATATTCTACAGGAGTTCAAAAGGCTTTAGCTGAGATTACTTCATATAAAGAGCTTAATGAAAAAGTAGATGGAAAAGATTATCGTTTAGTCCTTTCTCATTATGCAATTCTAAGTTATTATGGTTCTTGTTATCCACAAACTTTTCATTTACATGGGCATACTCATGTAACTTCTGAGCAAAGCTTGGTGGAAGATTTTGCAAAAATGGCAAAAGAGAAATTAGCTCAGTCTGATAATCCTTATCAAAACAGAGCTCAAATGATTAATGTTGGTTGTATGATGCCTTATATGAATTATACTCCACAAACATTTGAATATCTTTTAATGAAATACAAGAAAGGAGAAACAAGAGCTTGAAAGTTGAACTTTTAAATCCTACGCAAATTAAATTGCTTTATTATAATTGGGGGCAAGTAGCTCAAGTGTGCTATGCTTCTGGTATGGAAGCTAATCTTGAAAAAATTGGGAAACATTGTCAAGCATCAGGTCATTATTCAGGGAGTCGCGGAGATTTTTTTAAGTTTTATGTAACAGACGTTCCAAGAGCTTGTATGGACCAAATCATTCGAGCCGAAGAGGGAGTTTTTAAGAATTGTGGTAGTTTTCGCTACATAAATGAAAGCGGTTTTGCTTATGAAGTTCCTGCTACAATTAAAGATAATCCTGTTCTTATGGAGAAATATGATTTACATATGAGTGCTACAGCAGAACTATACAAAGAAATTCAAGAGTATGTACAAAAGAAAACTAATAAAACAGAAATTGCTAATCAATCAGCTCGTTATGTTTTACCTATGTCTACTCATACAGCCTTTGTAATTGGTTTTGATTTAGAGGCTCTTATCCATCTTTGTAATATTCGTTTATGTTCCCGTGCGGAAGACTTTTCTCAGGAATTTGCACGTCAATGTCGAGACGAAGTATTAAAGGTTTTACCTGAGCTTAAATCTTATCTTGTTCCAAATTGTGAAGCGCTTATGTATTGTCCAGAGGGAAATAAATGTTGCGGACGCTATCCTACAAAAGATATAGTTCAGGAAATTTTAAAAAAGAATCTTAAAAATAATACTTGACAAATAATAACACCTGTGGTATACTCAGATTAGAAAATGAGAAGCCATAGGTGTTTCTTTATATAAAGGAGAAAAATATGGGTAGAAAGTTGCCTTATAAAACCTTGATTTTAATGGATAGTTAGAAAGTAATTGTCCATGATTTAGCTTATGATGCTTATGACCAGATTTGCGAAATTAAAGTGATTGAACAAAATCTGTTAAACAAGTTTACACATAAATTTCAAAAAGTAATTACTGGTATCATTCTTTCTAATGATGAATATACCTTTGAATATGATTGTTACGGTAAATGCGTTAACGGTGAATTTGATGTGGAGAGTTTAAGATGAAATATCAAGTATTTTTTAAAAATAGCAAAGGAAAGAAGTTTTGGCTAAAAGACTGTGAAACCATTGGTACAGCTTTTGGTATTGATTCCGATTTTTCTGAAGGTTGGAAAGTTATTAAGCGTCATATTGATGCTATGAATGATGTAAAAATCATCCAGTTAAAAGAGAAATATGGCGAACATTACGATGAAGAAAAGGCAAAGAAATCTACATTTAAGAGTTATTATACTCGAATGAATTTCAATGAAGATATGAGCGAAATTATTATTGACGTGGGTTCTTGGTCTGAGTTTTATATTTTTAAGAAAATTGAAGAAACAGAGGAAAACAAAAATGCTTGATGTAAATAAGATTCTTGAAGAAGTAAAGCAAAACAGTTACGCTAAGGTGTTTTATTTTATTCCATGTGGCACATTTGATTCAAATAGTGATTTTGAAATTACTATTCCCGCTCTCAATGGTAATCGCCCTTTTAATTTTTACATTTCTTCTATGCAAGCAGATGAATTTATAATTGATGGAACAGGTAATATTATCCCAGTAAATGAATTTTATGCTCAAGAAGAAGATTGTAACGCATACATGGAAGTCAATTATGATAAGTATGATTATTTTCCTGCTGGGTCTATTACTACCTGCCCCTCTTTGGCTGAATTTTTTCATACTCGTGATGAAACAGAAGGTGTAGGTTATTATCTTTGCAATAAATATAATGGAAAGGTTTTGATGAAGTGAATAAATATAATGTTTTCGATAAATTTTTTCATTACAAGTCTTTTCTTTATTGGAAAAATTTAAAGATGCTGCCTCGTCAGTTGAAATGGGCTAAACAGAGAGTAACTAAAGGATATTGCTGTTCGGATTGGTATGACATGGACAGTTGGTTTGCTCATGTCGTTGCTGATATGTTTGACGAATATGCAGAGAATACTTGTTCTCATCCTTGGGAGATTAATATTAATAACATAGATGATTGGAAAGGTATTCTTAAAGAGATGGCAACTCATTTGCGCAATGCTGGAATTGAAGAAATTGCGGATGAAAGATATTCTCATATGGCAGATAGTAAAGCAAAGACTCGTGAACAGAACAAATGGAGAAAAGAAGAACTTCACAAATTCTGTGAACTTTTTGAAAAATATTATTTTGATTTATGGGATTGAGGTAACAAAATGATTTATATTTATTATGTTTCTGCATATTATAAAGACATTGTTTATAGTATCCATGATGCAGAAAAGAAGTTAATTAAGGCTGGGGCTAAGATTACTGATGTAAGGATTACTCCTTATGATAAAAGCGTAATGGCAGCCTATATTTATTATGAGGCTGAAAAGGAGATTAAGTTGTGATTTATTTAGACCACGCAGCAACTAATCCAATCAATCCCCGCATTTATCAAGTATTAGTAGAAGACCTACAAGACCTGTGGGGAAATGCGAGCACCATGTATGATATTGGTATGGAATCCAAACGAATCCTTGAAGCAAGTCGTGCAAAAATTGCACATTGTTTAGGTGTAGATACCGATGAAATTTATTTTACTTCTGGCGCTTCTGAGGGGAATAGTTGGATTTTAAATCAGAGAAACAAATGCCTGTGCTCTCCTTATGAGCATGATAGTATTCTTTTAAATCCGAAATCATGTATTATTGATGATGATTATCTCGATATGGCTATATTAGGTGCGCTCTCTAATGATATTTTGTCTAATGCTCGAATTAGTTCTTTTGGAAATTTTCTTTTAAGTTGGCAACTTGTAAATTCTGAAACGGGAGAAATTTTTAATCTTAATAAATATAGTCATTATGCGCATGAACTCGGCATGGCATTTCATACTGATATTACTCAGGCTGTTGGCAACGTAAAACTTAACCTTAAAGGTTGGGGAGTAGATTGTGCAACAATGTCTGGACATAAGATTGGTGCTCCTAAAAATATTGGAGTAGTTTATTTTAACAAAGAAGTATTTCCTCCTGACAAAATTAAGCCTTTAATCTATGGGCATCAAGAAAAGGGAACTCGTGGTGGAACTGAAAATGTCCCGTTTTGTCACGCTTTGGCATTAGCTGTTGATGAAGCTATTGCCACACAAGAGAGTAAAATGGCTTATTGTAAGACCTTAAAAAAGGCATTTTATGATGAGCTTATGGAAGACAATTTTGCAAATGAATATGTTTATATTGTTTCTCCAGCGAACAGCGTAAATTCCACTATCAATATTTGTTTTAAGGATGTTGAAAGCGAAGTTTTACAAATGATGATGAATCAGGACGAAATTTGTATTGGTACGGGAAGTGCTTGTAATACGGGCAGCATGGAGCCAAGTAAAGTCCTTGAATACATGAAAGTGCCAGAAGATTATATTCGCGGAGAAATTCGCCTAACTTTTGATGAAAGTAATGACATTAGCGATTTAATTCTTACGGCACAAAAACTAAAGCAACATTATTTGGAGTTGATTTCAAATGGCTGATTTTAAATTAAGTGAATATCAGGAAAAGATTCAAGACTTCTTTTTGAATCATCCGCATGATAATATGTTGGTAAACGCTTTGGCGGGGAGTGGAAAATCAAGCACAGCTTGTCTTTTACTTGAACAGGTAACTCAGCCAAGTGTTTATTTGGCTTTTAATAATTCTGTCGTAGAAGAATTTAAGAAGCGAATTAAAAATTCAAAAGTGAAGATTTATACTACTCATTCTATTGGATATGGTATCATGCTTTCCAATATGGAAGAAAAAGGAACTTCTGGCGGATTTGGAAAGCGTTCAAGTTCTTCTGTAACTCTTGACAATCTTAAGATTTATAAGATTGTTGAAGAATATTTGGAAAAGCATGACCATGCCGAATTTATGGAAATGCTTTTCCTTAAAGAAAACTATGTTTCGCTTTACAATCTTGCTCGTATGACAATGGCTGACATGAATAATCCAGATGATATTGCTCGATTAATCAAAGGACATGGATTGTTTATAGATTTTGAACATGGATATAACGCTCCCTCTAAAGAAAGCGCAACTAAAGCCATTCAATATATTAACAAACGAGATTGGGAGACTTTTGAAAATAGTTCTGTAATTGATTTTGGTGGTATGCTTTATATTACTTATTGGAAACTTAAGCATAAAGAATGGAAAGTCCCTTTTTATGATTTGTTTTTCAATATTGTGGTAGATGAAGCTCAGGATTTGTCGCTTTTGCAACAGTCTTTTTTACCTTTCCTAAAAAGAAAAGGTGGAAGATTTGTTTTAATTGGCGATGAAAAACAGGCCATTTGTGCTTATCAGGGAGGAAATTCCAGAGCTTATGCTAATTATTATGTGGCATTTGCTCCTATTGAAACATTTAACCTTCCTATTTGTTATCGTTGTCCTACTTCTCATTTGACAAATGTAAACAGAACATTTGGGATTCCAATTCTTCCTCGTCCAAATGCCCCAAAAGGAGAAATTATTAGGATTAACAAGGAAGATATTTACAGGTTTGCAAAAGGTGGAGATAAAATTGTTTCTCGTTACAATCGTTGGTTAGCACCTGTAATCCTTGACCTTGCTACTCATGGTATTCCTGTTTGTATTCCCGATAAAGAGCTCGTAGAAAACTTAAAAAAGGTCGTAACTAAACGAGCAAAGAAATGCCCTTCCACTCGTGCGTTAAGGGAGGGATTTGAAAAAGATATTTGTAAATATCAAGAAAGAGTTTCTAAGATTGTTAATTCTAAAGTTCTTAATGAAGAACGCAAAGAAAATCTCTCTTTAAAAGAACAAGTTGAAACTGTAGCAGACAGTAATTCTAAAATTGATAATATTAATTTCGTTCTTGAAATTCTCAAATATTATCAAAACAGGTCAGGAAATACTTCTACCTTAGAATTTCAAAAATATTTAGATAAACTTTTAAATACTTCTCCATCTTCTGATTGTGTTACTTTAAGTTCTGTTCATAAAGCAAAAGGGCTTGAAGCAGATAATGTTTTTGTCTTAAATGAGGGAAAAGTTTGTTTTGACCCTCGAAACAGTCCTGAACTTCAACAACAAGAAAAAAATCTTAGCTACATCTCTTTAACTCGTGCTAAGAATAAAATGTACCTTGTAAAAGAACCATCAGCTCAAAATATTAAAAGAGGTTAAAATATGGCAGATAAAAATAGTCAGGTTTCTATTTTAGGATGTTCTCCCCAGTGTCCGTTCTTCCCAAAAAGTGTTGGACAGGTAGTAGATTGGGTATATGATGAAAAAATTCCTTGGCTAAAACGTAGAGCAAAGCCGAAGAAATTTATCTGCCAATATGATGGCTCAGTAATTCGTAGTTGGGATAAACATCCTTGTGCTAAGAAGTTAGATGAATTAGCTATATCTAAAGAAGAATTAAAAGAAGAAGCTAAAGAAAATAAAAAGAACAAATCTAAAAAGAAGAGGTAAAATAAAATGAGAGAAGCAAGTGGCAATTATTTTTATAATCCCAATATTAAAACCAACTCTAATGATGGCGATGGTTTTTATTCTGCTGGTACATCTACAGACAAATATATTGATAGTGAAAAAGCCGATAAAATTTATCATAGTGAGGCTTCGGATGGCGAGTGGGATATTGAAGACGATGAAGAAGAATATTCTCCCATGTATGATAACTATGAAGAGCGTCAGGTCGATATGCTAAGTCTTCCTGTTTATTATCATATTGCATTTGCAATTCCTGCTGATTTGAGCTTTGGTAGCACTACTGCACGACAAATTGATGCTTTTTATGGACTTCGCGACAAGCTTGAAAAGGCAGTTGAAAAGTATGAGGATGAATGTGAAGACCTTGAAACTGGATGGCTTAAGGCAGGAGATACTATTTGCATTGAGAATATTTTTGTAATGCTTACTACAAATAAGAAGTATCAGCGTCCTACACTTGAAACGATTCGTAGTTGTGTACGCGCTATTGCAGAAGAGTGTTATGAGAATAAGATTCGTTATTTGGCAATGCCTCGTGTTGGCTGTGGTCATGGACATCTTGATTGGGATGTTGTTAAGGAAGCTATCCTTGACGAATTTGACAATTATTTTGATGAGATGGATGAAGAAGAGTATCGTCCCTTTATCACTTTCTGCTATCAGTAAGCAAAAAAATCATAAAAACCTATTGACAAAACGAATGAGGTATGGTATTATTCTATCATACCTCATTTAAGTTTATCAAAGGAGATTTTCTTATGGAAAAGACACCTGTTTATTTGATTATGGTTACATCTGACAATCATAATAAATTCTATAATTGCGAACCAAATTCTGATGGGACTTTTACTGTAAAGTACGGTCGAGTAGGTGGACATGAAAGCACCAAAATTTATCCCATGTCCAAGTGGGATTCGCAGATTAATTCTAAGCTTAAGAAGGGCTATGTTTCTCAGACACATCTTATGACAGATGTAATTGAAAATTCTAAAGAGGAAGAGCCTACAGAGGGAAAAGATAAATTTTCAGTAATTGAAAATAAGTCTGTTCGAGATATTATTAAGCGTCTATATGATTTTGCGAACAAGGTTGTTCAGTCTGCTTACAAGGTTAAATCTTCCGTTGTTACTCAGGCTATGATTGATGAAGCTCAGAGCCTAATTGATAATCTTGCTCTTAATTACGAGAATATGGATTATAACCAGTTCAACAAAAAGCTTTTGGAAATCTTCATGGTTATTCCTCGTAAAATGAGTAATGTAAGTGATTACCTTATTTATAAAAATGACCTTGATTCTTTTAAATCTATTATTGACCGAGAGCAGAGCACTCTTGATGCTATGGCAGGTCAGGTTTATAAGCCTGTAAAGATTGAAAAGAAAAATGCTGATAGTAACACCAATAATAATGAAGTTTCTGTTCTTGATGAAATGGGTATTACTATGGAAGATGCTACTGCGGAAGATGTGGCTCTTGTAAAAAAGATGCTTGGTCGAGACAGTGACCGTTTTGTTAAAGTTTGGCGAGTTAACAATCATGAAACAGACAAACATTTTAAAAAGTTTTGCTCTGAATATAAAATTGATAATACCAAACTTATGTGGCATGGTTCTCGAAGTGAAAACTTTTTCAATATTCTTAAAACTGGTTTGAAAATTCGTCCTGCCAATGCAGTATATACAGGGTCGATGTTTTCCGACGGGCTCTATTTTTCCACTCTTGCTCGAAAGAGTATTGGTTATACTTCTACCGCTGGGTCTTATTGGGCAAGAGGAAGTGCTAAAACTGGATTTATGGCAATTTTTGAAGTTGCTTATGGTAATCCTTATATAGTTTATGAGCATACTTCTGAATGCTATCATTTTAATTTTGATGTATTACAGAAGAAAAATCCTCCTTGTCATTGTGTTTATGCTTCTCCCGAAAAAGGAATGCTCCGAAATCCTGAGATTATTTTCTATCGTCCCGACCAAGTTACAGTTCGCTATCTTGTTGAAATTAAGTAAATAAAAACAATCTTTTAATTTGAGGTAAAATATATGCCTGTTAATTTGATTACTCACAATGCAGAATTTTTCTCCCTTCCTTCTGATTTTCTTCCAATTCCTACACAGATTGTTAATTCAATTAAAGGTAATTATGTAGACTATTGCTATTCTGAGACAATGCTTCGAGAAGTGATTAAGAAAGCAAAAGAACAAAAAGTTAGTCTTGTTTATGAAAAAGTCCTTGACAAATACGGAGATTTGGATTATATTATTATTAGTCGAGGACATTTCTTTAATACTCTGACCAATGAAAAGGTAAAAGAGCCTATGCAGTTGGATAAAAACAATCTTCCTTTTGGTATTACTATTCGTCAGAACGCTCCTAAATCTTACAATGACGGAGTAAAGAAAGAACCTAAAAGGAAGATTAAAAGAGAAGTGACTAAGAACTTTTTCGCAGGAAAGACGGGTATTATTCAGATTTAAAAACAAAAAAACAATTCTATAAACAATTTTAGAAAGGACTCCAACAAATGAGAAACGTTACAAAGAAGCTGATTGCCAAGTACAATATGTACGCAACGAAAAGTGACTGGGTAAAATATCAGTTTGGAAAGGTCCATATCATTTTCGCAATTATCACAGCTTTGGCTTTTGGTTTTGTTTTTGGTATGGATACTGAACGACAGACCATTCCAGAGCTTCTACAGGCAGAGCATGATAAGACAGTAAGTGAAACCGCTCTTTATTATTCTGATGCCATTGAAGAGTATACTGAAATTCTTCATCACTATTCAGGATATATTTCTTCTGCAAACTCCGTAGAAAAGAAATATCTACGTTATATGACCAAAAGTGCTCTTTATGCTGAAATTGACCGAGTAGATAATTTTATGCAGAGTTTTGAGGAATTTGGCGCTGCTGAAAATCCTCTTTATGGAGAACTTGATAATTATAAAGAAGAAATTCAGAATACCATTGCTTCTGGACGTTATCTTTATCCTTACACTGATTGGGATTATGAGATGCTTGCTTTTTGTATCTGGCATGAAGCTGGTTCTTCCTTTATTTCGATGGAAGAAAAGATGGATGTCGGTTGTGTTGTTCTAAATCGTCAACTTCAGGGTGGAATTGGTAAGCAGATGATTGACCCCTCTATTGAGGATGTTATTAATGAGGGAAAGAATGGCGGTATTGTTCAATATCCTTATTCAACCAATGAATATTATTCTGTAACTATTCCAGACGAATGTTACGAAGCCGCGAGACGAGTTCTTGAGCGAGAAGTTGTTGCTCCTCGTAATGTTCTGTATCAGGCAACCTTTCCACAGGGTAAAGTTTATCATTCCTATTATCATCCTGAACTTGGTAATACAACCTATATTTGCTATGAATGAGGTAAATTAAATGAATTTGGTAAAAGATTATTATATTGTAGTAGCTGAGGTAAAAGACCCTAAGCGTCCTACTCATTGGGATAGGACTATTCTTGATGGCAAGCTTTGTGTATTTTTGCATGAGATTATGACAGGAGAACATTTCTTTTTCTGTGCGAATTATGGCACAGAAGACTATCCTGATTGGCACACTATTACTACAACTCGTGTACAATCTTTTAACGTTGACGGAGATGGGGAAAAAGTAAATTCTGTAACCGTAGAAACTAAAAATACGATTTATCATTTTACAAGATTGGAGATTTAAATATGCTTAATTTTAACAATAAAGATGTATGTCCTTGTACAACTTGTGAACATAATAATGTTTGTATGTATAGAGAAAAGTTTACACTATATTATGACAAGGTAAATAGCGAAAATAGAGATAGCAACATTCCCGAATGTGCAACACTCTCAGTTTCTTGCAGATATGCTCGTTATAGTACCATTTCTGCGTCTTATGTTTCTCCTTATGTTTCTCGTGGTGCTAATACGATTCGGGGCGTTGGTATTGCTGATGTTGTGCCTTGTAAGACAGAGGGAAATGAGGGAACTGTACTTAATCGTAGAGATGTGGTATCAGCTCCTATTACAACTCCTACTACAACGGGGATTCCTTATACTATTGATACAAGTTCTCAGTGCAAGATTTCCTAAAAACCAAGAAAATAATAGTAAAAAGGGCTTGACAAACTCAAGCTCTTTTGCTATAATGAGGATACAAAATCCAAATGAAATGTAGGTTTTATTTTTGTGAATGAAAACGAGCTAATTGTCTCTTCAATCAATATTTACGAGTGGGGTTCAAGGGTTTATCAAACCGCGACAGAATTTTCCGATTGGGATTATATTGCAATTGTTCCAGATGATTTTCCTGAAGAGCCAGACCAGTATGAATTTGGAAACCATACATATAATATTGAACATGAATCAGACTGGCTTGCAAAGCTTAAAAGAAATTCTGTTGAAGCTTTAGAATGTCTTTCCCTTTCCCCTAAGTTCATTGTTAAAAAAACAAAATCTTATCCTTTTACTTTTAATCCAGATGGAGCTCATGCAGCTATTTCTGAGCGAGCTTCTATTGCTTGGGTTAAAGGAAAGAAAAAGCTTACTATTGAAAAAGATTTTGATTGGCGTGGCGGAAAGAAATCTATTTGGCATTCTTTAAGACTTTATATGTTTGGAACTCAATGTGCTCAATATGGTTCTATTGTGGATTTTACGGAAGCAAATAGTTATTATAACGATATTGTAGTAGCAAAGCATGGAAATACAGGCAAGGAAGAATGGGAATATTTAAAAGAATCTTACCATGACCTTAATAATTATTGGCATTCTAAAATGAAATTGGAGTTTGCTCAAAGAAAACTTATTATGAGAGGTAATTAACATGACTAATGAACGTGCTGCTCAAGTGCTTATCGCCGCATATTCTTTTATCGTTAATCAATGTGATAATCAATTCATAGACAATTATGAAATTGCTTGTGCAAAAGCTGTTGGATTACTTATGAATACACCTGATATTATAGGGGAGACAGAAGAATGAATTTCTTTCAAAGATTTTTTGGGCATTTAAAGACAGTAACGAAGCATCGTTGGTGGGTTTGCTATTATTGTTTTAAAGCTGGTATTCCATGGCAAGGACTTGTTCACGACCTTAGCAAATTTTCTCCTGTAGAGTTTTGGGAGTCAGTAAAATATTATCAGGGTTTTCGCAGTCCCATTGACTATTGCAAAGAAGTTAATGGATGGTCTAAGGCATGGATGCACCACAAAGGTAGAAATAAACATCATTATGAATTTTGGCAGGATAATTTTGATTTCGGTTGTAAACCTGTTCAAATGCCCTATAAGTATGCTCTTGAATTGATTTGTGATTTTCTTGGGGCTGGTAGAGCCTATAATGGGAAGAATTTTTCTCCTGAAAATGAATATAAGTGGTGGCTTAAAAAGAAAGCTAATGGTATTAAAATGCACCCTCAGACACTTGAATTTGTTAATTTGATGATGGAAGATTTTCTAAATTCTGGTTTCATTAATACGCTTGTTCGTGCAGAAGAATACTATAATTTTGCGGCTATTCGCACACATTCTAAGGATTCAAAATGGAGAGAAACAGATGAGTGATAAGGTTTATGAATTTAATTTTTCTAATGCCGTAGGTTAGCTTCGGGAAATTGCTATAACTAAATGGCTTGAAAACAGGGAAGATGTATTAAGTGTAGAAGATGTTTCAGGGGATAAATTCTATTAGAATTTAGATATTGACCTTATTGTAAACAAAACCAATGGTACATCTTATACTGTTGAAATAAAAACAGATACTTATGTTACTGGTAATTTATTTTTTGAAGTTATCAGCAATGAACAGCGTCAAACTGAACGGTGTCTTATGAAGTCTGATGCGCAATTTTTGTTCTATTATTTCTTAAAAACTAAGACTTTATATATTCTTAATATGAGAAAATTTAGGCAATTTGTCATAGACCGAATGGATATTTTGAAAGAGAAAAGAGTGAAGAATAAGCTTTTTACAAGCCGAGGATTCCTTGTGCCTTTATCTCTTATTGAGGCTGAAATGAAGCCGTTGAAAAAAGTTCAACTTTAATTTATAAAACCCTTGACAAGTAAAAAAGAGTGTGCTATAATAAGCACATAAAGTTAAGAGAGGTTCTTAAAAAATGAATTTTGATAAAGTTGTTTTTGTAATTACTCTTTTTTCAGTTTTGGGATTACTGGTATTTTTTATCCCCCCTTTTGCTATAAATTTGGCGAAAGAATACAGTTCCGCCAAAAATGTTTTGAAATTTTTTACTGCTCTTTTGTCAGTAGTAATTGTTTGTGGAGTTGCTATTGGTTATTCTCTAACAAATAGCTTGGATAAAACTATCCAGTCTCCCACAAAATATGTTGGAGCAGAAATTGTAGCTCGTGGTACAGATGGAGCATACATCTTTCAAGAGATGGAATATGATACGGGAGAAACTTATCGTTATATCTCAACAAATTGGCTTCCTTATGATGCTGTTTATCTTTTGACCGTAGACAAGGAGACAGATGAAGTCCTTGTTGTTTGGAAAACGGCAGATGATGGACCGCGTATTGAAGCGGTAGGATAAAAACATACTTTTATTTTTGATTACAACAATCCTTTCGTTGTGATGTGGTGGAGTTTTACTCAGTTAGCGCGTGACTTCTCTTCGGAGACACCACGGGATAGTATCATGCGTGGTGCTATCCCTAATATGCCGATGTAGTTTAATGGTAAAACATCAGATTTCCAATCTGAATTCGGGGTTTCGATTACCCTCATCGGCTCCATTTTAATTAAAATTTAAAGGAGATATTATAAAATATGGATGTTACTCAGATTGTAATTATGGTTATTGGTCTTTGCGTTGCTCTATGTACCGCAGTCGTTATCCCTACCTTGCGTAATAAGTATGGTCAGGATAAGATTGATAAGATTGATAAGGCTCTTGCAACCATTGAGATTTATAAGTCTATTGCTGAGATTGCAGTAAAGGCTGCTGAACAGATGGGTCTTACTATGGGTTGGGATGGACAGAAGAAGTTGCAGGAAGCTATGGACTATGCTGAGAAGAAGCTCGCTGACATGGGAATTGTTTATGACGAGACAGCTCTACGCAAGGAGATTGAGGCTGCTGTTTATGCTATTAGTGGCGCTCTAAAGGGTAATACTAAGGCTAAGACAAGGGAGTATGTTACTTCTGGTTATATTCAAACTGGTATGAATAGTAGTGCAGATGTTCCTACTCCAACTGTAACTACCACTGCAACAAGCAAGTAAATTATGATTTTACGCTCTCTCCATCGGCGTTAAACTGATGGAGAATATATGGTGTGCTGGACGAATTGGTAGAGTCACCACCCTTTCACGGTGGAGTTTAAGGGTTCGAGCCCCTTGCACATCACCATTATAGGATAAACTTAGAAGGTCTAAAATTCTCAGCGCAGAGAATGTCTATGAGAATAGATGGGTTTCGATTACCCTATCCTATATTGTTTTATATTTATTTAAGGATATATGACGAAAATGACTGATGTAAAATTTTTTGAATTTAGTAAGAACGCTGTCCGTAATTATGTAATTAATCATTTGGATAAGTCTGATACTGTACCCAACTTTGATGTATATATCGTGTGGTATTGTAAGACTTTGCAGAACTGGAAAGCTCTTCTTTCCACTACTCTATTTGATGGGATGTATTACGAACTTACTCTTAATGGTGATAAGGACGAAGCATATCTTGACGCTTATAAGAAGTGGGACAACAACTGTATTAAGATTCCAGCGGAGTATCTATAATGAATGTTATTATTCCTTTTATTCTTGGAATGTGGGTTATGTTTGTCATTGACTATATTCGTAGTATAAATAAAAAGTAATCAAACTTTCTGAAAAAAGTTTAAAAAGGTCTTGACAAACAGAAATGTTTGTGGTAATATAAAGACAAGCTCGAAAGAGCGCTCCATGATTTATCTCATCGACTCTTACAGCAATTTTTTATAATATTCTTGCCAAAGAAGCAAACTATGGTTCGATTCCATAATCCTTTCCCTGAGAGGATTAGTCAAGTGGTAAGACAGCTTCGTGAATTTATTAAAGAGTCGAGAATAAAAAAGTTATTAACCTATTGACAAATCAAAATCAATATGGTATAATAAATACATAAAGTTGGTTAATCGGTAACTGTGAGAAAGTAAGATAACTCACGGGGAACTGTAGTTCACCAGCCCCACTTACTTGGGGTGGTTGCTAAAAGACACCTTCCCAACTATAAAATTAAAAGGTAGCGAGTGTACCATTTTAACGGTTTTGGGTACACACCTTCTTATTAAAAGAAGAATAAAAAATTTGTTTTATTTAGCAGGAGTGGTTTTAAGTTCCCTGAAACGTGGTATGCCAATCACATTCAATCTTGCTATTTAAATAGGTAGAAGAACCTACTGCGTTTCTTGTTAGTACGCTCCTATTTTGAGTTGGAACACTTGAAAACCAGTAGCGTTCCCAAACCGAAATAATATGCGCCAGTAGCTCAGTAGGTAGCAGCAATTGCCTTTTAAGCAATAGGTCAGGAGTTCGAGTCTCCTCTGGCGCACCAATTGTTTGGTAGCTCCAAACTGATGTGGGCGATTATCAGCTTACCCCACAAAGAATAACAATGCTTGCTGAAAACTGCGGAATCGTTAGGTATACATGGCGATTTATGAACAGGACTATGACTCCTAAGTAGACGATGTGATAATCTAAGCAAGAAGCCGACCAAAAAGGAGTGTTTAATATGAAACCTTGGTCTGGAAAAGATTTTGAATATCTTGGTCTTTATGTAAAAAATAATAAAAAGATTGGATATTTTGAGGTTTTCGATAAAAACGGCAATCTTCTTTTCAGACATAATAATTGTTCTCACGCTTCTGTGACCACAGTTAAAAAGAAAGTTGAAGAATTCCAACGAAAATTATAAAACAGGAAATGGGAGATTAGCTCAGTTGGTAGAGCGCATGACTGTTAATCATGATGGCGTAAGTTCAAGCCTTACATTTCCCGCCAGCCACCAGTGGCAAGAATGTGTAAACTTACTTTGCCCGTGTAATATTTGGTCTCCTTAACTACGATACAGTGAAGACTAAGCGAATGGTCGGTGAACTTTATACTAAACCCGACTACCATTTACCATACTACTTATCGACACTCACAGCAACTTTTTATATTAAATACATATGATTTGGGTTCATAAACGTACATAATATAGTGTCGAGAGAATTTAATGCAGAAAAGGACTTGTCATGTCAAATAGAAATTGTGTTAACTGCGGTGCTCCATTTAATATTGAATTAAATAAATGTCCGTATTGCGGCACAAGCTATTTTGATATGTCTTGTCTTGACCTTGATTCTGGAAAGCCTTTTGCTCTAAAGATAAAAACTAAAATAAATGGAAAGAATTGTTTTATCACTCAAATGGTTCGACCATTAATCAATCTATCTATTGAATTTTCACAAGATTATTCTGTTAAAACAAACCTTAGTTTAGAAGCAATTACGTTGCCCAACCAGAAAGAGATTCTTAGAATTGAGGTTGAAGATTAAATGATTTTCAATACATATGAAGCTAATAAATTGGAGGATTGAGAATGAATGAAAAGACTCTGGAAGAGCATCTAATTTCTTATTCTCAAATGTCCTCTTGGGAAAAAGTAAACTTAACACAAGACATTTTGGGCATAGAATTGCTTTTCTATCAAAAGTGTATGTTAGCAATGATGTATGAGGCAAATAAGATTTTCCCAAATAAAATAAAATTTTTATTCTAAACTTCTTGACAAACTTAGGAATCTGTGCTATACTTAATATATAAATTAAGAAGTCACAAAAAAAGATTTCTTAAAAAGTTTTCAAAAAAGTTTAAAAACCCCTTGACAAATACAAAATATTGTGATATACTTAAGTTACACTAAAAACAAGATGGCTAACGGCAGTTGACTCAATAAAGCAGATTTTATAGTCTGTGTATAATGATAAGACGGGTCGGGACTGGCATAGACAGGTCAGTAGGTATTACGGCGGTAGGTAAGAAATCCGCAATCCGAAATGAGTCGGGAAAACCGAATGATACGGATTAGACACTGCCCTTGATAAAAGGGTTGTCGGGAGAGACTTCAAGTAAAGGGTAACAACCTTTAGATGCTCCCACTGTAATAAGTCACCATGAAACTGGGTCATAGATACCACATCTTGTTTTTAGATGCTTTAAGGTTTTTGAAAAATTTTTAAAAAATATTTTAAAAACCCCTTGACAAACAAAGCAAAGTGTGCTATACTAAGTACACAATCAAGGAAGACGAATGGTTGGTGAGTCTCAAAACAACCCAACTACCATAGTCTTGGTGATAGACTAACAAAACATCACCCATTCAATAATTTACATTCAATTGGCAGATAGCGAATGTAACTTATATTAAACTGCCCGATTCAGCAAGGATGGATAAAGCCTTGTCGGTGTTCTATATATTTGAACTCTTCTTTAGTCCGTTAAGCTAAAGCCCCAACTCCCGTCCGAAGTCTTGGAGTAGAGCGCAAGCAATTGGCGTTCGAAGCAGAAAATGAAAAGGGAAGAACACGATATATAGTTGGTGAAACTTATCAGGGTGCTAATGTGATAAGAATCCCGAGTGGTGGAAAATCGTGCGTGGATATTCCACGAGGTAAGCGTAGCGAACTTACCTAAACAACTTCTTAGTTACTATAGGTAATTAAGCATAACTCATGCTACGGTTAGACTGTATGAGAATCCTACTCTTCAAGAGGATTAAGGTGACTAACCCTCCGAACAGTCGGTGAAGAGGAAGTTCAATCCGACTACCAGATTCTTTTGTAAATGTTTAATGTCCATTCGACACTCACAGCAATTTTACTTAATGTTCTTGAAAAACATCATGTAGGGTTCGACTCCCTATTAGAATAGCCCTTGAGCAAGGAATGTCTAAGTCTGGCTGGCCTGAATACAAGTGTCGAGTATGCTCACTTATATGCTACATTCGAATAATGGTAGTTCGTTCGCAACCCGAAAAACACTGGTTCGAATCCAGTATGTAGCATCTAAAGCCTTTATTGTGAAGCTGCAATTTTTCACAATATAAAACCTTCCCTGAATATCTTTCAACTCCTGTGCAGAGGAGATTAAATAGGATATTTTTAAATTATGAGAATCCTACTTGAAGAAGATTTCAGTATAAGGGCTGAAAGTTTATTGGGTCTTTCAGAAAGCGCTTTGCCTTTATAGTGTAACGGAAGCACAGCGAGGGGCTTCTCGTGTGTCTCAGTTCGAATCTGAGTAAAGGTAGGGAAGTTTCTTCTCTCTTCCCTTAAAAGAGAAGTGGAGGGTGGGTGTCTTCGGATTCCCCTTACACGAATGGCTGGTGAGTGTTTAAATAACCCAACTACCAGCGAGAAATCGTCACATTACCAACGGTAGCACAGTCGATAGCTCTTACTGAGTATTTGTGCTCTATAGACTCTATAAAGTAAGAGGTCTTGAGTAATGGATTGGGTATTCTCGCTTCATTAAATCCTTGAAAGAAAAAGTATAACAAGGACTTTCTTTTAAAAACACAGCAACGACCCGCCACCTTGTTTGTATAAGGGGAAGCCTGTGAGTTATAGTTAAAAGGTCTATAACATTTATATCCTCATTAGTGTAATGGTGCATTCTCGTTGACTGACATTGAATAAATACTAAGGCAACTCTTTAGTAATAACAGTCACATTGGGAGAGGAAGTTGGTTCGAATCCAATTATGGGGACCACAGAATTTATTATCGCTGCTCGTAGTAAATTCGTAGTATTAGAAGCAGTAAAAGCACGAGTATGGTGTTCGGCACTGGGAATGGTCGTTAAGGGCGAGGTAAAGCTGAGTTCCCTTTTATATCCCTACTTAGTGTAAGGAGCACACCTATTAACTGATGTTGAGCAAACACTAAAACAGCTTTTTAGTGATAACAGACGCATCGGGGGAGGTTTTCTGGTTCGATTCCAGTTGTAGGGTCCATCGAGGTTCGGATAAACCGATAAACAATTAGTAAACGAGTTGCTGCTTTGAAAATTGTGTAAGGGGATGAAAAAATGCGCTATAGTGACTCCGATATAAGCACCTCGAACCAAAAGACAGAATGGTTAGATATTTCTTGATGTCTTTTCAAAAAACAAGAAATCCGTAAGATAGATACGAAATTTATCTCGGAATACAGTTTAACAGGTTACAATGTATTCGACACTAAACCGACCTCCAAGCCTGATGGACTGGTAAAAATAGAAAGGCTATTCTAAGTTTAGCAATGAAAATGACCGAGATAATTGGGTGCAAGTTTGTAGGAATATTCCTGTAAACCTCTCCCCAATCGAACCGAGGGCAGATATGTGGAAAGCTGGTCTGTCAGTAGTTGCTAAACTGAATATGGCTCGGTACTCCAATCGGCAGAGAGAGCGGATTCAAAATCCGTCAAGTGTGGATTCGAATTCCACCCGAGCTACCACGGCTCGATGTGATGAGCCTCCTCATTTTGTTTCGACACTAACAGCAACAAAATTTAATACTGGCAAGGGGCCTGTGTGTTGTAGGTTCGAATCCTGCTGTCCGCACCAATATGCGGACATAGCTCAACGGGTAGAGCAACAGAATGTATAAAATGTGTCGAGTTTTAAAAATAAAATAGAAATATGTCTGAGAGGTTGTTGGTTTACCTGCTCTGTCTCATAAGCAGAGTTACGCAAGTTCGATTCTTGCCTCAGACCCCAACTTTATAGAAAAGGAAATGACCCAATAATTATATCCTCAACAAAAACTATGAACCTGATGAGGTAAAATATGAGTAAAGAAATTGAACGTAAATGGCTTCTAAAGGGCGGAGATTTTAATTTTCCAGATAAAGCTAACGTTATTAGAGAGCAGTTGTGGCAGTATTATCTTGAGATAATCGTTGATTCTGATAATCACATCATCAGCGAAACTCGTATTCGTTATAAAGCTGGCTCTAATAATGGCAAGTTGACTTACAAAGTTGGTAATGGACTTGAAAGGCTTGAGTTTGAAGATAAGCTTTTTTCTGCTCGAAAGTTTGTTGCTAAAATGAGTAAGGAAACAGGTAAAAAGGCTATCAAGAAAGAACGTTTTACTGTCTATATGGATGGTCAAAAGCCTATTGAAATTAGTATTGTTGATGATACTTGGGCTTATGCTGAGGTAGAATTTGAATCTACAGCAGAAGCTAAGAAATATAAATTCCCTTGGCCTGAGATGATTGCAACCGAGGTTACTGGTGTCCCCAAATATAGCATGGCGGGATATTGGGTAAATACACGCGAAAACCGTCAAATTTGACCCAAAAAGTTGCAAATTTGGGCTAAAATAGGTAAATAAAAACGGAGTTTTATTCTGATGTTTGATTTTAAGAATTCTAAGCCAACGGTCTTTTGTATTCATTGTGATAAGATGGTTGGCTATGATACAGATGTAGCTAAAGTTAATCTTACTATTCGTGGAATTAATTTTAGTTATGATGAAAAAATTGCGTTCTGTGAAGAGTGTGGTAATGAAGTTTATGTTGCTGCATATAATGACATGAACGTTGATGCTCGTGAAAAGGCTTATAAGAATGAGCTTGAGCGTCGCAAGGTAACTCAGGAGATTTATGGAGTTTCTAAAAATACCGAAAAGAACTCTGAAAAAACTCTTGACAATCTTGAAAATCTGTGATATAATTAAGTCACAATCAAGAGAAGAACGTGCTCCCATTGCTTTGTCAATTGTATAGTTTGTAACTAACAGTTCTCCTTTGTTTGTTCTCAACTTTCTGTTCATTTTTTGAGTTTCATTTTGAAATTGCCTCCTTTCTTTTTTGCATCAATGGTTGAGCACTTCTTCTCTTGTTTGAGAAAAAATAAAGTCTAAAAAAGACTTGACAAATTACAAAATATGTGCTATACTTAGTACATAAAATAAATGTGGAAGTAGTTTAATGGTAGAACCACGGTCTCCGATTCCGTAAGTGGGGTTTCGATTACCCTCTTCCACTAAAACAAAGAACTTCGTGGTAGTAAAACACGATAAATAAATTAAACTACCTCCTGTCGGTCAGCCTCTTCGGAGGATATGTTGGAGTTGTTGGGTGAGGAATCGAAAGTCCCAACCGAAGTTCTTGTTTTTCTAAATATAGCCGATTAGCCAAGTGGTAAAGGCACGACGCTTTGACCGTCGCATACGAATGTTCGACCCATTCATCGGCTGCCACAATGATTATAAAGCATTCGATTCCTCCATATCGACTCTCACAGCAATTTTTCTTCTACATATATGCAGGTTTATATTTGTACAATGAGTCGAGACTAAAAAATAGCATAAATCCTGAAAACAAAAATAAGGAGTAACATTTTAAATGGATATTATCAATACTGCTAATGGTCCTTCCATTATTGGTGCTGATAAGTCAGTTCTTGACACTTATGAGCAACAGACAAACGCAGTTCGCACTTTCAAGGTGACTCTTCATTGTGCAAAGTGTAAGGCTGAGATGGAACTACAGCCTACACAGCTAATGACTTATCCCCCACAGTTTACTTATCAGTGTCCTGTTTGTAAAAACAAGATTACAAAGCCTGAGATGTATCCTCATCTTGATTATGAATTTGAGGGAGAGCAGAAGAAAACTGCAAGTCAGATTCTTGTTTAATAAGATAAAACCTAATAAGTTTTTATCATAAAAATTTCCTTTCTTTATCGACCCTTACAGCAAACTTTTTTGGACTTAACTGTCAACCAAGAATTCAAACAGGGTCGAGAATATGGAGCTCTACGTTAATAGGTCAAACGAGAGGACTTATAATCCTCCATTCTGTGTTCGAGTCACAGGGGCTCTACCAATTGTCAAAAATACGTTTTCATTTCGACGCTTACAGCAACATAGGTTATAATAGATAAAAATACTATTTTATTTACTAAATCATTGATTCCTCTAATCAAATTTGTGTGTTGTTTTATTAGCTTTGTGGTGAGTTTCCTTTCTTTAGCGTCGAGTCCTTTCTCGGAATGAAGTGTATTCTGGGGGTTGGTGTAACGGTTAGCACGGCGGTCTTGAATTAGGGACTCCTTAAAGGAAACTTTAAGGTAATAAAGGAGGCTAAAACGGGGAACACCTTATCTTTTTAGATAAGACAATCCCGTGCTAAATCAACTTTAGTTGTAAATGTGTAGAGAGCATAGACTTCCCACCTAAACCTATAGGGCATGGTGATAAGGTGCTCCAGACTACAACGATTATCTAAAATATTCGGCTATGGTGACATAGAGTAGTATGCTAAAACCGTACCATTCTGAGTGGGTCAGCAAGGGTTCGAATCCCTTACCCCCTGATGCTTCTCAAGGGAGAAGTTAATTCTTCTCCCTTGTTTCCGAATAACTTAAGTGTACCTCATGTGTCCTTTCGCAAGACACATTTTACCCCAGCAAAAGGAACCAAAACAGAATGACCCATGAAGAATTTGAAGCAAGAGCTCAACAAATCTACAACGATTGTGAGCGGGACGCAAGTTTGAACGGTGGTTTAGGACACGCTGCAATGGACGCTCTTATGGAAGATTGTCTACGAGAAGCACGGTATATTGCAGGACTTGAGATTTTTAATTCTCTTCGTCATATTTGCTACTAACCATACAGGTGTAGCTTTGGTTTCAAACAATAAAAAATAAGCTACACCTGTAGTTTTATATATAGTAACAGTAAACAATTTAAACATTTTAATTAGACAAATTTAAGGAGAAACAAAAAATGATTGATAACTATATGCCCACGACCTCTACTCAGGATGACCCTTTCCTGTTTGATTGTGATAATAAGTACTGCGATGGCTATGAAGATGGTTTTCAGTATCTAATTCTTGAGGACGCTGGCGTAACTAAGGCAGAGCTTAAGCGTACTGACATTGATGCTTTTAATGTTCTTATTAAGCTCTTTAGTACACTTTCTACTAAGTATGTTGCTTTTGAAGACACCAAGTTCCATGAGCCTGTTATTATGAAGCCTTCTTATAAGGGTGCTGCACGAGTTAATTTTAAGGATGGCGATACCTTTAATGAAGACGATGGCATTAAGCTCTCTCGTGAAAAGGCACTATATAAGTATCACCGTGACTTTGACCGAATCATTGCAGGTGCTCTTAAGGATGCACGAATTCTGTGTGCAAATCTTGAGCGTTATTGTGATAAGAATCACATTGACATTAGTAATGTTCCTTCCGTTCAGGAAATTCGTGAAACTCGTTACAAGAAGATTTAATTAGTTAATGTTAGTAGATTCCTCCTTTCATAAAATAAAAATCAAATGACTAAGAGAGCGGAAATTTATCCGCTCTTTTAGTCTATATAAATATATACACTTACAAACTCGCAAAAATTTTTCTTGACATACAAGATATTGTGTGTTATAATTAAAACAAATCAAAGAAAGGAGTTTCAATTTTGGAATTAAATTATCAAGAAGTAGAAAAGTTTTATTCTGACTTATTGGACACTAAAACTCCAAAAGCTCAGAAATATCTTGTATATCAAACTTACGCCGAAGCAAAAGAAGCACAGGAAGAATTAAAAGATGCTGTAACTTATTTTCAGCGTAATGTTTATACTAAAGGATGTTCTTGTGTAGCACATAAAATCACAGATGCGTTATATATTATTGAGTCTGTGTCTTTAATTGGAGAGCGTCCTCATTATTATCCTCTACTATGTTTTGAAGGGAATTATGAATTATGTCTTGACACAAAAGGATATACCTTTTGTACAACTAATTATCTCGATGCTATTCTTTATGGTTATGTTTATTTATATGAAAACACAGAAAACGCAGAAGAGAAATTTAATTTTGTAAAAACTTACCTTTATTATGCTTCTCAAGAATATCTCAAGAAAGACGAGGAAAACAATCATGACTGACCCTATTTTAACTCCCGCTTGTGAACAATGGACTAAAGACCTTGCAGAAAGTGTGGAAAAAGCAACAGGCTTTAAAACAGCTTTTTACGCTACCAATGATACTACAGGTATTGAAGTAATTAGTTCGTTTGGGTCTATGCGAATTGACATGAGTTCTTATATGCGTTTTTGGCAGACTATTGTAAGTCCTCGCTATACTCGTAGTCAGGCTCTTGCAGATGCTACGAACGAATGTAAGAAATATGTTTCTTCTTGGACTAATCGTAAGCGCTAATGAAAAAGAAACTACCTATTGATTGGTCTGTAATAGAAACAGATAAAACAGATAATACAGATAATACAAATAAGACAAATACCTCAGAAGAGCAGCAATCCCAAGAAACTCAAGTAAAAGAGTTTCAAGATAATCCTCCCCATAAATGTAAATTTTGCGGGAAAGAAATGGAAAAGATAGACGATGAAACATTAGTTCAAATGCCCCCATCTCTTATTAAAACTATTGGACAATATCATTGCGAATGTTCAGGGTATTCTAATTATTTGGCTACTGTCGTTGAAGAACAAAAGCTAAGAATTTATATTGCAAAAACAACCGAACAGATTAGAGCAAAAAGAGAAAAAATTTTTTACGAATCTGCTTTTTGTAAAGATATAGCTAAACTTCAAAAAACAAAAGAGCACACGGAAACAGCTATAGAAAATTTAAAAATGCTTTCTCTTAATAAGGAAGCTAAAAAGGAACATGGTACTCAAGTAGTAGAAAATTATTTTACAACTGCTAATCAATTCAATCAAGAAAGACAACAGCTTCTTGATTATTACTTTTGGCCAACCTTTTAAGGAGGGATTATGAAAATTTCAAAAATCACTTCTAAAATCAGGCAAGCCGCAGAGAAAATTTCTGATATGGTTAATAACATTGACATAGGATGTTCTAATATAATTGCAATTATTGCCACTTTTCTTTTAGCGTCAATTTGGATTATTTGTGCTATTGGAGCGGTTATTGCTTCTTTCGGGCTAATTTTCGGAGCAGAATATTTTATTTTTGCTTTAGCAACGAAACTAATTTGTTTTATTTTAAAAGAAACATGGTTTGGTTGGAAAATAGCTTTCTTTGCTTATTTAATTGTCGTAATTTTAAGGACTATCTTTTATATTTTTCATAAGGAGACAACAAATTAAAATGAATCTAACAACTCAAAACGGCGTAAAAATTATTTCAGGCTCAGTAGATGAATTTGCTATCAAGATGGTAAATTGTGCCAAGAAAAATGTAAAAAATCACAAGACTTATGTAAACGCAAACTTTTTTGCTGGATTTAAAGAAAGCGGAGAATATTTTACCCTTCCTGTAAATCATCTTGTTTGTGACATTGAAGCTACTTCAGCTCCACTTGCAAAGTATAATAAGTTGCGCGGAAAGTTTGTGGGAGAAAAGTATTTTTACAATTCTTATGTTGCACAGGGCGGTGTTCCTCAGTTTTGTGGTCATGCGCTTACAACTTTTTATATTGAAAACGGCAAACCGCATATGGAAGACCTAACTGAGCTACGAGATACTATGACATACGCCATTGCAGGTATTCCTCTCATTAAAGATGGCAAAGATGTTATGTGGAAAGATTACGTTAAGCCACAGGGGTGGACTGGCAGTGAACTTTATTCAACTTATCATATTCTTCTGGGACTTAAGCCTAATGACAACAATATTTATATTATGGATTGGAAGTCCACTCGCAGTAATATGATTTCACCTTATGCCGAAGCTTATTATAAGTTTAAGCCAATGGGCTTTACTAATCTCATTAAGCTGGATGGCGGTGGCTCAGAGATTATGAAGTATGAGGGCAAAACAGTTCATGCTCTATCCGAAAACCGTATTATCAATGCGATTATTACTTTTGAGCGCAAGGGACAGCAGAATGAGTATGAAGTAAATACTCACAAGTTCCCCACTCGTGTACTTGTTCGTTGGTGCAAGGGTGATGATGTAAGTTGGATGCAGCAACAGCTTTGTAAAGCTGGTTTTACTTGTGATATTGATGGCAGTTTTGGTACAGGTACTTACAACACTCTAAAGGCTTATCAGAAGTCTCGTGGGCTTGAAGTTGATGGTAAGTGTGGACCTGCAACTCGTCAGCGACTTTCTCAGGAGTAATAAAATAAACTTTAAGGTTTGTCAGGATTTTTCTTAAAAGGTCTTGACAAACCTTTTTTCTTTTGTTATAATAAACACATAAAAATAAAGGAGTATGATGTTATGGAAATCGCCGCTTCTTATCTGGTAAATTATACTACTTATCAACCTAATTTTATTGTTGTAAGTGCGCCTGTGTTTTTGTGTGTCGGAGCTTTTGTAAGTCTCCTTGTTTGTGCATCTACCATTGATAACATTATCCGTCAAATCGCAACCAGAATTGGATTAGGTCTTTTTATCCTTGCTATTAGTTGGTCTTCTATTATAAACACTAAAATTGTAGAAAATTATCACTATTATCAGGTTCAGGAAATTTATATCCATGACTATGATATTTCTCTTAAAACCTACATGGAAGATTATGAGATTCTTGACTCTACTCCTGTTTCAATTACAGTTCGTTCAAGAGATTGGAAGAACGAATATCCCGAATTAGTTGGTAAGAAAACTGATTTCGACATTAAAACCATTGACGCTGAAAACAACCCGTTAGGAAAGGATAATTAAAATGGTTTACGAATACACTACGACAGTTAATTTTCCTCTTGTAAGTTATACTACCGCTGGGTGGTATACAACTATAAAAGCAATTAAAAATATGATAAGATATTATAATGGACATAAAAATTGCAGAGCTCCTGTAGTAATCGAGACAGAAACGGGAGATAAAGTCGTTGGAACTGTTGACTCTTCTAAAAGAATAATTTTTGAGGGTATTGTAGAAGAGGGTTGTTTTTGTCACGTTAAAATTCCCGTTCTTTTGCGGACTGATTTTAATATAGACCAGCTCAATTATTTTGTTGCAATAGACCTTTATAAAGTAGAAAGAGATTTTCTTTATTATAATATGCTTAATTCCTTTAAAATTCAACAAGTTGTTATTGTCCCCAAAAAAACGAAGGAGAATAAAAATGAGTTATGATATTAGTTTTCGAGTAAAGGTTGAGGGCTTAGATAATGTATATGTCGAGCCTTATGGTGATAACACCGATGCAAATATTACTTGGAATGTTCGAGAAATGATTATTAAGTCTACAGGACTTAAGAATTGGTGCGCTGAGGGTTGTCTTGGACTTTGTAAGGATATTATTCCACACATTGCAAATGGTTTGGCAGAGCTTGAAAAGTATCCCGAAAAGTATAAGCAATATGAATCCCCAAATGGTTGGGGAACTGTAAAAGGACTTAAACATTTCTTTGCTTGGATTATTAATGACTGGACTTCATATTGCGAAGATTATTCTACAGAAAACCTTGCAGACGTAACATATTTTTATATTTGTTAAAAGGAGAAATTAAATGAATTTCTTTGAAGAAAAAACTGACATCTACTACGAAAAATTTTCTTTTTGGGCTTTTGCCACCCTGTTCACTTTAATTCAGTCCACACTTAGTAGCTATCCTCTTTTGTGGTATATTGTAGGTTGTATTTATTTTATTTTTGCTTGTTATTATCATTGGCATTATTTTGAATCTTATTATCATCTGCATGATATTAATGACATGAATAATTACACGGCTTCTTTAAGTCGCTGGATTGCGGAGAAGAATCGTGACCTTTCCTAAGAAAATTCGAGAACAAGTCTATAATAAATATGATGGACACTGTGCATATTGCGGACGTAAAATTGAGTATAAAGATATGCAGATAGACCATTTCATTCCTCAAAGACGATGGAATGCAGAGCGGAGTAACGATATTAGTAACCTAATGCCAAGTTGCAGGTCTTGCAATCATTATAAACGAGCTCATTCTCTTGAAACATTTCGCAGATATATTTTTGAAATCCCTAAAAAGCTCAAAGAAAATTATATTTATAAAATTGGCTTGATTTATGGGAATGTAATTGAAAATGAGCATCCAATCAAATTCTATTATGAGGAATGTGAGGAAAAGAAGCACCATGACTTTAGCAGAACTAAAAAAGATAGTTGATTCTTATTGTGAGACAAAGTATGTAACCCCTGATGAAGTCAATGTAATTATTACTTTGGAAGAAATGTCAATCGGACCTCGTGCTGGAACAGGGGTTGAAAGTATTTTTATGGGATTCGATTGGGAACATAATCAGCTTCGTATTCAGCCGAAAGAAAAACTTGTTCGATACAATAAACAGAGAGATACTCCAAAAGATATTCTATATTATAAATTGCAGGACTTTCATTATTGCCCTACTTGTCAACATCCCCTAAAAAAGACTGAGACCCGCAATAATAATTTTTGTCCTTTTTGTGGGCAACGTTTTTCAAAAAATATTAAAGAGATTTAATTAATAGGAGCACAAACATGAAAATCAATCGTTATAAGCTCACTCCCGATTTTATTAACTTATCTCAAGATAAGCAGATTGAGTTTCTTCTTGCAAATGGATTTAAAGAAGGATTTTGGGGCGCTCAAAAAGATGAGAGAGAACATCTATGGTACAGTTCTAAAAATTTTGTTATCCATAGTTCAATTGATTGTAATGTAACGGTAGACCTTTTACATCTTGATGAGTGGAACGATTACGACTATATTGCTATTGACGATGAAGATTTCGGACAGTATTATCAGCCCTTTTATGATTGCATGATTGGCAAAAAGCAAATCGGAAAATGGGAATTTATGGCAAAATGTGCTCAAAAATATAACGAAAAAATGGCAAAATTTTGCGACATTCAACTTCTTATGCTTGGAGAATATCCACAAGGAGAATAAAAATGAACAATGTTTTTGAATATGTGCTAAGTTCTATTGACTCTAATGATTTTTGCAATGCATATTATGATGCAAGCGCAGAAGAAAAGAAACTATTTTTTGAACTACTTATTAAGAAACTGTATGATGCAGTATACTAACATTTTAATTGTTAGTGTGAAATAAAAATGTTATAATACCGAGGTCTTTATGCCGTCTGAAAAAACGATACAATCTTATTTTGCAAAAGCTAAAAAAGCATCTGAGCAAGCAACTTATCCAAAACAGAAAATTGGTTCTGTTATGGTATATTCTGGCAAGGTGATAGCTGTTGGCTATAACACTTTTAAGACTAACCCTCTTCAAAAATACTATAACAAATATCGTTTTAGCTCTGACCCTAAAAATAATGGTCTTGTTCATGCTGAAACGATGTTGCTGCTAAAGACAAGATTCCTTGATTTAGATTGGAGCAAAGTCTCTATTTACACTTATAGGGAATATAAAGATGGTTCTTTAGCACTTGCGAGACCTTGTATAGCGTGTCAAACGGCTCTGGAAGAGCGAGGTATTATTAATGTATATTATACTACACCGAAAGGTTGGGAGAAATTGTAATGATAGAGGTAATTAAAATTGCGATTTTATTCTGTTAAAATTACTATATCTTGTGTTTTCAAAATCTTCTGACCACAATATATTGTGGTTGAAAACAGGTTTTTTGACCGAAAACCACAATTTTTCGTTTTTATCTATTTTTTGCTCCTATTAAAAACGAATATTATCGAGAACAGGAAAGTTTTGCTGGCTGTAAGGACTTTAAGAGGTAGATGTATGAAAATTATTGTAGACACCATTCCCAAATATTCCTACGATTGTATTTTTTGTGGAAATAAATATTACGGCGTTTGCTCTATTAGCGAATGTCAATGTGAATTGGAGAAAAGAAAAGATTGTCCCTATCTTATGACTATTGATGATTATCTATCTGAGGAGAAACATAATGAGGATTGTTGAAAATAACGCTCCTGTAAAAAGAGAAAAATGTTGGAATTGCAATTCTATTCTTAAATTAAATCTAACAGATTATGATACAGACGAACATTTTGAAAGTGACTCAACTTCTTATGACGGGAATTTTCATTCTTCTTTTATGACTTATTTTGTTTGTCCTTGTTGTCGCAAGAAAAATTATTGCGCTGTTACTATTGATGGTGAAAAAGCTGACCTTAAATATTTCAACCGATAATTAACTATAATAAATAAAAACTAACTTTTAATTGAGGTATTTTTAAATGACACATGAACAGTTTAACCGTCTTGTAGACGAACTTGAGAATACACGAGTGAAAACTCTTAAGGAAAAGAATGCTCGCTATTCTCAGCCTGATGATGCACTTCACAATTTTGACGAGGGTGCTAAGATTATGTCTTGTACTTCTGCCCAGTGCGCTTGGAATTATGCTACTAAGCATATTATCGCTCTTCGTGATATGGTGCTAACTAATAATTTTAGTAATCGAGATGATGTTCTTGAGAAGATTCAGGATATTCAGAATTACCTAACCTTTATTTGGTGCATTTCTGAGGAAGAGCGTGAGAAGCTAACCACAAGTGACACTTGTGTTCAAACCGTTTCTGCTAAGAAAAAGAAGTAAAAATTTTTTTGAAAAAATTTCTCTATAGCACTTGACAAACTATCTGTCAGGTGCTATAATCCTAATATCAAAACAAGCGACCGACTCAGCAAAACTCAAAATAAATTAAGCGGTCGAGAATGGAGAATATTATGTATAATAACATTAACAAGAATTCCAAGAAGAACTCTAACAAGGCTTGGTCTCCTAAGCCCGAAAAGCCTATGCGTCAGAAGTCGGACAAGGAGAAGTTCTTCGACAAGATGGAAAAGACTAACAAGGGCTTCTATGTTCGTGCGGTTGTTCCTAAGTCTTTGCCCGACAATATGACCTATACCACCAATGGTGCTGTGGCATATTCCACTACTTCTTCTGCTCTTCTTGATATGTTTACCAAGTTGGTAAGCTACCGTTCTCTGGACGAGAAGCAGATTGTCACCGATTGGCGCAAGGCTTTCAATGAGAATCCTTATCTTGCTATGCGTTTCCTTGGCTATACGATGGACATTCGTTGCGGTGCTGGCGAGCGTCGCTTCACTCAGATTGTCATTCGTGACCTTGTAAAGAATGGCGGTGCAAGCATTGCTGCAAAGCTCGTTCCTCTGATTGGCGAGTATTCTCGCTATGATATGCTTTATCAGTTCCGTGGCAACCCCACTTCTGAAAAGGCTGTCCGCGATTTCCTTAAGAAGCAGTTTGCTGAGGACATGGAGAACATGAAGCAGCATAAGTCTATTTCTCTGCTTGGAAAGTGGCTTGATAAGCCCAATTCTCACTCTAAGCAGACCCGTGATAATGGTCTTTGGACTGCAAAGCAGTTGAACATGACTGAACGCAACTATCGTAAGGCTCTGTCTGCTCTTCGTAAGTATCTTGATGTTGTTGAGCGCAAGATGTCTTCGGATAATTGGGCTGCTATCGACTACGAAACTGTTCCCTCTAAGGCTAATCTTAACTACAACAAGGCATTCCTGCGCCATGATACTGAGCGCCGTCAGGCTTTTCTTGCTGCTCTCAAGACTGGTGAGGCTAAGATTAATGCTTCTGTGGCGAATCCCTGTGATATTGTCAATAAGTACATGAATTTGAGTGGTCGTTGGTATGGACTTCCTCAGAGGGCTGATGATACTCTTGAGGGTATGTGGAAGGCTTTGCCTGATATGATTCCCGATGATAAGGGTATGCTTGTCGTGTGTGACTGCTCTGGTTCTATGGAGAGTGGTATTGGTGGTAACACTAATATGCGTTGCATTGATGTTGCTATGTCTCTCGCCATTTATTGCGCAGACCATCTCAAGGGTGCTTTTGCAAACAAGTATATCACCTTTAGTGCTGACCCTCATATTGTACGCTTTAATGATAACGATAGCCTCTGTAACAAGCTTCGTAAGACTTGGGAGTGTCAGGATGGCTCTAATACCAATCTGGAAAAGGTCTTTGACCTGATTCTTAAGACCGCTATTGACAACCATTCTCCCCAGTCTGACCTGCCTGAGCGCATTCTCATTGTCTCTGATGGCGAGTTCGATTCCATGTGCGATGCTAAGGTAAATCGTCATGGCTGGTACAGTTATCGTACTCCTGTTGACAAGACCTTTATGCAGGAGATTAATCAGCGCTTCAAGAATGCTGGGTATAAAATGCCAATTATTACCTTTTGGAGAGTAAATTGCAGCAATCGTCTTGCCCTGCCTTTCAAGGTTGATGACCGCGGTTGTATCATGGTTTCGGGTTATAGCACGAATCTCCTCAAGATGGTTTTGTCTGATAAGACCAATCCTATGGAGGCTCTTCTTGAACAGCTTAATGTTCCTCGTTATGACTGCTTCGAGGCAGCATACAGCGCATAACTCAAAAGGGTAGGTTTTCCTACCCTTTTTCTCTAAAAGGAGAATACTTAATGTTTGATAAAACCTATCTTTTATCTCCTCAAGGACAAGCAGATTATAAAGCTTGGATTAAAAAACTAACAGATATTGCCGCAAAAGAAGCTGGCGTTTCTGCAACAATAGATAACGATGGAGAACCTGTTCTTATGCTTATCCGAGGAAGTGACCATGTACCAGAGAAGCTAAGAGATAAAAACGCAAATCTTTATGTAATTAAAGTCACAATTGAAATTAAAGATATTCTTATGCGAGAACTTGAAGAAGTTGAAGCAACAATCAGAAACTACAACTTCCCAAAAGAAGCTCTTCCAGAAGTATACGAAGGTGTAGAAGAATCTATTATCTCTTTTTTAAAAACTCGTTTTATTGAACGAGAAGAAATTCTTCGTAAGGCAGAAGAAGAAAACAAATTCCAAATTTATGACTTCTTTGATAAGGAGGATAAGACCGATGAAAATTCAGCAGGTAACAAACAATCCTGACCTTATTGTAATTGATAGTCGTTGGCGAATTTCTCTCTCCACTGGTGAGATAACTGACTTTGATGGGACTAAGGCGTATGACCCTCCCGAATATATTTTCAAATTCCGTGACGAAGCGTTAGCTGGAAAGTGAGCATATTATGGAATATATTTCAAAGAAAGATTTGATTGAAAAGCTTGAATATACCCTTTGCGATATTTTCTCTTATGTTGATGATTACCCTGAATATACCGAAAAGGGTTTTTCGAAAGAGCTTGTAAATGAAATTATCAATTCTCTTCCAACCATTACTCTTTCTGACGATTAAAAATATTTCAAAAAACTCTTGACAAATGCCTTTTGGTATGTTACTATTAAAGCATACCAAGAGGTTATTTATTTTTTAAGGAGTTTATATATGTTTTCGGTTGAAACTGCTATTGTTGACGAGATTGTAAGATACAATAAAGTAGATTGTCCTTTTGTTCTTACCTCAAATTTTCCAGAAGATGTTAAAGAAAAAGTAAATAAAAATTTTAAAGACATTTATAATTTGCCTACTCTTTGGAGATTACATAAGGCATCTTGTTCTTCGCCTGAATTTCCTGTTTACGATTTTCAATTTTTTAATCTAAAAAGATTGGCTTGGGAAACTTCTTATCTAAAAATGAAAGATGTATCAGAATGGAAAGAATATCTTGAGGGAAAACTTATGCTTGGATTTAATCGAGGCAGAATTCAGTACGATACTCTCATTAACAACGCAAAAGAATTTCTAAAAAACGAAGAGGGTTGCGTAATTTATGACGCAACAACTACACCAGAATGGAGGACAAAAGAATGATTCAGATTCGTAATAATGTGTTTGAGACAAATTCTTCATCAACACATTCTCTTTGTATTTCAAAAGAGAAATTTGACCCTAAAAATATTCCTGAGTACCTTAATATTACTGCGGATGAGGATTTTGAGTGGTCTCAAATTACCTATGATACTCCCGAAGAAAAAGCCAACTACATTTTTGAAGTAATGTGCGAATGTGGGAAATTAGCTGAGATTAAGGATTTTAAAAACAAAATTAAAAAGCTTGGAATCAAGGCAAGCTATCCAAGGCTTGTCAAAGATAGGTGGGATTGTATTGATATTAGAGGTGATGTAGACCATGCAGGAGAAGCTGTCCCATTTGTTCACGAGCTTTTGAAAGATAACGATAAACTTTGTCGTTTTCTATTTAATCCTAAGAGTGTTATTTACACGGGCAGCGACAGTGAAGATGATGGCGACGCAAGTTGTTATGTGGCAGAAGCAGCAGAAAACAATGGCTATACTTGGGGATATGATGAAAACGAAGATTGGAACGAAACTCACCATATCCATCCAATGTATGACCCTGAACATTATGAATATTTCTTTAAGGGGAACTAAAAGTGTACAACTTAATGAGTAATAAATTTGACCGTCTTGGTGCTCGTATTTATGCAGTAACTTTTCTTGAATATACCAGCGCTCTACAAAATTGTGTGTCTTACAATCCAACACACGAAATCGGTAAAGCAGAATATATTTATACTGAACAAGGCACAGGTAAAATTCTTGTAAGCGAAACTAATATTGATAAAATTAAGAAGTTTGGCATTAAAGATTTAACCTTTGTGGGCTATCTTCCTGATAATCTTTTCTATCTTTAATTGAGGTGATTTTAAATGATTCAGATTCGAGACAATACTTTCGAAACAAATTCCAGTTCCAGTCACTCCCTAATTATTACTGATTTCGATGGCAAGTATACGCCCGAAGAAATGATGAAGGGTATCTATCTTTGGAATGATAAGGAAACAAGAATGTACGAAAACAATCTTGAATTTTATCGTTCTCCTTTTTCTCTACTTGCAACTTTTGAATCTAAGTCTCGTTATGCTATTGCATCTTCACAGGGTCATTTAGCTGATGAAGTTGAAAAAATTTGGCATAAGTATATTCCAAATTTTAATGGATTTAAATTTGATATGAAAACCGAAGAATACGACTATGACAAAAAGGAATGGGTAGACCTTGACGAACCTAAGCCTATTTACGGTGGAACTGATGATTACCAAATCGAGGGTTGGCTTAAAAGTTACAATGTAAGCCTTGAAGATTTTCTCACAATGCGTCGTTATATGGTGGTTTGCGATGGAGACGAAACGCACGAATGGTATCACATTCTTGATAGCGGTCTTGTGGATAAATCTCACATTATCCATGACAGTGAAAAAGAAGTTGCGGAAGCGTGGAAGAGAAAGTACGAAGAGGAAAACAAAAAGTGAATTCTTTTACTATCAAACATATTACAGGTAATGTTCTTGATTCTGATGCTCCTATCATTGCACATCAAGTTAATTGCCAAGGCGTAATGGGAGCAGGAGTAGCAAAGTGTATTCGTGAAAAATACCCTGACATTATGTTCACTTATTCCAGATGGTGTAAAAATTATCAACCTCAATATCTTCTCGGGCAGGTACTTGATTATTGCACAGATAAAAATCAAATTATCGCAAATTGTTTTGCGCAAAATAAAACAGGTTCAGGTCGTATGACTGATTATGAAGCTTTTTATTGTTGCCTCGAAAACCTCAAAAAGGGAATTAAGTATTATGGTTTTGAACACCGAATTGCTTTTCCTTATAAGATTGGCTGTGGTCTTGGAGGAGGAGACTGGGATGTTATCTTAGCTATGATTAAGTCCGTTTTTGGTCACGATGGTGACTATACCATTGAGTTTTGGTCTCTTGACGAATTCGATGTAATTCCAGTAGTATGCTAAGTAGTTCTTTATGATAAAAGAGGTTTAGAGATTTTTTCTCTAAACCTCTTGACATTTATATATGAGTATGCTATTATAAGTATACAACTTAAGGAGGTTGAACAAAATGACAGAGGAAAATCGTATTTATTGTGCCTATGACACCCTGAATCCTACTATCAATCCTGATGGTTCTGAAAAGCATTGGTGCTCTCATTACGGCAGTTATGTTTGTAAGGGCTGTGACCATCGGTTTGATGGAGACCGCATTAAGAAGTATATGGAAGACCATCCAAAGGAGCATTAACTATGGAAAATAATTGGGTTTCTTACAAAAATGGAAATTATAATGTCCATTTAGACCTCGTTAGCGGAACAAAGATTCGTGAAAATAATCTCACTTTCTTTCAGGCTGACCGTCCAGAAAATATTGACATTAAGATTACAAATCGCTGTACCAATCCTTGTGGCACAAAAGAATGTCCTAAGAACTGTGAGTTTTGCCATGAAAATTCTGGTCCTAATGGCAAGCACTCTGACGCTCTTAACTCTAAGTTCCTTGAGACACTTCCTGAGTGGACAGAGTGCGCTCTCGGTGGCGGAAATGTACTGGAATATCCCGACCTTGTGCCGCTTCTGTATAAGATGAAAAATCTTCATTTGATTTCCAATATCACTGTTAATCAGAAGCACTTCATGGAAAATCTTTCTCTTCTGCGCGAGCTTAATAATCAGAAGCTCATTTATGGTCTTGGTATTTCTCTTACTAATCCTTACGAAGAGGGATTTATTGCGGCTGTTAAAAGTTTTCCTAATGCTGTTATTCATGTGATTAATGGCGTTGTAACTCTTGCACAGCTTTCAGCTCTTGGTTGTAAAGACCTTAAGATTCTGATTCTTGGCTATAAGGAAGTTCGTCGTGGTGTAGCATATAAGGCTGATGTAGACCACATGGTTGAATTCCGTAAAAATCGACTTTACGCAAGTCTTCCGTTTATCGCAGAACATAATTGGTTCAAGACAATTTCTTTTGACAATCTTGCCATTGAGCAACTTGAACCTAAGCGTTTCCTGAGTGATGAATTCTATCAGGAACATTATCTTGGTTGTGATGGAATTGATGGTGAAACTCAGACTTCCGCTTCGTATTATGTTGACCTTGTGGAAAATGTATTTGCTCGTAATTCTTGTGATGTAAACCATCGCTATCCACTTGAAAACCATACTGCTACGGAGTGTTATCAACTTCTCCGCGACAATAAAATCTAACGGGGGGAAAATAAAATGAGTTTACTTGGATTTGGCTCTCCTTTTGCAGACATTTTCATGGCTATGACAATGGATAACCGCTTTAACGAGCCAAAAGATAATTTTGGTATTCCCTCTACTCCTGATGTTTGGGATGAAGAGGAACTTGACAACGATTATTTTTCAGATTACGAAAGCGAGGAAGATTTTTAATGTATATTCTTTTTGACCCTAACACCAACGATTATGTTTGTCGAGCTTCAAACGGGGGATATAATATCTGTAAAGGAATTTCTCAGTCTGCCTTATTTTCTACTGAAAAGGGTGCTCTAAACATCCTTAATAACGGTGGCATTCCAAAACTGATTGCTTCAAAGCATACCTTTAAGCCTACTCGCGTTACCACAAAGTCTGGTAAGGCATATAAAATTATCAATCCTGCCGAACCTGCTCCTATTAAGGCTTTTGATTTCTCTGCCCCAGAGGAAATCCGCAAGGCTGCTGATTATCTTGGTCGAGTAATGGAAGACGCTGCTGGACTTTCTCTTTCTATTGCTAATATGGACAGAGAAATTAGCGATATTCAGCACTACATTGAAACCAAGCCGCTTAATGCCGCACAGCGTAGTCATATCTTCAAGATTTATCGAGAAAAGTTGGCAGAACGTAGGCTTTATAAAAATCTTCAAGATATTACTTCTACAATGGAAAACGCTCATATCAGCGAAAAGAATCTTAAGAATATCGTACATTCAGTTGATGGTCTTGATACAAAGACATATTCGCCTCGTAGCGCCTTTGGCGAAATTTTGTTCGGTGTAAAGAAAGTGGAGGAATAATTATGGTTCTTATGACTAATGACCAGATGAAAGCACTTCTTAGTGCAATGCTTAACGGACTTCTGGAAGATTCTGAATTTACACGCAAAGATATGTGTGATATTCTTGAAGACCTCGCTGACGAATTTCGTTATTAAGAAAGGAGTATATTATGGGATATTGGGACCCGCCTGAGTATTTTGATGAAGCAAAGTTTCCTGAAATTGATGCTGAAACTGATACTCTTATTGAGCATTTAGTTGGAGCAATTAAAGAGGAATATAAAGACAAGATTGCGAAAGAATCTGACGCTTATCAAGACCTTAAAGCAAGTTATGACAGCTTGCGTAGAGAACTAACAAATAAAAACAGTGACCTTTTAGCTAAAGATGGGCTAATTGAAACTCTCAATAAAGAATTAGCTAAAAAGAAAACGGAACACCCCTCTTTTAAGTTTAATATCGGAGATACTGTATATTTTTCAAGAGTTGCTTATAATTCAGAAAAAAAGGTTTTCTGTCCTCGTTGTGGGGGAAAGGGATGTATCACACTTGATGTTAAAACTAATAATCTTCCTGCTGACATTACAGACCCTGTAACATACATTTGTCCAGACTGTAGAAATTCTACTGAAAGCTACCTTTATAATAAGGCGAAGCATTTTAGGGAATATCGTTATTACAACTATTACGTTGAAAAGGGAAAAGTTCTCAAAATTGAGTACGTTATTGGCGAAAATGAAACCTCGACGCGATATTTTGTTAAGTCTGCAACACAAACATCTTCTTATTCTTTTGCTGAACAAGATTTATATGAAACCTTTGAGCAAGCCTCTCCCGCAGCACAATGTGATAAGGAGCTTTCTTATATCGAAGCTTGCAATAAAGTTGGCATTGCTCCAAATTTGATTAATAAAGAGGCTTCTTCCGATGTTAAACTTACAGCCCTGTAAATATTGCGGTAAGACTCCAAAAGTGTCTCCATTGGTGACACGAGCAATTTTAAAACAGGTTCAAAGCAATTCAAAGTCAAAGATTTTTAAAATGCAGATTGAAAGAATTGAAGTCCCTGTTTTTTACACCGTTCAATGTCAGAATAATAAATGCAAGAACCACTTGCACAAATTCCCCAATAAAATGATTTCTGAGGATTCTATAAATGGAGCTATTCTAAAATGGAATCAGCAAAATTAAATTCTTTCTTTTTTGTAGGTAAAGACCCTTCTGAAAACCCTCATATCGGAGATATTTGGCGTAGTGGTGGAATAGGAAACTCAATGATGGTTTGGACAGAAAATGGAGCAGTTGAAATTGGTGACATACCAAGTTCTTTGGATTACGATTATTCTCCTATGACAGACAAATTGGAATATCCTACTCATTGTCCTTCTTGTGGAGCACCAGTTAATTCTTCTCGCCGCAAATGTGAATATTGTGGAGTAGAATACAGAAAAATTTCTTACAAAAGTTAATAAATAATTTTTTAATCTCCCTTGACAGGTGCGTAAAACCGTGTTATACTAACGGTAGTAAACCATCAAGGGAGGTTATTTTATAAATATTCTTTTTCTCGATTATGATGGAGTAGTAAACACTCCTCAATGGCGTCCTCATCCAGCAGACCCTTCCAGAATGCTTTGTACTTATAACTTCCCCCGTGATAACAAGGTAAATGATTTCCAATGTGTTCAATGGATTTCTGAGTTTTGTCAAAAGTATAATTATCATATTGTAGTTTCATCTTCTTGGAGATGGGAAGACAATTACAAGGAATGTCTCATCAATGGCGGACTTAGACAGGGAATTAAAATTCTTGGAAAGACCCCAGATTATTCAAGATACTATGGAGCTACACGAGGAGATGAGATTCAAGCGTGGCTTGATATTCATCACGAAGAAAACATTAACTTTCTTATTGTAGATGATACTTGCGAAGAGGATTTTGAAGTCCACAAATGGGATTGGGAAAACAATAAAATTACTGGCTTGGATAAATTCCAAACGCTTAAGCTCCAAGACAGATTTATTCAAACCAATACACTGATTGGATTTAGAGAGCCAAGCTTCCACTATGCAGAGCAGATTCATCAAGCTTTTAACGCAAATAAGAACTAAAACAAACCAAAAAAATAAAAGGAGATTTTTATTATGTTGCCTGTAAGTGTCGATGGAGTGATTTGGCTGACCACGAATTACACCGCATATAACACACCAATTATTGTTGGTGTCCTTGAGTATGCTTTATTGGCATTAAGCTTTTGTGTTGCGTTAATAGCAACTTTCTTCTGGTTTAGTTTTAAAGAAAAGTGTTTAACGCTATATTTAATCGCGATTTTTGTATGCTGTATGATTTCATTTTTAGCTATTTACCACGGCGATAAGAAAAACCGAGAAAATTTTATCCCTGAACCTATTTCTTATGTAGTGTACATTGAAGATAATGCAGATTACAAAACGCTTATCCAAAATTATACTATTGAATCCGAGCAAGATAATCTCACAACTATTGTTCTAAAGGAGAATTAAAATGACAAATTATCTATATGAAAACATTCGAAAAATTCCTGCAAATCTAACGTGTGGTGATTTGATAGATTTGCGTCAATATTTGATTGATGCTGTAAATTGTTACCATAATATTTCACGTCAAGACAAACAGGCCATTGGAGGACAAATCTTCGCTAAATTTGAATATAAAATTTTTAAGGCTGTTAATTCTTATCTTGAGACGATGGACTCTCATTCTGATGATATTACCAATAATCTCGAAACTGATAAGCACCTAACAGATACAACCAACAATCCATGGTCTACTTCCCCACAAATCCCCACTATTATCCACAACGTCAATGAATTTGGCCATACTCCTAAACGCAATTCTACTCCTAAACTAAGACATATTCTTACTGATGCGGCAAAAAAAGACATTAAGTCGCTGGCAAATCTTTCTCGAATGTTTTGCAATTGGGCTAAAAATGCGAGTTTGGATAGGTCTCCTACCAATTTCTGTCTTGAATATTATGGCGTAAAGATGGAAGTCTCTTTTGCTGTAAACGATGCTGCTGTCTATTTGCGTTTCGAAGGTCTTAATACAATCAACAAATTCTATTCATTCCGTTGTAGTCCAAGTGTAAAGCATAAATCTTTCTCGCGTGAATTTTGGAGCACTTATCGTAGACGCATGACCAAGACTATCGCAAAGGTTATGCGAGATATTGATAATAATCCTAACAATTGGTCTTACATGGAAGTTAAAAGGGGAGATTTGGATTAATGAACGATTTTGCTATTCAGGGCGTAACTATTTTAGGCACAGAAATATCCAATCACGTTTTTGCTCTATCGCTTCTTTTTATTTTTTCGTTTCTTTCTTTAGGCCTTTTTGTTCTTGTGTGCGCAGGTATTTCTGATAAGGAATATCTTGCTGCTGTTATTTGTTCTTTATTGTGTATGATGTCAATATTTATAGCATTTTTAGCTTATAAAGACTGGAAAGCCCCACCAGAAACTATTTATACAATTTCCATTGATGATACAGCGAGTTATAATGAAATAAAAAACAACTTTTATTACATTCGTGAACTTCCAAATGGTCTATATGAAGTTAAACTAACAGAAAATAATTCTCAAAATGACTAAAAATCGAAGAAGATTCTATCACAATTTGTTCCATTTGTCTCCCATTCCCAATTTAACAGTTCTTACTCCTCGTATTCCAGAAGCGGCGTATTGGGGTTACGAAGATAAAAAACAAAAAAGAGTATGTTTTTCTACTTCAATTAAAAGATGTTTAATTGCTTTATCAGATTGTAATGGGCAATATTATGTGTATATCCCTGTAAATCAGCACAAAGCTTACAGTCCAACACCAACAGAAGTTGTTGATGTAAGTGAGACAAGCGAAAAATGGATTACTCGCCCAGTTAAAGTTAAATGTATAGGGGCTATTGTTCCTACCACATATACCGTGCAAGAAGTTTACTTCCCCATACATGATGAAACTCTTGGTATATTTACTTATGGCTGGAAATGGATAGAGAAATATAATTAATAAACTCTTGACAAACCTCTATTTTTATGGTAAGATAATCTCAAACCAAAGAATAGAGGTTTTGTTTATGACCGCTCCTAATAACATTTGTATTTACGCCGACCCTTTCCCCGATGGGGAGCTTCATTGTTTGGCATATTCAGAAGCGAAGTATCCTAACGGAAAAATGAATTTGCATTTTCCTGTTTGCTCTAAAAAGAATTGCCCTTTAAAGAATCCTAAACTTTTAAACGGAGGTAGTCTTAATGTCCGATAAGAGAGAACTGTCTGGTTGGCTTGCTCCTAATGGGGATTTTACTCCTGTGTTTTGGAGAGGACAGGATGAAATGAGTGAACAACTCTGTTCAATGTTGGGTTTGGAAGAATTTTTCTTGCCTGATGAAGAACTCATTAAAAGAGGTTGGCTTAGAATTAGTTGTGTCACGCTCAATGGTGGACCAATCATTAATATTGGAATGAGAGAAGACACTCATTTTACAGAAAGCCAAAAGAATTTTCTTCGTCCTTATTTCGAGGATAGGGAGCATTATGAGTTTTTTGCCTATCTCTATGCCATTTGGGAGGAAGAAAATGAGCTCTAAGAAATATAATTCATATCTACAAAGAAAAGTTTTAGACTTTCTAACTCTTTCGGAAGGGTGGGGAGGAGAAGATACATTTCCCTTTAATTTTGAATTCGTAAATTTTTGTGCAGCTATTGCAGTACATTTGGGTACAAAATATCCTTGGGAATCTTTCCCCACTTATGATAATTCTATTCAATTTAAAATCAATCTATATAACAGGGCTAATCCTGACGAATGTGACTTTTATTTTGAATTTGAAATCTATCCAAAAGAAGATACGCTTGGAGAAATTGATAGAATTTCTTATCTTTTTATAAAAGAACAGGAATATCAAAATGCTCTTGGTGGATTTCTTGAGCTTAAACCAAACTCTTCTCCCGCTGACATTGCAAATTACTTTAACACTCTTGTAGGAGATTATATTTATGAACAAACCAAAAGAATTTAAATTAGGTTGGCTTTCTCCTGATGGTGAATTAGTAGAATGTCATACCTTTGACCATATTTCTTCTGCCAGCGAAATTTGTGATAAGCTTGGTTATTCTTATGCTAATGCAAGAGGAAATGCGCCTGATGATGTTTTGCTTGCTCATGGGTGGTTACATCTAACATATTCTATGCTTGACCATGAATATAGGATTTATTACGCTTATTTTAATCATGTTAGGCTAACAGAAACACAAAAGGCTTATATTCGTCCTTTCAAGGAAATGGGATATACTTTTGGAGACTTGTTTGAGATGACTTGGGAGGAAAATGATGAGGAATTTAATTAAGAAAATTGCTCTGGCTCTTGTGAGTATTTTCTTTTTTGCATCTCTTTTTTATGGTTATATGAATTAGAGGAACAAAGACATGGACAACATTATTCATATTCCATTTAGCTACGATATTTGGAAGCCCTCAGAAATGAGGTATTTCATTGATAAAGAAGCACAACGCTGTTTCAAAAGTGACAATCCAGAAGAAATTCTAAACCGTTCTTATTTTTCTATGTATGTGGAATGGTGGCTGCATAATATCGGCTATTACGCAACATATCCTTTGTGTGACGATTTTAATTATTTTTCCAAGCTAAACGAAAGATTTAGAGATGTTGATTTAGAGGAATGGAAAAGGAGTGTTGATTAAATGCTACCAATTCTTGTTATTTTAGCTTGTATAGCCATTCCAATTTGTCTTTATAATTATTTTGAAGATAAAAATAAAGCCATGGGAAATTCTTTGGCTAACAAAACTCAAAAAATTACTCTTGATGCTATTCGAGCTAAAAGAGATTACGACAAATATTTCTATGAGGCTAATATTGAAAAATGGAAGCAGTCTAAATTTTATTGCTTTGTTTTAAAAACAATCCATGATGTAGCCAAAAATGGAGAATCTGGTGTAATTATTAACTATTTAACAGAAAAAAATGTTATTCTTCCGACAAAAACAATTTATAATAGTTATGGAGAAGCTATTACACCTTCTGGACACACAGTTCTTTTTCGAGAAATTGATTATCAATTTTCACCTGATGAACTTACTCATTTCTCTGATACTGATGCTCTTGTGACTTACATTGACGGCTTGATTCGATATTTAAAGAGTGAGCATTTTAACGTCAAAATCCGTCCGAGTTACACCAATTCCATTACAATTTCTTGGTAATTTACAAACTTTTTTATAAAACTCTATTGACAACCTCTTTTGTTTGTGATATTATTATCATAGAAAATCTAAGGAGGTTACTTTTATGAAGCTTGATATGAGATTTGGATGGTTGATGCTTCGAGTTTTCGCTTTGATTGTCACAGTATCTTTTCTTTTTAAGAACGGATTTAATTCTACCTTTATCGGTTACTGTGTAGCTTGCATCCTCACTTGGGTGATTGCTCTTAGGTATGAAAAGAAGATTGCTGTAAAGGAGAATTAAAATGAATAATTGGTATTCCGATGCTTTAAAATATGCCAATCGACTCGCTACTAATTCTGGTGGTTGGAAAGAGGGAGAACAGGAAGAAGTAGAAAAGGTTCTCTCTTTTATTGGCGGTATGCACGATAAGGCAACAGAAGATTCCGAAGAAGATTCTCTTTACAATGTGTTTGAAAATGGTTATTGCTACTATTTTGCACAGATTCTAAACTTTGCATTTCCTAATGTCGGTCATGTTGTTTGGGTGCGTAATTATGGGCATATCGTTTGGCAAAGCTATTCCACCTCTATTTGCTATGATATTAGCGGAATTTATCTTGAATATACAAGCACAGATGATTTAGTTCCTATTGATAGACTCGGACAGCTTTTAAAAGATTTTAAGCACAATGGCGAAGAATATCGTTGCTACAATTCAGACTTTAAAACTTGGTGCGACAAATATGGGTTTAAACCTATTTTAGCTGTTACTATTATTTATAAAAATCTACCAGAGCTTAGCGGAAAAAATTATTCTGCTTGGGACGAACTTTATTACTACATTGAAGATTCGGCAATCAAGTTTTGGGAAGACTCTAACGCAAACAAAAAAGCTTGTCTTCACTCAATCGAAGCTGAACTTAGAAAGGGTGAATTTTAATGAAACTTTGGGTTGATGATGTGAGGCCAGCACCAAATATGTATGTCTGGTTAAAAAGTGTTGATGAAGCAAAAGAATGTATTGAATTTCTGGAAGAACATCTTGCGAAAGTTCGTGAGGAACTTCGTCCTTATAGCGGTAATAATATCGAAATTATCGACATTGACCACGATGCAGGAGATTATGTTAGATTTGGTGGAGACTACATCAAACTCCTTGATTGGCTCGAAGAAACTGGTCGCAATTATCCTATCCGTATTCACAGCATGAATCCAGTTGGAGTTCAAAATATGCGAAATATTATTCAGCGTAATAATTGGAAAGAAATTCCTTTTGAGGGATTTGACTAAAAGGAGGATTAAAATGAACAAGCAGACAAACGATTTTATCATTAGCCTTAAGCGTTACACAGAGACCGAAGACCGTTTTGGAGATTACTATCTCAACGCAACAGCAGAATATCTTTCTAATATGAGCGGAACTCCTATCGAACATTACAATAAGAGCATTCTTTATAGCTATATTCAGTCTGCCTTTAAAGACTTCATGTCTACGGCGGATTCTCCTCAGCTTGCCATGTATGATTTCTTCACCTCTTTTAATAATAATGTTAAAAAGTCTTCTGACCCAGACCTTGTTCTTGCTCACGCCTGTTGTGTAGCTATGGATTTAAGCCAAGTGCGTGAAAAGAAAGATGGTATATGGGTGACAGTAAATGGTTTTCATGTACCTGCTGACCCCAAGGACGATGAAAATTTATACAAGAAAGGAAATTAATTGTGAATTATATTGACGCTACCATCGAAATGAAAATCAAAGAAGATGGCAATCCTAAATTTGAGATTGTTCTTCCTCATATTGTTGAATGGACTTGTTCTATTGATGCTTCTAATGTAGCCGTTATTCGTAAAGATGGGCAGTATTGGGACACTATTGACGATTTTTGGAAATTTAAAGACATTATGCGTGATAGTGGCTCACCTTCTCCTTTTAATGCTCCTTATATTCGTGGCGTAAAAAAGCATGATGCTGATTATGTTTTTGATGAAGACAAGAGTGTTAAATGGAATCGCAATGCTGTAATTGAATACAATAAGGCAGTAGATTCAATTCAGGCTAAGAACAAAAAGTTCCAGAAAAATGCAAATGACATCTTCAATTCTTGTGTCATTGCTTGTATGAGTTCTGCTTTTAGGTATGAGGGCCTTAAAATTAACATAGATGAAATTGCGTATTTTATTGCTAAGGTTATGGAACGTGATTACGACTTTCCTTATGAATTGATAGACCAAATTGAAAATTATTGCGATTTGTATGCCGAGCTTCTTAAAAAGAGGGAAAGCCACGCCTGAAATTTGTGTAAAATCTATCGTTTTTCGATACAAACGAGGAAGAATATGGAGATAAATACGAAAATTAACTAAAAACCTATTGACAACTCCTTTCACCTATGGTATACTAACCATAGTAAATGAAAGGAGTTGTTTTTAATGGAAATTGTTCAGACTTTGGTTCTTGGAGCAATCGTTTTTTACGCAAGCTCTAATCTTGGACGCGAAGTTGCTGAGTATCTGAATAAGATTAAGGAGGATAAAAACAATGACTAAGAGAGATAATTACGAAACCCTTTGGAACAATCTGCGTCAAATGTTGCGCGAAGAGAGTAGTAGAGAAGGTAAGCAGGTTACTCTGTATAGTGTTCTTCTTTACATGGAAGGAGCAGAGGCAGAGCTCAAAAAACGTCTGGCAAAGAAGAACTATGACTCTTATGGGCTTTCTTATGTAATGGGACAGATTCGTTACGCTTCCTCTATGGACACAGATTCTCCCTACACTTTCAGCGATTGGGCAAGTCTGTATGAAACTGTCCAGAAAGCCAAGAACGAATTTGAAGCAACTCAGATTAAGTGGTCTGATGAACGTAGTAAGTGGATTTTCCGCAAGACTTCCGCTGAAAAGCGTGGAGATATTCATACGGTTGTTTACAATCCGTATCTCACGCCTAAGATGCAACAGATGCTATGTTACATGGCTGATAACGACTTGTTTTAAAACCGATTGCACAAAAAAGCAATTACAAAAAAATTGCACAAAAAGAGCAATCAAAAATGAACAAACTGAACTTAATTAAAAGGGAGATTTTATTTATGAGCGAATTTAAGAACTGCTATCTATATTCTGATGTTAAGTCTCGCATTATTAGCGGTGGAAACCCTAATGTGATTATTGAATTGGATGCGGCTAACAGCATTTATGGCGATGCTGAGTCCTCTTTTATCATTCGTAAAATTTATGATTTTGGAAGCGCGGGAACTTGGATTGCACACAGCGCCGATAAGAATGATTCTTCTCACTATTGCTTTGACAAGAAGGCTCAGGAATGGCTTACTGCAAATGAGGATTGGTGGACTGGAAAATGTGGACGAGAAACAGAAAAGAAATCCCCTTTTGATTCTCGTAAGACAGCACACGCCAATTATTCTATCGACCACGTTATCGAATGTCTGAAAAAGTTTCCGTTTTCTACAGTCGAAAGAATCTTGTGTCTTTATCGACTTAGAGATAATGGATATTCTCTTGTTTGTTGGAGCACAGTTAGCGGTTGGGTAGCTATTAACTATGATGTTGAAGACGGCAATCATGCTGATATTAAAGCTTTTTGCGACTGTGACGCTTCCGTTCTTGAAGAGTGCTATAACAGGGGTTATTTCGATGAATAAGAAGCATACTGAATGTGGGATTCCCCATGCTAAAGAACTCATCAAAAAGAAAGCAAATCTAATTCCAGACAATCTTAAAAGAAAAATGGAATCGTTTGTCTTTTGGCTTGATGTGTGGTATAAAAACGATTCAATCGAATACTTTAGTCATGATGAAAAGGGCTACATTCTTCATGGCTTAAGCAGACCAATTCGAGGGCGTAAAATGGGATGTGACAGAGAAATGCCAGAAGATTGCCATGAAGCTGCGGATTGGGTTTTAGATAATTTTGAGTATTATATTTCAGATTAAATGTAAATGAGGTAAAAATAAATGTATCAGATTCGACAAGGAGTATTCGAGACCAATTCTTCCAGTACACATTCCCTTTGCATTTGTACTAAGAAAGAATATGAAGATTTTAAGGATGGCAAGCTTTCATTTAATCATTATAGAGATAGGCTTGAAGACTGTAATATTCCATCCAACTATATGAATAGAGCAAAGGAATACTACGAAAAAAACAAGACTCGTTTTATGCTCGATTGGGACAATCTTTCGCCCGAAGACCAAAAAAATTACATGATAAATGAGTTTGATGGAAGTTACGAGGGAGATGGAATTTTTAAAGATAACTATACTTTTGAGCAATTTAAAAATGGCTTCGACGGTTTGGAGAGCTATGCTCGCTTTTTCGCTTCCCCTTCTGGCGACGAAATGGTAGCTTTTGGAGTATACGGCTATGATGGTTAAAATTAAGTTGAGGTAATTTAAAATGAAAGATGTAATTTATTCTATCCCCATTGATGATTTCATTGACCGTGTAAATGCGGCAAGTGACGAATATCTTCTTAATAGCAATCTCTGGACTGATAGTAAGTATATCCTTGTAAACGCTTGTCTCAACCTTGAAGACGCTCGTAATATGGGTATGGACACGGTTATTTGCGCTATTATAGGTGGCATAAGCAAGTGGTATGCTATGAAGAAGGGTGCAAATGGGCAGCGTGGAGAAGATACTAAGCTATTTTTTTCTCCTGCTATGTATATTCCTTTCTTTACACTGGTAAAGACTGAGGATGAATTTAAGCCTTAATTGCACAATAAAATTTTAAAAGTCTCTTGACAATCCTCTTATAATCCGCTATACTATTTTATAGTAAGAGAAAGGAGAGATTTATAATATGTTTAAAATTATCTCAAATAAAGCAATAACTTATAGTTGCGTTTGTCCTGTGTGTAGTAGTTATTTCCTTTTTACTAAAGGTGAGCTTCAATATCAGGACTGTTTTTCAGACCTTGCTTATTTTGATTGTCCGTGTTGTGGGGCTCTCCTTACTAATGATAAGGCAATGCTCCTTGACAATCGTGACGCAGTACATTATTTTGACGAGGTTGTGTTTTAAATAAAATATCCTTTTTATGCATTTTTTTACTTCTGAAAAATGTTTCCAGAGAAAAATTATTCGCATAAATATACACTAAATAGCATATAAAATGAATTAATATACGAGGTTACTTTTATGAATCCTAATGTTTGCGCTGATACAACTACTTTTGGTCAGTATATGAAGAACAATCTGCATCTTTTCTGCATTGGCGATTGCTATGTCAATCTCTTTCCTCACTTTCCCAAGAACGATGGCAAAGCGTTTGACGACCCTGCGCGAATGTCAATCAAAAACGCTCTCCAAGTCTTTGGAGATAAAAACCTTATTCAAATTAAAATCTATGATGGCCGCTTTTATTTTCAGCTCGAAATGAAAGATTGACAAAGGAGAATTATTAAAATGCTTTATACCTATAATTTAACACTTGCTGATACGATTCCTTATATGAACAGTTCTGATTACAAAGAACGTTTTATTGGAGAATATTGGCAGACAAGAATCCGTTATGATAAGCTTCATGATATGACCGTAAGATACGAAGCAGGAAAGCTGAATTTTACTCCTACTTGTTCTTTAGATTTGCTTAAAGAACAGAAGAAGTATATGGGACTGTATCTCAACAAGCTTGAAATTCGTGCATTTCTTGAAGATATTAACCTTGCAAAGCCACTTATGATTAATAACAATATGGAGGGCTAACAAATGCTTACTATAAGCAAGATTTATCGCATTGTCGATGATAAGAACGACACTCGTATTACAATTGAAAAAGATGGCGACACCTATCGCTGGAAAGTAAAAAACGCTGACGGAGATGAGCTTGGGTTCGTTCTTACTGACCTCAATATGTCTGATATTTTTAAGGCTATTAAGGATATGACTAATTTTGTCTGAGAAAAAAGGAGGATAAAACGATGCAGTTTCCTTGCGAATGTTTTGTAATTGCGTTTGAAAACAAATTCACAAATCAAAATATTACCACATATTTTGTTGGTGTCGATTACGGATTAGTGAATGGATTTGCCGATTTTAAAAACGCAGAAACATTTTCAACTGAAATAGAAGCTAAACAATTTTTTGAAAAAAACAAAAATTATATTATGCGTAAAACTCCGTTCTTTGAAACTTATAATCCTCGTATTGTTCGTGTAACTTTTACAGAGGATTGTAAAACTAAACTTGAATAAATTTAAATGAAAAGGATATAAAAAATATGAACAAAACACTTTTGTGGGTATTCTTTTGATACAACCAACACTAATTTATTTCTTTTGCAAAACTCTCTTTAAAAATTATATAAATCTCTTGACAACCTCTTTAGATTGTGGTATTATAGTGATACTGAATCTAAGGAGGTTGTTTTTATGAAGATGGAGCTTGGTGCAAAGATTGATTATTTTGGCAATATTTATGAGTACATTGGAAACGAAAACGATTTTGACAGTAGGATGATTTTCCAATCTGTTAACGATGATTCTTATATTATCTTGACAGAAAAAGATTTCATTGAAGATGATATTCAGATTCTTTAAGGAGTGTATTGGAAATGAGTAAAATTAGATTCCCTTGTGGTAATTGTAGCTATCTCTCTTGTAATGAAGCCCAGCAGCAAGAAGCAAAAAATGAAGGAATTGACATGAACCATTACTGTAAGAAATATAATAAACGTTTATTTTATTATACCTATTCCATCTATTACTCTCCCGAAATTTACGCTTGTGAAGAGTGTAATAACCAAACTTATAATACTTATAATAAGCTGGATAAATATATTCGAGAAAAGTTTCGTCGTAGTATGGAAGATGACTCTGCCTTTAAGATTAACTACCCTTCCGCAGAAAAATTTCTTGAAATTGTCAAGATGATGAAAAAGGAATCTAACCTTATTGGAAAGAGGTCTATGACTTTCTACGAGAGTGACTTCTATCGTGAGAGACTTGAAGCAGTTTCTAATCGAATTAAGTTAGACATTGAAGAAGCTATTGAAAATGACAAATCTCTTAAACCTATCCCCAACAAAGCGGCTAAAACAAAAGACTCTATTTACGAAACATTCATTTATGATGGAGGGAACTAATGGAGAAGCATAAATTTTAAAAAGGAGAATGAATATTTATGTCAAAACTGGGTAACGTATATGAACTGGATTTTAATACAAGGATGAAGAATAAATATCCAGTCGTGTATATCAATGACGAATACATTGTCTGCAAGTGTAATGGTACTAATATCCCTAAAATTTTTAAGCGTAATGATGGAAGTATTTATACCTACGGAGAAGTGCTTGATTGCGCTATTTTCAAGGCCATGGACAATCCTCTTGAATATAGAAAATTTTATATCATTTATGTGCCTCAGAGGACGAATGAAACTTTTTCTGAATTTTTCGTGCAATCAGAAGCAGAAAAGGAACTTGAAAAGGCTCAAAAATTGCTTAACATTGCTACTTGGAATTTAAATAGGTTTATAAAAGAGCTTGACGAAATTCAAAATAAAATTACTCAAGCTCAGAAAAATGTTGTTGATAGACAGATGATGGTGGATAAGTATAAAAAGATTGTTGCAGAAAAGGTATTAAACAAAAATGAGTAACCAACATAAGATATTCGCCAATATATTCGTCTATCGTATCCCCGACGCAGTTGTATATTTTAATGGCAAAATTAAAACTTATAAAGAATTACTTGCATCAGAAAAGTATTTTTCTGTTGATTGGCAGAAAAAGATTTATGAACTACAATATCTAATAGACGAACTTGTATCGCTCTATGGAAATCCCCCTTCTAATAATCTACGTTTCGATTCTTTAGTTTGGTGCTCAGATAAAGCTTTGATAACTAAAGATAGTACTATAGACGAAATTACGGATTCTTTAGCTAACGGAATTTGGTACTGTGTCCCTGAAAGCGGTTTTGATGGACGATATTTTCTTAGTGAAGAAAGTCAAGATACTTTGAATAATTTGCGCGAATTTGGAGAATTAGAGGAGATTGTAAATGCAGACAATGAATAAAAACACTCTTTTCAAAGACGGAGATAATCTCGATTTGTATTTTTCTACTGCAAGTGAATACATAGTAGATATTAAAGATTTAATTGACTATGTGGAAGGACGTAAGTTTGAGACTATCAAAGAGGTTGGTCATGCCTTTGAGGATGGAACTTTTGTAGGCTGGGAATATGCGCGAGACATTGATGTATTTAAGCGTTTGCGTAATATTGGTTGTCGCAGCATTGGGGTGAGCAACCCCACTAAGCCAGCCCTCTCTGAGCTTGTAGGTTTGATTAACAATGAAGAGTTTTATGGAGTAGTTACTCTTAAAACTCTTTGTGCAGAAAAAGAATATATGGATTATGTGCTCAAATGCGGTTATTAAAAAATAATTTTATAAACCTATTGACAACTTCTTTTCAATTTGGTACAATAACAGTATCAAAGAAAAGGAGTTGTTTTTATGTCAGCTAAAAAGATTTCTGAAAGATATATTTTTGTTGTTAATGCAACTGACGACAATGGTCATACACAGGACTATTATTTTGAGCCTTGTTGGGACGGTGGGGCTTCTATGTGGTCTAAGTCTTACAAAGATGCCGACAAAGTTAAAGGGTTTAATTCTTTCGAAGAAGCTGTTGAATGGTGGGATACTCATAAAGACGATTACGAAATTCTTTTTGACAGGTTTACCACCAATAAAAATTCTCTCATTAAGATTGAAACAGTCCATAAAGAGACTGATATGAGCAAACTTTTCAACAAGCTCTGTACCACTTAAAATTTTTAAGTGAAACAATCATCTCACTTAAAAAAATTAAGTTAGACCCACCCCAAACTTAAAAAAATTAAGAAAAATGGTAAATAAAATGGAAGTTTTATTTGCTCGTCCTAAAGGAGATAGCTATGAATATTTTTTTCTGCAAATTTCTTGAAAAACTTGTCAATATTTTTATCGCTGTTGTTATCGGACTTGTTCTTTGTGGTCTGATTGTAGGGGTAGTTGCTCTTTTTGAGTGGAATCTTCCTTTTAGTCCTTACTCTAACATTGTTATCTTTGTTGTTCTCGTGGCACTTGTTTGGACTATCTTTGATACATTGCATCAGAAATTCTAAGGATGATAGGATTCTTACTGTTGTGAGATAAAGGAGAATCATGATTAGTAAATATATAATCTATGCTTACACAACCAAGGGTAAATATACCTTTGAGCCTTGTGGTTATAATGAAGCTCAAATGTTTTCAGTTGATATTCGTCCTATTAACAATGTTAAAGGTTTTGAAACAGAAACCGAAGCTATGTTTTGGTTTTCTAAAAATAAAGAAAACTTTAAGGTTTTGTTTAAGAATCTTAAAGTCGAAAGGGTTCTTGTGAAAGCTGTTTACGAAAGCGCTTTTGAAAAAAGGCATTTCAAGCCTTTAGACTTGAGCTTCATCGTTGATTAAATTTACACTAATGGCTGCTGACTACAACTCTGAATTCTTGGAGTTGTTTAATGACTGAACATACTGCTCACTGGGAATCTTTGAACTTTAATAGTAAAACTCATCCTATGGGTATGACCGATGCTTTTTCTATGCCAGCAGAAGAATTTGACGAAATGATGAACAATATTCAATCTATTTAAATTGAAAAAAATGGAGTGATTATATGATTTGGTATGTTATCGGAAGTGTTCCTCTCATTCTTTTTATTATATATATCGTGAGAGTTTGTAAAGAAGAAACACCATTGGGCGCTGGTTGGATAACTCTCGGTATTGCTTCCTTAATCATTTTAGGAATTTTTATTAAATATGTTGGAAGTTTTCTTACTGGTGGCGTCCTTTACCACTTTAAGGGGAACACAGAAGAATATTCTACATCTTGGAATATTACCGCCATGCAGGACAACCTTAATACCCATGGTAAATTTTATTTCCGCAGTGGATACATTAAAACTGAGTTATATTATTATTATGTTTATTCAACTAAGAATGGTTTAAAGAGCGGTTATATTCCAGCTAACAAAACTTATTTAAATTATACAACAGACAAACCCCATATTGAACGTTATACTCGTAGATGGAATAAATCTTGGATTAAATGGTTCACTTGTGTTGACGCTCAAGAATATGCTGGAAATGATGTATATTACAAAGCATATGTTCCCGAAGGTTCTGTTGAACAAAATTTTAATATAAATTTACAGTGAGGTTATAATGGAAAAGATTAATTACAAAGATGCTTGTAGGATTATGGAACAGGGAGAATTTTGCGAAGTTATGCAATTGTTAAAGGATATGGGCATTAACCCAAAGACATCTGACGGTAATTTTAAAAAGTTTTCTGTTGTACTGGATGAAGTTTCTAAGTATTTTAATACAAATGGTAGTCAGTATTCAAACAATGTTAAGGAGAATATGAGAGATATTTTCCCATATTCCGCTGTAAAAAGCGCAAAATAATTTAATAAACCATTGACAAATAGCCTCCTGTCTGTTATACTGTGTATATCAAAGACAGGAGGTTTTTATTGTGAAGCTTACTCGTGAGGTTGATATTTTCCAATGCCCCCTTCTATCAAATATTGCTTTATTTCATTCGATATGTTAGAACCAAATACGGTTAAAATCACTGACTATGTGCGTGTTTGGCATGGAGAGATTGAGCTTGATGGAGTTCCAGAAGGAGTTGAAGAAATCAAGATTCAGAAGGCTGTTTGTGACAAGTGCTTCAGTCATTTCCAAGATGGTCAGGACGAAACCTTTTTTGGAAGAAGTATTTCAGTTTCTGATATTATTCGTGTTAAAAAGGATAACACTTTTAGTTATTACTATTGCGATTCTTTTGGCTGGAAGTTGATTAAATGGTTGAAAGCTGATTAAAACTTAGCGTATAGGAGGATAATATGAAAGACAAAACTAAATTGGTAGAAAAGATTTTTGAAGATGAGGATGGCTATATAAAGGCTTGGGCTCCTTATTTCACTCATAAGATTTTGAATGTATCTGACCCTGAAAACTGGTATCAATCCGATGAAATTATTTGCAAAATGTTTCCTCTTTTTGATTGTGAAGATACTGTTCGTATTCTGTTTAAATCTTACGATGATTTTATGATGTATCGCGATTTTGATTATTATAACTTGGATGGTAACTGGGAATTTTGTATGAAACATTATTTCAACAAACTTCCCGATACCGTTAACGTTGAATGGCTATATGAACATGGGTATGTACCCTTTTGATGGTAAAGAGTTGGAGGTCACTATGAATCATAATATATTTTTTATCACAACGATTAACGTTATGGAAAAGGATGATAAAAAAGTTTTTAATTGGAGAACTCCTTGTTTCCGTTATTCTTTAGAAGAAGCTAAAAACGTAGTAGAAAAAAATATGTGTGATATTTTTGAATATTGCTATGAATATGCTGTAATTGAAGAACTTGAACCCTGTTTATACCCTGAACGCAGGAATGTTTGGTGGTATAAATGGGATAAAGAAAAGGAACAATATTGTCCTGTTGAAAACGATGATACCATCGAAATTCTAAACGAAATGTTCGGTGAAAAGGTTGTAGAAATTGGATAAAAAATTGGAGGCTGCTATGAATGGGAATAAGTACAACGCTCAGATTTTTCCTAATGGTCATGTGATTATCTTTGAACAAAGGCTTCTTGATGAGGCAATTGAAAAGGGAAAAGAGATTCTTCTTGTTTGTGTTAATGCCGATGGGGGCTATGCTTATGCATTAGGCGCAAAATCTTATGAGGATTGCATTTACTTGTATTGTCAGGACATTTACAACACTCTTTTTACGTCGGATGAATTAAAGCGTTTTCATGCAGCAATCATTGACGAGGGTGAAGAAATTATTATGAAAACTGGTTCTCATGCCACTGCTTATCGTTTTAATCGTTTTGTAGATGATAAAAGCGAAATTGAGAATCCAAATGATGAACTTTTTTGCAAAATGGATGAGGAAAGCACGGTTAAAAATCTTTCTAAGTATTATAATAATGAGGGAGACCCTGATGTTGAAGACTGGAAAGAGCGTGTCTGGGCTTTGATTCGCTATCATATTGTTTCGGAAGATGCTTTGAAATATTGTGCAGGATAAAGGAAAATAGGAGTGTTTTTATGAAACAAATTGAAAATCTTAAGACTTATACTCAGGAAGACTTGAGAAAAGATATTGTCAAAGCTCTCTTCGGAGATAACGCAGTTCTTGGTATAGACTATGTTGATTTTCATTACGAACTTGAAAATGATGCTGGTCTTGTTGTTAAATTCCGTGATAAAGAATCGCCTTTTGCAACTAAGACCTTTATCATTAGAATTGAAGATGCGGCTAATAAGGAAGTTGTTAAGGAGGAAATTTAATGGATTACGAATACTCTCAATCTGAAAACTTAACTTATGCAAAAAATAAAGACCCCATGTATGATGATGATATTCTTTGTAATAATCATTTCAATGGTCTTTCTTATAAGGAACTTCTTAATCTTTGGGATGCTCTTAAGGACTTCTATAAGCGCGGTTATATTTTGAAGGACAGTCCTCTTGAGCCTTATCGCAAAGAATTTTGCGGAAAAAATATCAATGGACTTTCGGATATGCAAAGAGAATTGCTTACAATTCTTTCTGTTAAATTTATCAATTTGGCTCTTACAGAAGATTGCCCTCATATGATTATCAGTTTCGGCGAATAGGAGATAAAGAAAGTTAGGAGCTTATTATGTATAACACACCTGTCAGAATTGATTCTACAATAGTCGCAAGCCGCCTTAAAATGGCTCGTGAAAATAAAGGATATTCTAAAGTTAGGGTAAAAGGAGTTAATTAAAAGATATGTATATCATCGGATTAATCTATCAAAATATTTTTACTGGGGTTTTTAATACTCTTTATGTAGATTGTAATTATGCGTTAACTCCTCATTTTAAGAACGCTCTTCTCTTTGCTAAAGCTCGTCGTGCTGAAAAAGGTTTTAAAAACCATAAGCAAAAAATTCTTTTTGACGCTAATCGCTATTCTGGTAAGGTAAAAGAAGTTCGTATTTTTCAGGTAGGTCTTATTCCTATTGAAACTTTAGCAGATACATATAATTTTACTGCGGGATTTTTGGAAGATTGAAAGATGGAGAAAAAAGTAAAACAGGTAGTTTATCTTATGTGATACAATCAAGTTTGTAACAAACTTAAATATTACTTGACAAATTAAACTTTATATGTTATAATTGTAGACAGAGATTGGTGTAGTCTCTGTCTACTTTTTGTTTTTAAGGGAGACTTTATATAGATGTACGATTACGAAACAATAAAGCGTAATTTCGAGGGAAACACTAAAATGCTTTCTCATAAAGAAATGTGTGCTAAAATGGGAGAGAAATATAATTCTAATCCCGCTCAAATAGAGCGTCAAAGAGAACGTTGGAAACAAATTATTTCTTGGAAATATAATAAATCTAAAAAATCTTATTATGCTATTAAATTGTTTTCAGAAGAAGAAATTGTTTTCAATTTAATTGAAAGTAGTAGTAAAGATAAATTAAGTTATGCTATGTGTGCTTTTTTACTCTTGTATTCTGATTGCACTGATGATATGGTATTACATACCTCTTTTGCCGAACTTGAACGCAGCATGGGCTTTATTAATGAGAAATTTAATGTAGCTCGTTTTAATCCTCAACAGGCTCAGTTTGATTGTGAAACAGAATTGCTTTCCTTACAAAATTCACGCCATTTAGGATTAGAAGAAAATAAAAAAGCTATTCGTTTAGCAAGAGAAAAAAATCCTAATGGCATAGCTTTAGAAAATAAAAAACCTGTAAATGATTTCTTTTCTCGTTATTCTGGAAATGCAAAAGATAGAATTATAGCTACTTTAAATGAGCTCAAGAAAAATAAAGTGCTTAATTATCGTGAAGCTCAATGTGGTGGTTTTATTGATTTAAATAATCCTATCTTGAAAGAGCATTTAGATGATGTTTATTGTGATGGCGGTTCTTGGTTTTATCTCGTAAAAACTGTTAATGAAAATGGAGAAGAAAAACAAACTCGTATTTTTGTCCCTTATGCGGATAGATTGTTGTCGGAAACAGAAGAGGCAAAATATTTAAATATTCAAAATAAATATTCCAGAGAATTGGGATATAGAGATTATGGCAAAGCTTGTGAAAAAGGTGCTTGGGTAGAAGTTAATAAAAAGTCTCAAAAAGAATTACGAGAAACTTTAGGTTTGTTGTATGTTCGTCCTGCTGTTACTATTTTGTTCTCTCCGTCAGGCTTAAGTGGAAATCAAGAATATTACAAGAAAAGTTTGCAAGAAAGTTTTAGCATTCCTTTTTTAAATGATACTGTTCAAGAAAATAATAAAATAGAACAAAAGAATTTTTTTCTTAATCTTAAGAAAAGACAAGAAAACGAAGAACCTGACACAAAAAAGAAAATTGGAGCTAAATGGTCTGATTCTGTTTGGGAAGATTTGAAAAAAACTCAGGCTATGTATACTTTAGTCCAAAAAAGATTAGCTAAAGAATATTTAGATGTAACAGATATAAAATATCTCCCTGAAATTGATAGCGGAGATTGTACTGAAATTGTTGATTATATGTCTGATGGCGTAGAAATGATTAGAGATAATCAATGGCTTAAAGTTTTTGATAACAGTAATAGAAGAAGAAAAAATTATAAGGAAACTTTTGGCGTGGATAGTTAATACTTCTGTCTCTGGATAGTCTGTATTTCCAACTCAATATTTCCAACTTGTTTAGCCCCCATTAAGCAACTTGCTCTTTTTTAGCCTTCAACGAATCTTTATTTTTCCCTTATTTTATAAGGCTTTAGAACAATTTCAAAAATACTCACAGCCTTATATATATTATTATTATATTTATATTATAGGTTGTGAGTATTTTTGGAAAGTCAATTTTCCCTTATAAAATAAGGCTTTAAAGCAATTTCGTTGACGCTCTTTTTTTGACATTTTGCTGCTTGACTGTTTTTTGATTGAAAAGTATAGTTTTTATCTTCCTTCGCTTGCACATTTATTTGTAGTGAAAAAAATGTCACTCCGCTTTGCTTTGCTCCATTTTCTTTCCCTACAAAAAATGTGTCTGCGCTTGCTTTCTTTTATAGATGTTTCCACGTCCTTGTTTTTGCTACTGGAAAATATCCTTCGCTGCGCTCGGACTTGTCCACTCCGTAAAAATGCAAGCATTTTTATCGTCGTGTCCTGCGCTCTTACGAGTATTTACCAGTTATGCTGCGCTCCACAGGAGCTTGCATATTTCTTTATAAAAAAGGAAAATTAAAGAAAAATTATAGAGATTTTTATATTTCTCTTGACATTCTGTGAACCTTGTGGTATTATTATCGTAGGAAATGGAATGTAAGTGAAATGGATGGTGTTCTTAGAGTTTTAGGAATGAGCGTAGCGAATGACGCTAAACTCTTTAGAACACCCCAGTTTCAGGAGATGTAAAACAATGTGTAATAATATGGAAAAGATAACAGTATTTGATATAGAAACTGTGATTTCTTGGTGTGCTGATGTTGTGGAAGAATATGAAACAATAAAGAAAGAGGGCTATTCTTTTGAGGATAGTGAAGAGAGTAAAAGAAAAGAAGAGTATATGAAATGTTGTGAAGATTTGTTAGAAGAATGCATCTTCTTAAACGAGGATGTGGCTTTTGATGTGTTGATGAATAAGAATAATAAAAATATTAGTAAGAATAGTAAGAATAGTAAGAAGAGTGGAATTAAAATAAGGAAACTTGAAGATGCGAATGGCTGTGGTCCTTGGGTTGTTGAATGGGAGGAAAATATGAAAAAAATAAGAGAGGGTAGAAGTGGAAAATATGTTTTTGGAAGTAGTGGAGAAGAAGTTTTGGAATGGATGAGTAAAAGTAAGTGTTGGTGGCTGTATTAAGTTAAGTAAAAGTAGGGTGGAGGATATTTGAAATGTATGAAACAGATTTTACTAAAGGTGTTTATAAGTTAGAGGATTTCTGCAATGCTTTGAAAGACAATAATTGTATTGTCGTGCGAAATGTATTTAATGATTGGCAAACTCTTGTGGGTAGCACAAAGTATGATAGCATTAAATACGTTATTACTACTGTGCATGATGAACTGAAATTCGGTTTCTGGATTGCTTGTAAGTACGATTTGATTATTACAGATTATGCTAAACAGCGATGGTTGGATTTCTTTTGTCTTAGTAAAGAAACAGAAAATATTTGGGAAAGATTGCTGTTCCAAAGTGCTGTGAAGCCTGTGGAGAAAGATTATTGGAATAAAATTAAGTCTGTCAATGTCAATTTAAAGCAGAGCTTTAAAATAGATGAAGTTCTTGAGCTTATCAAAAAGAATTTAAAGAACCTAAATAAATCAGAAGATTCTCTTGATATGATGCAGGATATTCTCGATTTGCAAAGCATGAAAATGCTTATGAAAAATAATGAGAAGATTTATTTTGCTGGTAATCGTTGGTGTATTGAGGTTGAATCTTTTGGTGAAGTTAATAAATGGACTTTACCTAAGTGGATTGGAGATTTGTTGAATGATGAGTGTGATGAGTGTAAAGCGTAAGTTTACTATTGATGAAGTTATTAACTTAGCAGAAAATTGTTATTCAGTTGGCTCTGCCAACTGGCTTCGAGCACAGTTCGAAGATTATGTTACTGTTGATGATGTTGCTGATTTGTGTGTTTTGAGAGACATTGGCTTTGAGAATGTCAGGTGGGTTAAGGACATTTTTGAAGAGCTCGGTGGTTGCTGGATTGCTGAAAAGATTGAGCATGAAGTTGATGGAGATAAACATGGTGGTATGTTAGTATGTTTGAGTGTAAGAGTCGGAAGAATGCTTGACGAATACTGTAAGAAAGAAAGCAAGAACGAGAATGACAGAATTAGAAATAAGGTTGAGGATTTAATGTATGACTTGCTTGATAGTCTTAACAAGTGGAATGGGAACAATATGCGAAATGTAAATAGAATTATTCTTGTCCTTGAAGATTTGGAGAATATTTTTAAGAGGATTAGGGATAAGCAGATAGAGAGGTAAAAGGTAAAAATGTTTTTGGACATTGAATATGTTATTGCAGTCTGTGAATGTATAATTCATTTTAACGAAGGTTATCCTTTTGATAAAAAGTATATTGATGAGGGATAAATTATGGATGAAACAATTAAGCAAATATTAGAAAATCAAGAAGCTATTTTGGCGGGAGTCAGCGCACTACTTACTCCACATTGCAAAGGTGCGATGGATGTTAATGGAGAAACTTGGACGAATGTAAAAATGATTGACTGCTATCACAAGACAAGAAAATTACTTGGTAAAGAATAACAACATTATAAGTACGGGGGTATAGCCATGAGAGATATATTGTTTCGCGGAAAGCGCGTTGACAATGGCGAATGGATTTGCGGTAATTTGTATCAATGCGAAGAGGATTCTGAAGGATATGTTAGAAATCTTATAACTCCAAAAAGTCGAAATGGAAGCCCGTATATGGTAGATGACAATACAATCGGACAATATACAGGGCTGATAGACAAGAACGGAAAGCGCGTGTATGAAAACGACATAGTGAATTGTAAAACAAAGACATATTTGTTTGAAGGATATACTATTGAATGGTATAACGAAGATGCAAGATTTGTTATAGTGCAAAATGGTAGAAGATACGCCGTTTCAGAAAGTTTTGAGTATGAGGTTGTGGGCAACGTTTACGATAACCACAATATGCTGACAGATAAGGGCGAGGGATAATTCCCCCGCCCTTTGTATTGAAAATTACAAGGATTTACTGGAAGAATGTATTTGTTTGAACGAGAGTGTGTTTCTGAAAGATAAGAGTATCAAGATTCGTAAAGTGGATTTTGATGGTGAAAATATCTGGATTGGTGAGTGGGAAGAGATGAATGATAGAATGAGAGATGGTATGGTTGGATATTATAGGTTTGGTGTGAGTGGACAGAAAGTTTTGAATGAGATTGAAAATAATAAAAATTATGGAAGAGATTGGGTAAAAATGTGACTTTTGCAACAATTGTTATATTTGCAACAGTCGGTTTGTGGAAATCTCAGCCTGCTGGAAACACTCGTCTCCCGATATATCGGTTGCCGATATAGTGTAATCTGGTTCTTTTTAGGGGAGGAAGAGAGTGCAACACCAAGCATCTTGTTAAAAAAATTTTTTCTCACAAGTTTCTTGTAAATTCCCAAATTCTCATAAAAATCCCTTAAATTTCCATAAAACCCCATAAAAATTTCTAAAACTCTCTTGACAAAAGCACTTCTATACATTATAATATATATATCCTAAATGATATGAACATTATGTTTTCATTATGTTTTATGGAGGTGTTTCACACAATGCCAGTAAATCCGATTCGTATATCTTCACACGCAAAGCTTCGTTTTTCATCTCGTTTATCAATAACCCATAAGTCAGAGGTTTTAACTTTAACAAAGGCAGCACGTTCAAAGGGACTTCCTATCCACACATTAAATATTTCGAATTACAATGGATGTTACAAGGACAAGTTTAATCTAACCTATCCAGAGTTTTTAGCTCTTAAAAACAGGGTGTATTTCAAATCAAATGCGACAAAGGCGTATTATTATAAAGGACACATTTTCATTTTTGAGGGGAAGAGCTCAAAGACCCTGACAACGGTATATCCTATTAATGTAAGTGGGTATGAAGGTAAGGAACAGCCTAAATTTTAAATAAGGATTAAAAGGTTTGAGGTCAAAGGTATTCCGTATTAATTAAGCTCAAATTATTTTTTATTTTATTTTATTTAAAGGAGACAAAGAAAGTTAAATGCCGAACATATATAAGCAGAGGAACAAGCTAAATCAGCTTGCATTGAAGAAGCAGAAGGAGTTTCCTACTCTATGTTGTATTAAGCCTATTAAGGGCTTTATTGAAGTAGGAGAAAAGGCTAATATTTTTAATTTATTTAGGGATAAAGGTTCAGAGGACATTTATAATGCGGGAGAAAAGTCGAAAGAAACTTTGTACCAAGTAATTAAAGAAAATCATAAAGCAGGAGATGCACAACCTTTTCTCACAGCAAATGAAGTAAAGGAGTATTTTGATATTACTCCCGTCATTGAAAAAGGGCTGAATATTGAAGATGCGCAAATTGTATTTCGAGTGGCTGACAATAGTAAGAATAAGAGACCTGTGTTAACCAAGGAAGAATTTGCCAAATCTCTTGACAACGAATAAATAATATGTTATAATAGGTTCATGCTGAAAAGTATGAGCCTATTTGTATTGTAGTAAGAGGTGGATAGAATGATATATGTTCCAGATGTGGGCGTAAAAGTTGATTTGGATAGATTAAATAAGATAAAAAGAAATTATATTCCAAACAAGCCTGTAATAGTCTACAGTCGAGAGGCTGCGAACAAATTACTTCAACAAGGATTTCAAATTATAGCTGTTGAAAAGAATCTTAAACGAGATGGAGATGCAAGTATATTTTTATTTAACCCTGATAATGGAAAGACATACTCAGCACTCTGTAAAATTTTAAAGGAGATGAGCGAATCAAAAAATAATCTAAAAGAAAATCTAAAAAAATAATTCCAAAAGCCAAAAAAGCTCAATGCAGAGGTTCACAGAGAGCCTTGACTTTAATTTTATCAAAAAGCAGAGGTTCACACAGAACCTTTGGAATGCAAAGCAGAGGTTCAGAATGAACCTTGACTTACCCCATTTTAAAGCAGAGGTTCACACAGAACCTTGACCAAAAGTTCACAGAGAGCCTTGACAACGTTGCAGAGGTTCATCCAGAACTTCTGGTCACATTGATTTTTCCCTTATATTTCAAGGGAAAAATGACCATTTTTTGACCCCTAATAACCTTATATATAATAACCGTAAAATATTTAATATATATAGGGTCGCCTACGGCTCCCCTTTTCCGTCCTTACGGACTCTATAAGCATGAGATATAAAATTGTGAATGCATCGGGTTATATTTTAGGGTTAGTATGATAAGGGTGTACAATGGTGGTTATATTAAACTGAACAGTAATGTTTCTGAGACTAAAGGAGATTAATAAAAAGATGAATAATACAGTAAATGATACTCAATTAAGTAGTATACAAAGAAAATATAAAGAGACTACACATAAAGAATATGAATTTATGAAAAAGGGTAACTTAGGTGGAGTTAAGTCTATTTATATTAATTTATGTGTAATTATGCTGAACTATGAATGTTTCAGTATGAATGATGTAATTATATATTCTTTTTTGAGAGAGTGTTGTCGTTTTACTGGACATGAAAAAGCAAGTACATTAGTATCAAATGAAAAGCTAAGTCAATTGTCAGGCTTGAGCATATCTACAGTAAAAAGAAGCTTGGAGAACTTAAAACAATATGAGATAATTAAAGTAGAAGGTAGAGGAGCACACAATAGAGCTTTAAGTCTACAGGTAGATTTCCTTGATACTGATTTTTCAAAATATTTACAAGATGAACTAAAAGCTAAGAAAATGGCTGAAAATGAAAGTAAGTTTGCGAATCTAAGTGAAAGTGTTAAGAGATTGATTCGTAAGTTTAATATAGTTGATTTAAGTTTCTTAGAGAAAGATGTGAAGCCAACAATGACTCGTTTAGAACTTGAGTCATGGATACCTGAATTGAAATATCTTTTTCTTAAGATGGGGATAAGTAAGGCTGAACAAAACAAATCCATAAAACAATTCCTGTGTGCAGCCAATCCTTATGATTATGCTAAAGAAAGAATAAAGGAAGTTAATCCTGCATCTGAACTACACGAAACAGAAAAAATAGGTATTGTAAAATACACTGTTTATATTTTAAGTTCTGGTGTAAGAGTAGCAATAAAATAAAATAAAATAAAAATTCTAAAAGAGTAAATTATTGGAGGTACTAAAAAAATGCCAAGAGGAAGACCAAAGAAGAAAGTAACAGAACCGTTTAAATTAGTTGATGCATCAAATGAGCCAAAGTGTCAAAATGACACTTTAGAAAATGACACTTTAGAAAATGACACTTTGGGAAATGCTGAAGGTACTACAGAAAACAATGTAGAAACCACAAATGCTACAAAAGGTAGGAAATCTTCAACCTCTAAGCAATATTCTCTTTGTACTCGATGTGGAAAGCCTATCTCAAATACTAATCCATTTAGAGTTAATTTAGCCTATCTTACTTCTGTAGCTTCTTATCGTAGAGAGGTTAAAGAAGATGTGCCTATATTGTGCAATGATTGTGCTAAAGGTCTAAGTGATGCTGTAGACAAGTATTTAATTAGTGGTGGAGCTAAGAGGAAGTTTGAAAGAGAATAAATTTCATTCTGATTATATCATTCTGTATGTTCCACTGATACAGTAGTTCAAATGTTGGTCAGAACCTTATCTGTAGTATTATAGAATCGCTCAAAGCAGCGTTCTAAGGTCTTAGGAGTATAAACATACTGCTGAGATTTGGAAGCGAAATATGAGCGTTTTATAAACGATAATAATATATTTCCAAGCATAATTTTGAACATGAAATAAATACGAAGAAAATACGAAAAAATACGAAACAATTCAGGATAAATTAATTTAAATTAAAATAAATTGAACAAATAAAAGGAGAAATATTATGGCTTCTATTTTTGAATCTGCTGTGAACATGGTAAGAGATGATAAACGCGCTTACTGGTATTCTAATTATCCTCCTGAAGTTCGCAAGATGGAAAGGTTTCTGAAAGACTATCCTGATGATGTTAAGATTGAAAAGGATTATCGTAATGAAACAGGCGAAGCTTATGGACTTACTGTGAGTGTACCTATGAAGTGGTATAAAACTCCAAGTGCGCCTAAGAAGAGAAATTTAACCGATGAACAGAGGGCTGCTATTTCTCAGAGAATGAGGAATAGTAGAAATAAAGGATAATTTATGATATAAAAATAGTGTAAAAGTATAGAACTTTACAATTTATTTAAAATGTGAGTCTGTTTTTAATTTTTAGGTTCAGACATAAAAGTACCCCTTGAAGATACCAGACGGGTCTTCTTGGGGTATTTTTTATTTATGTTAAATAAGTTTTGAAAAGAATATGAGACATGAATGGATAAATTTAGAATGAAACAGATTTAAGATAAATAAAAAATGAACAGATTTAAGTTGGGAGAGAGAAAGGGGGATGAAGGTATATAGGTGGACGTGGATTTAAAAAATCGGGGCGTTATTAAAAAGAAATAAAAGGAGTCGGCGGGATTAAAAAAGAGGGGCTTTAAAGGTGGAAAAAAGAGGGCGGGTCCGTTAGAATAAAAAATCTCCCCCGCGAGAGAAATAAAAAAGGGGCTCGCAAGCTATAGTTTCCCCTTGGCAGGCCACCCACTAATAGAACCCCGTTAGAGGAAAGAAGCACAAGTTTTCGGCTTCTTTTGGTTTGTAGCTGTAATACACCCACCCTACTACCTACCCATTGTATTACAGTTTAGGAATGCTGGGTTGCAGATTCATGTGGAATCCTTATTAGGGGATTCCACATAAACTGAAACAGAGTTGGTGATGCTCTTTAGAGTTAAACCAATCTTCAATATCCTCATATTTCTTAGAAATAATCGGAGGAAGTTCGGCTTGCTCCTGAGCCCTTCTCTGTTTTCGCTGTTTCTTCTCACATTTAATTTCGCTTTCGCAATGAATGACAAAAGCAATCATAAACGCAAGAATGGATAAACTGATAGGATTCATAAAGCCATCAGTAAAACCAGCCTGAATAGCTCCAACCCACCAGAACACCCAACAAAGCGAGAATAAAAACACTATCATGGGCAACACTCCTTTCTCTTAAAATCAGTCTTCCCTATTCAGGAAGTAGTACAACACTAACCATGTTGTACCCAAAACGATAATAACACCTTCTACTGTGATAAAACCACCTCCTTTCAATGAACGCTTTAATGGAGTTTGTTATAGATAAGATTTTGAGTATCAAGAATGATACCCTCATCCATATCTTTGATTTCGACAATGGAATCACGAGAATCTTCATTCTCAATGATTTCATCAAGCTCAAAATCAGACATGACCTTAGAACTTCCATCGAAAAACGTAACCCAATACATAATTAAACCTCCTTTTCAATATTGGTTTCAGCGACGCTTTTAGATTCTTTCTTGTTTCTTGCGGTACGATGGATTACCTTATAATCCATAGTATAACAGAAAGGAGTGATTCCGTCAACATCATATTCAATTTTTACTTTCACCCATTCAGGATGAAGCAGATTAGACAAAACAGTTTCTACTTCTGACTTCTTAAAGAAATATCGCTCATCGTCAATAGAACGCTTTGTACGCCTTTGATTGAAATGCTCAATGGCTTCAGATAAGACAGCATTCACAGCTTCCGTAATGATAGCATTGTTTTGCTCGGTGAGAGAGAGCGTAGATGTGGTGTTCATAATGGTATTCATGATTAAACCTCCTTATTATTTGTGTTATACTTACTGTTTTCAAACCATCTCTTAGCCTCATTAAAAGTAATGTTGCTTAAGAAATGCTCAAGATAATCCCAACGAGAAATTCCTCGTGTCTCATCATGCTCAATTTTCTTAAGCAAACACCAATGAGGACGAGGATATTTCTCTTTAGCAAGAGCATATTCGTAAGTGGGATGATAATACACGGGACACTTTTTTGTGCTAAATTTATCTGAACGAATCCAAGCTGTCATTATAGTTGCTCTCCTTTTAGTTTTAGTTAAAGTCTGTGCGAATAGCGTCACAAAGCTTATAACGCTGTCCACGGATTTTGATATAAGATTCACCATTCATGTTGGAATAGATGCGAAGCTTGTGCTGATATTTGGGATTGGTTTTCTTTCCAATCCAAGCTCCCTCAGCGCAGAAAAGGGAATCATTGATGTCGTATTCAATTTTGTAGATTTCAATCCCTCCAAGAGCAGAGATGTAAGCAATGGGATAAAGATTAGACATATTCTGCGCGAAAAATTCTTTCTTGGTCATAATAGACATATTAGTTTTCTCCTTTCATAAGACCACGAAGCAAATTATACATCAGAGTATTTGCTTCTTCATCGGTTTGAAGCATAACAGTAGCCTCCTCAAAAGTTTCATCATTGGTGATTTTGAGAGTGGAACGACATTTGTTTTGAACAATAGTAACCATAAAATTTCCTTTCTCCCCGTATAGCCGATAGGACAGCTTGTTTATTGCGTTGTTAATTAACGATGTGAATAAGCCATAAAAACGCAATAAATTCCAAAGTTAAAAGCCAACCAATAATATTGATACAGAATCACCTCCTTTCATTTCTTATTTTCGTTTTCGATGAGATGTTACAAACCCATAAACAAAGCCCACCAATAAGTTTATGATAATAAAAGCATCTAAACAATTAATACCATAAACATTATTTGGGATATTGCTACAGATTGCATAAACGAAAACTATAATAAGAATTGCAATATTCAGATATTACCACCTCCTTTCATATTATAATATTAATGCTGCTGGAATACAACAGTTTTAATCTTTTTATTCCAGCACTTTTGACAAACCGTGCAAGTGATAGTCTTATCATGCTGATTGGGACAAGTAGAATAAGACTTAGGAAATTCAGGATTCTTAGACTTATCCTTGAAATCCACATAAGCCACAGGAAGATTATATGGATTAGGAACAGCCCAGTTCTTATCCCAAGCAGAGAAGATGATGTTTAAGTTCTTGGGAAGCTTTTCATTTTCAGAAAGCCATTCATTCACAATGAAATATTTCTTTGTGAAAGCCATGAACTTAATTTTTGGATTCCTAAGAGCGGTTTTGACCATACCCTCAAAGAAATTATAATCAGGGATGTCACCAGCATCAAAAAATCTGCAAAGGCTTAAACCTGAATGCTTAAGTTTGAAATCCACCTGACCCCAGAAATCTTCAGGGTCGTTATTATAAAGGCGAAGGTTGCGCAGATACGAAGCCTGAACAGTAGCAATCTGTTGGCATCCCTTCATACAATAACAACCATCCTTCTTACAAGGAGCATCCTCACGGCAACAGCAAGTAGGGACAGCCAAATCAAGAACCCCCATGCCAGTCTTAGAGTTTTTGGTAGTCATGTGGATTTCATTCGTTCTCATAGAGAGATGCTGAATGTATTCCTCACGAGACAGGGCGAATTCCTTCTTGTTGTTAACAGACTTAGCCATAAATAAAACCTCCAAATTTTAATTTTCCTCTTGACAAACTCAAGAAGATGTGTTATATTATCATCAATGGGAGGCAGAGATGTGTCCTCTACCTTCCGTCAACTCATTCGTTAGTTGCGGTGCTTGATGATGAACACCTGAACTATGCTGCTAACATAGTCAACGAAAATGATTCGCTACATATTTTCACTTCCTTTCCAAATAAAGTGACTACGAATGAGTAGTCTATAAACAGAGAGACAGTTGAATGAAACTGTCTCTCTTTTTACTTAAGGAACATCTTACCATTCTCAGTGGTAATAGTATTCTTGTAAATCACATCTTTATAACAGAAGATGTAATTATCCAGAGTTTCATTACGCTGAAAACAATCAGGTTTAGTCATACGACCGATACCAGACTTATCTCCCTCGTAAACTGTGATGAAATAGAAAGAAGGTTCTCTCACCAGATTATTTCCAAGAGAAGCAGAGAAAGAAAAATCACGAATATATGTCTGAATTTCTTTTACTGTTTCTTTATCAGCAATAACATTAAGAACGTTAGAGCAGATAACAATATAAGGGTCATAATAGAGCCCCGAAGACAAAGCAATATTGTTTTCTTCAACAGGCTTCCAGAACGGGTCATATCCTCTGAAGATAAAACCCTTAGTAGCAAGGAACTGCTCAATATGGTCAGTATAGCGACCACAGCCGAAATCAAGGACAATGGGGGTTCGGTCAAATTTGGTAATCTTTGCCCAATGCTCACGAAGAGCATCCCAATCTAAACGATTGTAGATAGCAGGAAGCTTCTTGGAGTTGATGGAAGTGTTCTTAGAAGTGATGTCGGACTGAACAGTGCAATACATTGTAATACCTCCTTAAATTAAATGATTTTGTTCAAGAGCGAATCTGTGCTGCGATTTTGTCAACGACAAGACGATATTTGTTTGTCATTTTAGGGGACTTATAATTACGTCCTCTACGATAAACATTGAGGATGTCATATGTATCATCATCAACAAAGGGAGAAGTGAACTGGATAAGAACAGAAGCGAAATCAATCGGTTTTGTAGGAGCATCGGTTCGCCATTCAATGATATACTTTCCACAACTGATAACAGGACGGAAGATTTTAAATTCACGTCCAGACTCATCATGAAGAGTCTTGAGATAGAAATAATTTCCATAAGTTGTGTTGTATTTAGACTTAGCCATTGTTACATCCTCCTTAAAAATATTTTTGAAAAACACTTGACAAATAGAAAAAGATATGTTATAATATCTTTATGAAAAGGTTGGAAGTTCAATCCCGCCTAAGCTTATTTAAAGCTTAAAGTAGCCTAAATAACTTATACCAATCATTTTAAATTAAATGAAAGATTGATTTAGGAACCATTTTAAATGGATTGAAATCTACATTTTATCACCTCAATTCTATTCCGATGAACATAAGATAGCTATACGGGTAGCGAGTAAGAGAGACAGAAGTGTGAGTTCTGTCTCTCATTTTTTCAATCAAGGGTTACATAATACCAACCAGTGCAATAATCTTCTTCATTGTTGCGCTTATCTTCTTCGGGGTCGTAATACCCTGTTACGGGTGTCACTTCTTCGTTTTGAGACCTATAAAGTTGTGTTAAAAGGTCGGAAATGGTTTCAGCAATTTCTTCAGACTTACAAAGAATTTCATAGCCATTAGACCAAATTTCCCCGTCTGGAAAGTCTCTTAGTCTTTCAAGAAATTCTGAAATCCATTCTTTTTTCTCTTCTTTATTAAACATAGTAACCTCCCTTAAACAAACCTAAACATCAATGATAACAGATTCCTCAATAATGAGGAAATTCCCAGCAAGATGCATATTATAATGGGTATAAGTTGCGCCAGCAATGGATTCAACGGGAATTGGGTCGCTGACGTAACCCAAATTACTCAGATACTCTTGCTTTGACTTGTAATCTTCAAGGGCAGCATCAGCTTCAAACCGCTCATCTTTATTGTCAAAAGTGTAGATGTGAAGCTGTGCCTTTTCTATATTGTCGTTATCAGGAATCCATGCATAACCAGTGGACATATACTTTCTCATTTTTATTCCTCCTTAAGATTCTTAAAATAAGGTTTTGACCTCAAGTTTATTACAGTGACATTTACCACAGCGATAACGCTCAGGATGTTCAATAAGCTTGCACATTCTTGTCCTTGTAGCAACTATCCTGTTACAATTAGGACAATAAACCTGATATTTTGCCCCTCCAAGTTGAGCCGCAGTTTCCTGAGCATACCATGCAGGAGCATCTTCAGGATTTACACACCGAGTTACTTTAAACTCTGTGAAATTGGAAACATAATTAGCTTTGGATTTCCATTCGCCAGTATGTTTCATGCCGTTTTTGGTAGCATGAAGAACCTCATGGAGAATTACTTCATGAACACCTCTGGGAAGGGCTGCTTCGAAATACCGATGAGAGAACGTGAGAACATATTTGTAATCACTGTCTTTGTAACAAAGACCCAGAGATTTAGGTCTGGGCTTTTCATTCCAACCAACGCGGAACTGGACATTCTGCATTTTCTTTTCATGCCCCCACATATAATCCAGCCAAACACAGATTTCATTCACCTCCTTTCTAATATCATCGAGAGTATAGTTTGCTGTGTCAGTGCGGGAAAAAGACTTAGGAATCAGAGAATAGATGTCAGCCATAATGTCAAACCTCCTTGAATTTAAATTGTTATGATTTAATTGTGGTCACGAACATCTGCGAAATGGTCAATGATAGCGTTTGTGTCTTTTTGGATTCTGTTGGTAGTCTTTTCAATTTCTTTGAGCAGGTTGAAACGAAGATTGGTGTAGATATTGTATTCTTCCCAACGAGTGATAAAACCAGCAGGAGAAATACCCAAAGCTCCAAAACAAGAAGTGGAAATAAATGGAACATTTAAACTATAATTTTCATTGAAATAAGGCCCCTGAACATACATACGACAGTCTTTATTAATGGAAACATTAACTTGGCATCCCGTGTCATCCTCAATATAAGTAGCGCGAATCACAGAGATTTTAGCTTCTTTCATAGCTTCAACCAAAGGCTTAAGCTGTTCACAAATTGCGTTCCACTTAGCCTCACCAATTGCGTTGATTTTGGGAGTGTAGAAGCTATCAGTGGTTTCGTAGTTGTTTTTGGTTTCACTAAGTTTCTTGAGAGCCATAGCGAGTTCCAAATCTTCCTGCATATCATACTCGACAGTAACCTTGATGTTGTTGATGGTGTTTGTGTTCTTGATTTCCATAGTTGTTCTCCTTTAAATAAATTTATTTTGTGTTAAGATAGTAGAAAAGGGGTAGTTATCTACCCCTTATTTACTGGACTTCAATGGTATAGAAATCTTCGTCACAGTGGAAACATTGATAAGTGTAATCTTCAACAGTAGAAGGATAAAGATTCCGTCCACACTTGGGGCATTTCTTTACGGGGTCACATTCCTCACCTCCATTCTCAAGGAACTCCTTTTCATCATCGGTGATGATTTCATTTTCATTAAGAGCAAAGAGAAGTCCGTCATAAGTTTCACAGATTTCCTTCTGAAACTCAGGAACAGCCCCAATCTTACGCTTAATCATTTTCACCTCACTTCCATCCACAACAACGCAAGGAGTTTCGTCTCCAAAAACATTGTGCTCAAGGAGACAATAAACCTTATCATTGATGCGTTTAAAATCAATGATGCTCCACAGACCAGAATGACCAACAGTTTTGTAAGTATTGTCCTTAACCATTTTTAAATCCTCCTTAAATTTGTTATTGTTTATGGTTAATGGTTTGGTTAAACCCGAGAATAGGTATCCCAATTCACATTGTAAAGATAAGAATCCATCATAATGAGAAAGAGTTTACGCTGATTAGATTCTCCCCAAACTCGCCGCATACCAGTGATATTGGGATGAGGCCCTGCATTGGGAAAAGATTCGATATGAGACTTAAGAAAAGGGGAAATGCTGGACTGCTTGGCATACTTGACGGGATAGACTTTGTTTTTCATTTTGTGAAACCTCCTTAAAAATCTTTCTTAGAATTCTTTAAATTAACAGGATAAATAGGTCTTCAAAGTAATAGCCTTCCCGAGAAATCATTTCACAAGCTTTAAGCTCATTTTCTGAAAGGCAGTCTTTATTGAAGAGTGAATTTGCAGTAGCAAGACCTGCGATATAACAAAGAGCAAGTTTAGAGAAAAATTCAAATTCATAAACTTTGAAGGTAACTCTTCCTTCTTCAACAAGCTGATTGAAAGTGTCAGCCCCCATACAAACAGCGGTAGGCATATTAGGACAACTATAATCAGGAACACAAATGTCCTTCCAAGAATTGATAGGCTCATCGAAGCTGTCTGTATAAAAAGTAACCTCAAGAACACAGGTTGTATCAAAAGGATGAGGTAAACAAGCATTCTGAATCTGAGCTGCTTCATTACAACGTTCAATACAATACTGAATCGCTGTTTCATTATCATCATCATAAATACATTCAGATTCTTTCATGAGAGAGGCATCATAAAAGAAAATAGAATCTCCATCGGCACACGTCCAAGGGTGAACAATCTTATTGTTTCCATGCTCAAGACCATATTCACCATGTGTGATTGGCTCGATAGCAGACTTGATGCAACCATGATAAAGAGTGTAAGACATAATACTAACCTCCTGAATTTTTTTAAAATTTTGTGAAATAATGCTTGACAAACAGATTGGAATATGTTATACTGTCCACAGTAAGAGAAGTTGACCCACATCTTCCCTTACTGTGCGTAATTAAAGTGGTGTATTAATTACGGTGCTTCATAATGAAGACACAAACAATATTGTCGGTGTAATCGACGTAGATGATTTTCTACATACAATCGTCTCCTTTCAAATAAGATGATATGTAAACAGAGTTGTGGGACTCTGGAAACATTAGAGAGTGGTTTTACTGCTCTCTTTTGTTTTAGTCACGAGGGTCAAAAGCAACGTCAATCCAAAGACTGTTTCCTGCCTCGGAGTCATAATAAAGTTCAGCATTTTCAACAAATAGCTCATCGGAAAGGTCATTCCAATCCAAAGAGCCGACTGCAACAGAGAGACAGGTATGTCCACCTCCAATTATCCATTTACCCTTAGATGTATTGTAGATTGCAATTTTGGTATCTTTGGAGAGGATTCGAATAAAATCCTTAATGGAAACATAGTGGTCAGGGTTTACAGTCTTATTTTCCTCCCCGTTTAAATAATTGCAAGCCGCCTTGAAATCTTCAAGGAAATAGTGACCCTGAGCCCAATAATGACGCTGATAATCAATTCCCCATGCCACAGTATAACGGGGATGACCATCATCAGTCCAATTGCACAGGAGAGTGCGGTCAAGTTCTTTGTTCTCCGCAACGATTTCGTAAGTGATGCCATTGTCATTCTTAAACTCTCTAACCATTTTAAATACCTCCAAATATTTTTTAATAAATTTCGAAAAAAGACTTGACAAATGTGTAAAGATATGCTATAATTAAGTCACAATCTAAAAGAGACCTGCAACCTCAGATAGATTGTGACTTGTATAAGAAATCAACTCGCATTAATTTCTATGTTTAACTATTAATACCTAACAGGTATTATAAGTATAATCAATGTGTATGATTTTACTCATGTGAAATCACCTCTTTTCTCCCTCTATAGGGAAAGTTAAGCTTTGCAGGAGCTTAATAAAAAGGACGAGTAGCTGCTAACTACCCGTCCTTTTATTTTTATCTGTTCTGCTTGCCAACAAAAGCAAGATTTTCTAACTTGATAGTCAGAACATCAGGCTTTTCATCAAGCTTGTTGAAATATGATGCCTGAATAAGACCAGTTGCCTGAAGGTCAGCTTTCTTGATTTCCTTACCGTCAAGGAAATACTTAACCTTAGACTTATTGGGAGTGCTGTGAGCAACAACATAGATGTTATGCTCACCAGCCTTGTTGGTGTGCTCAATAAAACGGTCAGAACCAGAGAGATAAGTTCCCCAAGTCCTCTGCTGAGGAACATAGCCCTGTTCCATCTTTGCCTTGATGGAAGCCTTGTTTGTACGATTGATGCCGAAGCGGACAGTTGCAAGGGTCTTCTTGTAGGCAACGTGACCAGCCCTCTTTGCTGCGGCAGTTAACGGAAGGTCAGTAGTCCATCCGATATTGGTGAAAGTCCCCTTGTGGATAGCGTTGATGATGGTCATAGCTTCGTTCTTGTTCATGATTTTGTTCTCCTTTAAATTAAAATAGATTTTTATTCAGAAACCCAGATTTCACTCTGGGCTGTCTGTTTTATTGTAAACATCAAAAGCATATTCTTGCTGGTATTTTTGTTCAGCTTCTTTTCTTGCTTGTACAGCTTCTTCAAAAGATGGGAAAAATTTATTTAAAACTTTTTTCTTTTTTACTGTTAAATTGGCTAACCACCTCTTTTTCCCACGCGGATTATAAGAAACACCTTTTACTCCTGTTGTATTTCTTGAATTGGCATGGGAGTTCATACTATTTTGATAAGGTTCAACCACTCTTAAATTGTTTTTGCGATTATCTCTTATAAGATTGCCAGTTTTAGGATGCCTTTTATGGTCTACAATCCTTTTATCATCAAAATCCAATCCCATAATAAAACGATGCAAAAACAACTTTCGAGCTTTTCGATGTCCAATACTAAAATTAGCAAACACATAACCTTTATTACTAAATGTCCAATAATATTCGCTAATTTTTTCGTAATCTTCTTTGTCGATTAGGAAATATTCTCCGTTTTTGTCATAAACCGTATAATAATCCCCGTCATCACTTAATTCATAAACATTGTGTTCTCTTCTTTCTTTTCCTGCGTCTATTAAGGCACAGCCACATGATTTAACACTTCCGTTTTTTAAGTTATCCGAAGATACTGAAACTAATAAAGGATTACCACAATCACATTTGCAAAACCATCTTGGTTTGGCGCGATTACCTCTATTATAATCAGGAAAAAGAACAGTAAGTTTATTAAATTTTTGTCCCAGTAAATTTTCTCTCGTGCTTCTATTATCCTCTGCTTGGCACCCACAAGAAGTGGTATGCCCTGTGGTTAAATTGCTTTGATTAATAGAATATGGAATAACATTACCGCATTCACATTCGCAAAACCAATAGCGTATATTATTATGTTCTGATTCCTCCCTTTCTAAATCTTCTTTTATTACAATTAGTCTTCCAAATTTACAGCCTGTTAAGTCTATTCTTTTTTCAAATGCTTTCTCCTTTTTTAAACATCCACAAGACCTAACAGGATGTTTTCCTGTTAAATTGTGGCGTTCAACTGAAATTATAGTATGTTTTTCACAAGAACATTCGCAGAGCCAGTAACTTCCTTTGGGTTTTCCTTCAGATTGTCTTTGTTTTTCTTTTTCTAAATCTTCTTTTATAACAGTTAATTTTCCGAAAACCTTTCCTGTATAATCTATCTTTTTACTCATAAATCCTCGACTTTCTTTATTGGAGAGGCTTAGGCAGCCTCTCCAATAATTTCATAAACTTTATTTAATAATGGCATTCCAACCATAACATTGGTAAATCCCATTGGAGTTTTAGGGGTTCGCAGTGCTACAGGGTGAGACTCAAAGTCAGAAATTGCAAGGAGCCCCGCATATCCTGTATTTTTAAAATTCTCAACATCAGCCTGCTTGTAGCACTTCATCAGATAATCAATCTGACAAAGATTGCGAATCTGGATAATGTCCTTATCCTCAGTATGAACAGGGAACAGTTCCTTTGCCATTTCAAAGAACTGATTTTCACTGAAATCAATCTTTGCATATTCCTCACACTCCTTCTTGAACTCCTCAAGATACTGCTTCTGTCCCATAAGAGTGAGACGTGCCGCCTCAAGCTTATGATTCATAGAAGAACTATGACGAATACTGATTTCATTTACCATGCCCTTACGAGCACGAGCAAGGCAATTGGAACAAAAGATGCGGATGCTGACATAAGAAATGGAGATTGCCCTACTTCCATCGTGGGAGTTTTGAAGTAGGAGATAAGGCTTATAATCATCACCAAGAATATTCATTCCCTCCGTACTCATGGTAATGATGTTTTTAGCTCCATTGGTTCCATAACTTCCTGCGGTTTCAAAGTGAGCACCTTCTTCCACAAGAGAGTCGAGGAAGTCAAAAGCATCTTCATTGTTCAGAATCTCATAGTTGGGAGAAACAATACCAAGAGACTGCATGGTATCAGTACGAACCGTAGCAACCTTATCCTTGATTGCATAAGGAGTCTGAACCATAATCTGCTTATCTCCCATCATCTGAACAACGGGCTGAGTAAACTGGATAGGGAACTTCTCAACCTTGTAGTTGAGTCCAGACAATTCGAGAGCCTGAGCAAGATTGCCAGCAGAGGTGATGTCCTTACCTACGCCATCGGTAAACACAGTGCGCTGAACATTGTCAAAACGAGAAGCGATAGGAGCGACTTTCTCACTATTGAACTGAAGAATACCCATAATATTTCCTTTCTGCGTTTAAGCTCGCCAGCTTTTTTGTTTTTGTTGAGATAATTATATCACAAAAGTTTGGATTTGTCAAGGACTTTAGATTAAATAATCTAAAGTTTTTGAAGGTGAAGGGTGGAAGATTTACTTCCACCCATATACCTTCTTAATGTAGGGAGCAAGGGAACGGGTGTATCTGGTAATGTCTTTCTTGGTGACTGTGCCGTTGTAGACTTTCCAGAGGAAATTGTCAGCTTGGTCAGAACTGATGCTTGGCTTAAGCTCTCTGTAAATACAGATATGACTTGCATCATGATGAGTTTGCTTACATCCGAAATCATATCGGTCTACATAGAAATCAGCGTAGGCACAATCTCCGAAGAACGTAAGACATTCTCCGATATTGTGACCGTAAAGCTTATATCCAAGCCTACGACCATTCCAAAGACCAATATCAGCAATACAGACGATACGTCCCTGAGTATAAATATTGAGATTCATGCGCTCATCATCAAGATAACTGTTATTGAGTTCATACATCTCTTCTCTGAGCGTGTCATCGTCAACATCGGTAGGGAGACCATTAATCTCTCTGTTTTCGAGCAATCCCTCCTTCCAATCTTCAAGGTCAAGGTCGTAATTTTGCCAAATGTGGTGGATAGGTTCTCTGGTTTTCATGTTCGTACCTCCATAATTTTATTTGAGTTTATTTTAAACCATCCAAGATGGTTTGTCAAGGGGTTAAACTAAAAAATAGTAAATTTAAGCGCCAATGCAACTACTACAATAGATATAATCGTCTTCATCGAGATACGCAGACGGGAGAGCCATTGTGCTTCCACAACAAGTACATTTCACAATCATTTGCCATATTTTTCAGAATTTTAGCATACTCACGATGCTCTTCTGCATATCCCTCCCACTGTTCAGCAGATTCCTTAGTATCACTACCCAAAGCAAAGATATGGCAGTTGGATGCAGTATCCAATTCATCTTTTGCCGCTTCAAGGTACATCTCCTTCATCCATTCAATCATATTCTCCGTCAAATTCATGTTCTTAGCCATAATATTTCCTTTCTCCCCGTGTAGCCAGTTAGGTCAGCTTAAATGTGTTGTTTGTTAATGTGAAGTTGATTTGTTAGATGTTAATCACGAGGAGTAACACAAACCTTGAGTTTATTTTTCTTGGCATACTCGCAAATAGCTTTGTATTCGTCCTCTGTGATACTACGGTTAGAAGCTCCTCTTGCTTGAACAATGGCTTCGTTTTCAATTTCAATAGTAACCAAGGGCTTGTCAGTAGCTTTTGTCTTACGAAGGAAAACAATCAGGCTATTTTTCTTAAGAATTTTAGAAATGTAGCTGGCAACACAATGATTCAACGCAGAACCTTCATGCTTGACATCATCTGCATTCTTAGGACGAATAATACTGTATGTTTTATCCTCCGTGATAAAAGGTGTGAAATCTTTATAGGCATTTTCAAACATCTCCGCCTGTTCCTCGGTAAGCTTGACTTTAAAATTACGAGAAGTAATATCATGAGTCTGCTTGAGGTAAGAACTGTAAAGAGTAGGCTTAATATCCATGGAAATGCACATATCAAGATAGTCACGAAGCTCACCAATAAACGAGTTTAAAGTATTAAAACCTTGGTTGATAGTTTCTTCACAGACATAATCCATAAACTTGCCAAAGGTGTAGAACTGATAGAATTTGGAATTTCTATAATAGTAGTTTGTCCTCATATAACACTCTAATGTAAAACTGAAAACATTTCCATTTCCATCAACACTAACATGATTGAATTCGAATTCTTCGTCCCAATACTTAGCTTTTTCAATAATATCAAACCATTCCTGATTTGTGTAATGGCAGAAATCCTCTAAAGTCAGTCCTTTGTTATAATAATTATACTCGTAATCATACTCGTTTTTCTTAAATGCGGAATCAACGATAGACTGCAAACTCATCCAATCATCAAGAATATTTCTGTCATTGGCTTCTTTGTATTCTGCTTTCGTAAGATGAACAAGCTTGTAAACAGGTTCAGCAGTTTCAATTGTAAGGCTAAGAAGAGCATTTTGAATAGATTTGGGAGCAGTGCGGAAGATGATTTCAGCAGATTTATTTCTACTTAATGCAAGCTTTAATTCTCTGAAAGTAAATTTAGGTCCAATATTCTCAATAGGAATACCCCAAGCCTGAGAGATGAAATAAACTGCACTATCACCCATTCCAGCTTCATAAACGGGAGTAACGCCATTACTGACAGGCTGTGCATCAGGTTCAAGAATAGGAATTATCTGTTCACCGTCCATGATAAAGTTGCAAGAAGCATTGTTGGTGGCAATTTTGTATCTATAATGACGAGATACAACAGCACCAAGAAGGAAGCAATAGCCAACATTGACCCAAAAATCACCACCTTTTAAATTAATTTCCTTGATAACAAAAGTGTTAGGAGAAAGACTATCATAATCGACAGGAGCACCAGTAAATAAATCGAAATACAAATTAGAATCAGAACGGTTCGACTTGTAATGAATAATAATTTTCTTTCCAAGAGGAGTAAAATCACTATTATAGCGAATGTTTTGAACCTTAGTTATTTCGATTTTTGCCTCTTCAAGCTTATCAGTGAGCTCTTTAATACGAGCGTTGATTTCCTTTTCTTTAGCAGAAACTTCATAGTTGTTAAAGAAGCTTGCATAATCGTGAGTGGAAGACTTGTAGAAATTAGCAATAGAAGTGTTAGACATAATCAAATCTCCTTTAATATTTTATAGATTATAGGTTGATAGGGACTTTATATAAAGGGGAGGTTTCCCTCCCCAGATATTAGATAAGCTCACCAGTGTAGTTGTAAAGCTTACCATCAACCTTTTCACGAAGTTCATAGAATTCACGAGACTTCAAGACTCCAAGGATTTTCTCCTTGAGCTCAGGCTGAGTGCGATAATAGTCACCATTGTAACTCCAATGACGCTTATAGATTTGCATAGAATCTTTTTCTTTAAGAGCCTTAACAGGGGTGTAAAGACTAACAGTTACATCTTCTCCCTTGCTATTCTTATAGGTGAGTTTGATGTAAATTTCAACAGGGTAACTACCATAAGAAGGGACATAAGATTCAAACTTGTAATCCTTTAGATACGGATAATCTCGGAGAAGAGCCTCCTTATAAACCTTAGCAAGATTACCAACATTCTGATACTGATAGGAAACACGATAACCAATAGCAGGAAGATAAACAGTACGGTGGAAATCGGTGTTACCCTGATATTCCTCAAAGCTATGGCAACGGTCAATACACTCACGTTCATAATTCTTTTCCCAATAGCTACCAGGAACGGCACATTCTTGAGGGATATAATGGATAGCACAAATATCTCCGATAGAGAGATTTTCAAGAATCCATTCAAGAGTAGATTTAGAGAAACAATTCTCCCAAGAATCCCAATTGCAGATATAGCGGTCAGCCTCTTCCAAAGTGATACCGAGTTCATCAGAATGGATAGGGGAATCATAGATAGAAACAATGTGATTACGAGAATTAACAGACTTACGCATAATAAATACTTCCTTTCTTAAATACATCTGTTTAAAACCTTATAAAGATTTAAACTACTTTCTTATGATTGAGATGAGAGGGGAATTACTTCCCCTCATCCTCATAATCATCTTCATAATCAAGGTCAGTCTCAGCTTCAGCGTTGAGCTCATGAATCTTAGCAAGAGCACGAAGCTTCAGAATCTCCCGAATGGCTTCCTTGGGGATATTGTCTCCCATGTCAGAAGCATCAGCTAATTCCTTACCAGCCATGTCGTAAATCTTCTTGGACTGGTAAGAAATCACACAGTCTTCATCTTCGATTCTCACCTGTTCGTCGGGCTGGATGTTGTTCTCGTTCATGGAAGCTTCAAAGTTCACCTGAGACATGACTTCCATGACAAGAGCCATTCCCTTCTTGTCGCTATTATTAACAATACGCTGAATAACAGCAAGACCAGCTTCACGGTCTGCCTCAGATACAGAGCCCATTGCGCCAACCTTGATTTCGTCGATATAAAGGAATTCGAGGTTGCTGTTGTTTTCCTTCATGAGCTGGACGCGATTCAGGGACTTCTTGTTGTTGTTGATGTTAGCCATAATAGATTCCTTTCCGTTTTAACGTCTTGAACGTGACGTAAATTTATTGAACCTTAATAATAAATGTTGTTATTAGCATTCAGTCTTCTTAATGGACATAAAGTTTCCAAGCTCTTTTAGTGCAGTGAAAAGTTCACCAGCCAAAACGTCATTAAGCTGAAACTCAAGTTTTTGTCCATGAAAGTTAGTAACAGAGAAATTGTAAAAACCATTTTCTTTGTTGAGACTAATAGCTGTGGCAGACCTATCATCATTAGCACTGATATTATAAGTTTTGTTAATAGTTAGCATTTGATTCTTCTCACTTTCTTTTTTGTTGTGATTGTGGATATTTTGATATAGAAAAAGATGGAAATTATTTCCCAGCAATCTCATCATAATTTTCCCGAATAGAACGAATTCGAGTTTCATCAGCTTTGATTCTGCGCTCGATTTCTCTCATAAGAGCGGAACGGAAAAGATTATAAATGTTATAATCGTCCCACTTAACGAGCCAGCCATCTTTATCTTCACCCAAAGCAGTAGAGTAATATTCCTCACTGGGATTCAAGGTATAGTTAAAAGAAGTACGCCCTACAGTTGAGTATTTAAGGACATAAACTTTACCATAAGGATTATAACTAATACACATAAAACAACGTTCGCCAGTATCGTCTCTATTAAAAGAAGCCTGTAAAAAATTGCTAATTATATCTTTTACACCAATGTTTTCAACCGTCTTACACAATTCAAGAAGCTGATTGCAGATTTCAGCCCATTTAGCAGCACCAATAGCCTTAATGCGAGGAAGATAAAATTCCTCAGTACGCTCACGAGTAGCTTTGATGTCGTTCATCTTTTGAATGAGCTCCATCATTTCGGTGTCCTCGTTCTCCTTGCAAGTAACGGTAACGGTCATGTTCTCATAAGTCTTAGTAGTCATATTTTGCTCCTTTTCTCCCCGTATAGCCGATAGGACAGCTTATAGTACTTTTATTTTATTAAATAATTTTTTGCATAATCGGTGTCGTTGCAGCTTTCATCTTCTGTATTATAGCTACGCACACCATCAATATCAAATGCATATTCTATTTGATATCTTAAATCACCTACTGTCCCCTCTGCTTCTCGCAACAATTCAGCAAGATATAAAATATCTTGTTCTTCTCCTTGTATTATAAGATTATGCTCTTTAAATCGGTAGATTTTAGTTTCCATTTATTTTTTACCTCCTTTATTTAATGGCAGAAATGCTTGCAGAGTTCCTTACAGATAACGTGAGAGTATTCATTTCTCCCATCAAATCTGTAATCATCAGAACCACAAGTAGCAATCCACTTAAGACACAAACGAGTGAATTCCTCTTGCAGATACCGATGTTCATGAGTCATGAGTTCACAGAACTCTTTGTTATCGTGGCTGAAATTATTAACAAAATCAGTCATTGTGGAAACAGCTTCTTTAGCGGTAGGCATAGTTTTATTCTCCTTTCTTAAATCAAGCACTCAAAATTAGATTTCAACTTCGATGATTTTACAATCCCAATTGTCGTGATTAAAAGTTTCTGCCCAAGCACAACTCTCATTGAGATTGTTTTCATCGTCCAAAATATCCTCTTTGATAAGGACATCCATAACCTTGTCTAAATCATCATTGGAATTGATTTCGAATTCGTAATCGTAACTGTTTTCATCCACATATTTACAGGCTTCAAAAAACTTTTCAAGCATACGAATTTGTGCTTTAAGCATGGTATCAAAGAACTCAGGTTCCCCAATTTCACGCTCACAGCAATCAATAACCATGTACTTCTTCATAATTTTTTCATTTCCTTTCTTAAATCACAATTATTGTTTGTTAATCATCAAAATCGCAATTTTCTTCATCGAGGTTGGCATCTCCAACCCATTCAACCTGACGCATTGGAATTAAATCCAAATGCTTAGAAGCATATTTGATAGCTTCATCAATGGTCATGTCATCAGGGACTTGAATGGAGGAATTATACACTCCAATGCAGTTTACGGTTACATTCAGGGTTTTCATAATTTTACTTCCTTTCTTAAATCATAAAGGTTGTTATTAGTATTCAGTAATTTATTTCCTCCTTTCTCACATAAATATGATACCAATCTGCTCCCAACCAAAAATCCCACTCTCCAAGAATGGTATCTTCAGGTTCAGTGCAAGAAACTTCTGTCAAAATTCCTTTTTCATTAGGAACAAACATCACACCTTCACACCAAGAAGGGGCTTCGTCTGAACCACAAAGTTTGAAGTCAACTACAACTCCATTTTCAAATTTTACTGTAAGAAGATAAGAAGACTCTTTTTCTCCTAACCAATATCTACGATTTTCTTCATCATCCAAACAAGCGGCTTCTACATACCTTGCAATGGACGAAGAAATGTTAATAGTTTTCTCAAATTTCATTTTTTATTCCTCCTCCTTAACGTCAGTGGCTTCAAAGTCATCCGACCAAGAAATATCTTCTTTTCAAAAAAGTCTTGACAAATGCACTTTTATGTGTTACAATACCTACAGAGTCAAGAGACCCGTAATCTCTTAACTCTGTAGGATATTGTTTTAGGCTTCCTTATAGCTCAAGGAAACCAGTTAAAACGATTACATAATAGTAAACGTTAAAACGGTAGTTGATAGATTTAATTTTCTACATGGCTTTCATCTCCTTTCTGCCTTAGACAAGGGTTTCATATATTTGAACAGCTTACGGGGCTGGAATTTTAGATGGGAACAGGATTTTACTCCTGTTCCTTTTCTTTCTCTTCAAAGGGCTTAAGAGGAACACGATTTCGAGTAGTGTATTTTCCTTCGTCATCCATCAGAAAATCGTTTTCACAGGAATCACAGAAGAATTTGGTTTCATTCCTGAAATTGTCAACTTCCTCAACCCAATAGTTCCCACAGTAAGGACAGCGAGGCTCAATATACTGTCCGAATTTAATATCCTCCTGATATTCCTCAGAACGAAGTTCAGACCAAACCTTGACAGAAAATTCCTTAGGATTATCAGGATTGAGCTCAGCCATGCAAATATCCTGTTCGACTGTCTGTCCATCACGGACAAACGTAATAAACGCTCCATGATACCCTTCTTCCATTTCAGGATAAATCCTGAACTGACCATTAGGCGTGTCGATAGATGCGTAAGGGACGCTGTTCTTAGTCGCAGAATGCATCATCATCTCATTGAACACTTTATTGTTTTTGTTGATAGGCATTTCTGTTTCCTCCTCAATTTTGACATTGACAATATATTCATTCTTAGTATCAGGGGCAACCATTTCCCAATGACCGAGGATAGAATCATAAACTGCTCCAGAACAGTTTATTTCATGTAAACCTCCGTTTTCATCAGGAGTCCAAAGAACAGACTCACACCAAGAGGGAGCATCCTGAGAACCACAGCAACGAATATCCATTACCGTTCCATCAGAAAATCTAACGGTAAGGGTGAATGGAGTTTTATTTTCTGAGAACCAATCTTCGGGATAGCTTAAAGAACACGCCTTATTAATTTTGGCGGCAATATCCTTGCTGATAAAGATGTCTTTTTCATAAAAATGCTTCATTTTACTTATCCTCCTTAAAGTTATTTTTTATTTTTTGGTTTTTGGTTTTAATACATATAATACTCATCGTCATGATGAAGATATTTCTCAGTCAAATCCTTTAAAGGTTGACTGATTTTTGCGGGTTTCTCTTTAAGGCGTGAATCCTTAAAGGCTCGATTTGTGTAGTATCGGAACTTGCCATGTCCCTTTACCATTTTATTATGTTTTTGAGCTTGTAGGATTTCATGTTCGTTCATGCCCATATTATTTCACCTCCTTTTGCTGTAATTTATTAGTTCTTCTTAAGGCGAGGGGTAATGGCAACACCATTTTCGGTGCTAACAACGATATACTCAACTCCATTATCTTTGTCCGTAAGAATATTAGCAGAAATAGTGGCTTTCTCCGCAACGGTCTTTTCAACAAACGGAGACCAACAAAAGCTGGAATATCCCGCTGAAACAGAGCTAATAAACAAGGTGATAAGAACGATAATGCAAATGATAAAGGTGACGATGTTCTTCTTCATAGTGTTCATGGTTTTCATTTTTCTTTTTCCTTTCCTTTTCTTTTTATCCTATTTAATTTCAATTACTGATTATTAACAGTCTCCAATTGCTACGGCATAATAGAAATCATACATCTTTTGACGTGAGTTAACATCTAACTCATCCCAAGATTCAACTTCCTCGCCTGATGCACTCATGTCTTCTTCATACCACTTCCTTGCTGTATATTCTGGGAATCCTGCTTTTGTAATAATGTGTTCTGATTCTACACCTTCTTCCTTTGTGCTTGTAGTAATTGAGGAGATTTGATATGGTTGATACGGAATGTTAATGTAATCATTATATAAACTGCCATATCCATATCTACCATACCCATATCCACCATAACCCCCATATCTATAACCGTAATTTGCCATATGGTATGTTTCTTTTAAGTGGGGCTTATTTAAGAATGTCGCAATACTTTCGACTTGTTCATTGCATTCAATAGCAGATTTACAGTATTTATTGCGAACAGTTCTTATTGGGTCATCATAGCCCATCTTACCTAAGACACAAGCGGCAATATATCCTGTTCTACCATGTCCGCCAAGACAGAAGATTGCAACTTTCTTTGTCTTAATACGAGAAATAATGTCCGTCACACAACGCTTAAGAATAGATTGAGGTAAAACCCCATAATCTTCAATGGGATAATATAGAACTTCGCCGCAAAAACCTGTATTCCAAATCTCCCCACCAAGTTCTGCTAAAGGAACAAGAACATCAATTTTCTTTTCTTTTACGAGGTCTTTCACTTGACGCTCTTTGCAAAGATAAAGATTTGGAATGATTTCTGTAGGCTTGTGACAGGCAGTGGAAGCCCAAATGTTTTTGGCTTCTAAGACATTGTTTGTCTTGTTTTTATTTTTCTTTTTGTTGCGCTTACTCATTAGAACTTAACCCCCTTCTATCAAAACGACTTTTATCATTTTTTCTCCTTCTCCGTTTTCTGTTTTCTTTATCTTCGTCTTCAAAGTCTTCTGGATGAACCTCTCTATAATATCCATCCTTTTTATCTATATCAGACGGATAGATTCTGCTTGTTCCCCATTTAACGGGAATATAGTTCATAATGTTGTCGGTAGTTTCTTCTTTCTGCTCTGAAACAGCGCTATAATAGCCACCATAACACTCAGAAAGTAGATAAATATTTTCTTTGTCTGTTAAGGGAGAAATTATGCCGAGATTTAAAGCTCTTTTGTAAAAGGCTTTAATCTCATAAGTACAATTGTCTTGGCAAACATCCCATACTGCAAATGGTGGTTGATTTTTCTTGAATTCAAGAAAATTCAGCACAGCCGTATTTGAAGAACCCAAGAAAAATATCCTATTTCTCTTGTTGTAGAAAATACCGTTATTGTGGCTCAAATCAACCATATGGTCGATAAAAACCGAATCGGGAACTTTCTTATATAATAAAGCACCATCTGCAATGGCTTGCCATGCATAGCCGCCATAAGCACAGTTCCAATCCTTATTATAACTAAAAAGCTTGGAACAGGTAATCAAAGCATTTGTTGGCTCAAGATGCGGACAGTTCCATAAACTGTTTCGTTCATTTAATGCGGGTGTGAGATAACGAATTTCATAATTGCACTTTTCGGGCGCGTGACGTGCTTCACCCAAGCAAAGTGCAACGGCATAGTCATAAAACATTACTGCAAATTGAGCATCGAATTTGGTTTTAAATTCTTCAAATTCTTCAACCCACTTATCATGTCCATGATTAAATGGAATCGGTTTGGCCATGACACTTAAAGCTTCGAGGGCATAAAACTCTCTGATACCTTGATACACAGGAACGATAATGTTGCTGGGACAAATTTCTCCATCGCCCCAATTTGGGAATCTTTTAGGATTTTGTTTGAATAAATCATCGTACATTTTACTTAGCCTCCTTTAAAATAAAGTTGAAATATTTATTTAAAAATGTAAAGAGTTTAATAATGGTATCTGCCCCCTTGGGGATTATCCTCCTTCCTCTTGTAATTAAACACCTTGCTAATATTGTAAGCCCAAATATTATTCAGGCTTGCATCAACACAAGGTTGCACATGAATTGGAAAATGAATTGAAGCGCAATACTCTTCAATCCTTTTGAGTTGGAATTTTCGGAACACTGTGATGGTTTCACCCTTGAGCAGAGCTCTGATGTCAGCTTGTTCAAGAGTGTCAATCAGCAGGTTTAGTTTGTTGTTGCTATCTATGTTATTGATAGCTTCATTTAGGTAACGTTCCTGCATCGTAAGCATTTTACTTAGCCTCCTTTTCACGATTTACAGCAGCTTTTCTTAATTCATCCTGAGAATCATAATACTGCTCAAAGGCATCACAGCCTTCCCAAGAGATTTCAGATTGAAGCTTTACAAGCTTTTCCGTGGCTTCTGCCAACGCTCTCTGAGCCTCTTCGAGAGCAGACTTCTGTAATGCAATATAGGAATCCATTGCAATATTCTTTGCCATAAGAATGGCGGTGAATTCATCTTTGAAAAACCCTTCATAGTGCTGAGGCATAATATGAGTTTTCATTTCATTGAAAGTGCTCATACTGATAAACCGTTCTCTCAATTCGTGTGATGCCAGAAAATATACAGGATTTTCATTGGTATTTTGAATATTCTGAATTTTATACACACACAGAACATTCATTGTAGTAGGTTGACGATATGTTAAGATATATTCATATCCGTCCAAAGTAATATTTTTCATTTGCTTTTATCCTCCTAAATTTTAATTAGAAATAATACTTAAAGTAACAGTCGATGGGTTTGACTGTCACTTTAGCCGATGAGCTCAAACCCATCTTGGTTGTTTTGACAACATATCCAAAACGGGCATAAGCGTCCTTCTCACTTCTGGCTACCACGTCGCCCTCGTATAGCTTGGATTGTCCTCCAAGCTGTGCAACGTAGGCTTTGACGTGGTATTTACTACGTAATTTCATTAATTCACCTCCTTTTATTCTGCGGTAATGACCCACTCTTCGCCATTACCATCAACAATATGAACAACTTCATCGTTGATAGTAACAGATTCGAGATTGCTCATCCATGCTTCCACAATCTCTACATGAGAAGCCATAGCTGACTCTTCAGCGTCAGACAATCCTGTTTCATATCCTACTTGGAAAGACCCTGTAAGGTCTTCACGACTATAAAGAGTATCATCTTTAATCTGATAGGATTTCTCTCCCATGTCCCATCCAAGATAGAACATAAAGATAGAGCAGATAGCGGCGATGAGCGCTGCGACCAAAATAATGTTTTCCTTAATTTTCATTTTTCTATTCCTCCAAATATTTTATAAATTTTACTTGACAAACGCTAAATACTATGGTATAATTCTCTCAAGAAGTGAGGAATCCCGTATTATTTTCTCACTCCTTGAGGCTATTGGTTGATACTATCAGAACTTTAAGTTGCGACCTTAAAGCTCAATTACGCCACCAACATAAATGGCGTAGACTACAATGCTGAATCTGTAATCAACCTACTTTGTGAGTGTCATATATGATTCACTTCCTTTCTTCCTCTAACTGAGGGATTGTCCATCTATACGGGCTGGACTTATAGGAAAAGATTGAACGACTCGTTGTGGGAGTCGTTCTTTCTTTTTT